AGTGTAGAAATCCTATCAATGTCAAAGGGGAAACATATTGGTTGAGTGGGTATGATACTGTGGTGGGCTTCAATTGAAAAAGCCCTCGGCTGAGGGCTTTGTTCAGATCAATCTTCTGTGGCAAATCGTGCCTGGAAGTTGAATGTCGGTCGGGTAGCCCCAGGCTCAAGAGTTTCCTCAAGATAACCCACGACCGTGCGGGTGACCGACACAGGTTCTTTGCGAGGGTTGACCGGAGTGGCCAGCGCGATGATCGATGCCTTCTCTTCTTCAATGCGGGTGTAATCCACGTTGAAGTGATAACGGCTACCGAATGCCGCCACTTCCACTTCGGTGATCTGTAGATCTTTCAGGTCAGTGCTGCTCAGGGTTCCCACGTTCAACTGTGAGCGCAGATGCTCAACGATGTTGGAGTACACATACTGTGGGGTGATCAGCTGTTCAATAGAACTCATAACATATCCTCTACTTTTCGGGTTCAGTTTTACTTAATCGAGCGACCTCTGCTCGAAGGAAGATGATCTCGTCGGCCATCATCTTGCCTTCTTCAAACATCACCCATGACCTGGCTAATTTGGGATTGCCGATGGACAAATCCTTCAGGCGCTCCTCACTTACGTTTGCGCTTGTTCTTTCCATTGGTCTTCGCCTTCTTCTTGCGGGTTACAGACGGGCGGCCATGTCCCGGTTCACCGGGTGCGCCGCCCTGAGTGTAACGACGTCCCCACATATCGTCCCCGCGATGCGTGGCGATGACTTCCATTTCCGACAGCGCCAACATGGCAGCGACGGCAGCGGATGACTTCTTCATTTGGTTTCCCCTTTGGCGGCGTATGACAGCGCCTGGACGATCATCACAGCCAGCCCGATAGAGGCTTCCAACCCGTCTCGAACAGCCTGCTCGATTTCTTCGTCGGACTGAACCACAGGGCAATTCTTTTCCTGGCGGCGACGTTCTGTGTTGATCAGATCGCGCAGGAGCAGGTCGGTGAAGGAGTACTCGTCAAAGTTCTCCAGATAATTCTGGATGCCTGCGGCGGCAGGGGCTGGCTCTGGCTCCTGTGCCCCAGGATCTCTCAGGGCGGCCACAGTGGCATCAATATCCCACAGAGGATTCAGCAACAACAGAAGATTGACTGCGCTGCCTGACTCTGAAGTCGGATTCTTGCCCAGCACCTTGTACAGGGTCTTCAGTGTTTCGTCAAATGTCAGAACTGTCTGTGCCAGTTCTTCATAAGTTGGTTTGGTAGTCATTTGCGTTTGCTCCGGCTTTTGTTCTTCATTTTGGTGGCCTGGCGTTTGTGAGCAGCGGCTCCACGCAGGCGTGTGGGTTCTTGATAGCGGCGGTCAGCGTAAAACTCCCGCATATCACATTCAGCAGACATCTCCGTGTCACGTTGTTTCAGCTTGGCAATCAGAGCCTTGGTGTCTAGCATCTGTTGTAACTCGTCACAAATGATCATGCGCTCACCCGGTTCACTCCGACGCTTCGGAATATCATCGGGTGTGATGTGGACAACCTCCACTCCTGGCAGCTTCTCTTCCAGCAGGATTTTGATCAGCCGAGAGCCCAGTCCGGCTCCAACAATCGCAATCTTTCTTGGCTTGTCTGTCATGTTCTTGTCCATGAAAAAGGGGATAGGGCAATAATACCCTATCCCCTTTTATTGAAGAACGATTAGACTTCAGTTTTCGGTTCTGGTTTGATAACGCCGCGCAGGTCTTGAATAGGTCGACCGCCCACCGCCATCACATAGATGGTGTTGATCGTCTCAAACCAAGACAGCTGGTCAACACCCTCGGTGTATGGAGTCACCGGAACAGAAGTCTTGATCTCTTTACCCTTCGTGTTCGGTTGTTCGACCACATCCAAGAACGCACAGTTCCCGCTTGGATGGATAACACCATCGGTGAACAACACGACCTTCTTGCGAGGATTATCGGCTTCACCGAGGCACACCACCAGATGATGAATCATCTCGGGGCGGGTGATCAATGCATCGTTTTTGATTATCCCTTGCTTGATAGCAGAGATCACCACTTCATCAAGGAACATCTGCTGTTGTACCAAAGTCAACGCAGTTTCTTCAGTCAGTTTCACGCTCATGATATCAGCCTTTGAAGTTGATCGGTTTCTGAACCCCAGCGTCAAACGCGGCCTGGGTACGGGTATCGCTCACCACCTGGCAGGTCTTGTCAAGATCGATGCGTGGGTAGCCGAATATGCCAGCAATCAACGAACCAGGGAACTGAGCCAGCTTGGTTTCGTACATCGCGCAGATGTCGAGCTTCTTGGTCTGACTGATACGGAACTCATCGCGGCCTGAGCTGATGACAACCTGGATCTCTTTGTACAGGCTGGAATCAAACTGAATGTTCTGTTCCTGGATCCACTGCATCACAGCCTTGGAACCGTCAGCACCATAACGCCCTTCGAACGTGCCTTTGATGACTTCCTTCAGGCCGTCTTTGTACATGTCAGGAATCTGCGCCGTCTCCTGAACTTTGAGCGTGTAGTTGCTCAGATAGTTCTCAGAGTCTTTGTTGAACTTCTTGACCTGCTGTTCAGTGCGGTTGAAGTCGTTGAAGTAGCTGATGACAGTACCGATGCCGACGATGACCATGCCCAGCAAAGCCAAACCAACGATCCAACCTGTTGCAATACCCTTAGATTGAGACATTCTTTACTTCCTCTTTTGATTAAAAATTAAACGGATAACGACGACGGCCACCATTGTACTCCATTCGCTGCAATATGAAAATTGCGGTGAACGGTAAGCAGCCCAGCAAAACAACAATCACAACTTCCCAGGTCTTGAGTTCCCGCCACTTCAGGTACTCCATTTCCTTCATCTCGACGCGGTTGTAGCCCTTGGTGATGTTGGCAACAACATCTGTCATGACGCCGATGCCCATATCATGCCCAGTCAGATCCATACCGTTGCGGGAGTGAAGTTCACGGTTGTGCATCCCATCAGCGAATGACGTGCTCTTACCCCAATTGATCTTCATGTCCTTGGTGATATCGGTCACGACAATGACGTCGTTCTTTTTACCACCATCCCATGCGTAGACCAAGCCCTGGAAATATTCAACTGGCTGACCAGACGTCACAACCCAGACGATATTCACCTGCTTGGCCGCGCCCAGCTTCTTCAGAACATCATTCAGATAGTCGTTCCAGTATGTGGTTGGCAAAGCCAGGCCGGACACGTTCAGAACGCGAGTGACACGATAGTAGTCATAGACTTCGGGATACTTGGGAATCTTGTCTTTGAAACGCTCGGCAAACTGCTGGTCAGAGCGAGAGAACAGAGAGTCCTTGTTGCCCAGCACATAATTCATGTAGGAGTGCTCACGGGCGGCTGGCTCACCAATCTGAACCTGTGCCCAGCGCGGCGGCTGGCCAAGGCCACGACGGTCGATGCGATCGATTGTCAGATTACCAACAGTCGTCAGCACATCCCAGTCCACATCATAAGAATGCTCATAACAGGTGCTGCAATGGCGGGTACGGGTACAGGACTTGCTGCTACCAGAGCCGGAACACGATGTGGTGTAGTAGCAGTTGCACTCATACGAGTGCTCACAGCTCACCTTATTCCGCTCCTTTGCAGTGACGTACCCGTTCAGGATCTCAACGTCTCCCGAACTGCCGAGGGAGAACGCAGCATAAGCCCCCGCCTGAATCAGACAGGACAGCACCACTACAATCGCGGTCGCTATCAGAGTCTCTTTCGGCTCATGAGTCTTGCGGTGGTAGACCACAAACAGGATGGCCAGTATCAACGGCACACCAAACAGGAGGTAGATCATTTAGATTCACCGACGAGTTGCGCCTTGGTCATCCCAAGGAGTTGATCTTTGTGCTCAGGATTGGCACCGTTCTTTAACAACAGATCCCAACGCTCTTCATGGCACTGTGGGTCCAGCGCTTCATCAAATGTAATGTGATGGCGGAACATAATAGTGGCCACTGAGTGGACGCAGTGAGCGATTGCGCGCTTCATTGTTCTGGTAGTCTTAATCATTTAGATTCACCCATGATGATAACAGGAGCGCCATTACGGAAACAACTATATTCTGCAGGAAGACCTTCGCGAACCTTCTCTGCAAATGATTCAGAAACAACCAGACGGCCAACCAGAGGATCTTTTTGTTTTGGGGTAGACTCAAAGTAATCGCCAAAAGTCGCTTCCATATCGAGTAGAGACACATCTTCAATTCGTTGCATTGCCATGATGTATTTCCTTGCAAAAGAAAGGGGAACGGGCTAATATTAACCCATTCCCCTTTATTGAAGAACGCAATCGCAGTCAGATTACTTTTTCTTCAGCTCGTCCAGTTTGGCTTCGATTTGTTCCAGGATGTCTTTACCCTTCTGAACAATGACTTCACCGTCTTGCGCGTGTTTGCGGAAGACAAGAGCGCCAGCAACGAAGCCGACAACCACACCAGGAAGTGTATACACTAACAGATCTTGTAACATGATTATATCCTCACTTTATAGGCGAGGATATTTATATCAACGTTTCAACAATCCGAGAAGACTGACGCTGGTTGGCTTCGGTTTATCCTCAACCTTGTGCACAGGTGCCTTCAGGTTCTTACAGACCTCAGATGGTTCCCAGCGCGTACCCTTTTGCAGATGCCATATGTGCAGAGGGATACCAGTATCAAAGAACACGGACATCTTCCACTTCTGGACGCCTGGAACGTGCCCTGCGGGAGCCTTTTCGCATAACAGGGTATCTGGCAGCCAGAGTGAACGGGCTTCCCAGAGCGCTGCACAGGAGTACTCCGGCCAGATGCGTTCCATGTAGTCGATCTCATCCCATGTACGCTCGGCGTCCCACCCAATGTAACGGGTGTTCTTTTCACGGAAGAACTTCTTCAGCCAGCATGCGCCGGAGGTTTCAAAGTTCAGGCGATTGATGAACGTCAGGTGGCCGAACTCGGCCACACAATCCTGGAACGCCTGCTCAAGGTCGGCCTCAAGGATGTCACACTCTTCATCAGTGATAGGGCAGCCATTGATCTTTTTCTTCCCGTGCTTGGTCACCCAATCATCACGGTTGGACAAGAACGCCGCGCCGTTACGGTTGGACTCGCTACCATCGCGGTCACGCAGCATGAAGCCAGGGACGTCAATCTGCCACATGTTGCCAAAGACCATGTTCAGGGCTTCAAGGAAGTTCCAGGCGCTCAGGCGGCCGAAGTATTTCCAGGACATTACCGTATCCCACAGATTGGTGAATTGGTGTACGGGGATGTCCAGTTCCAGCATAGGTCGGAAAGCATCCATTTGAGTGCGGCCTCTAAGCCAGTCGATGTAGGACTGAACACAAGGGATCATCTTGGACTTGCGGTAGCGGCAGTCGGTGTCGAAGCGCATGCGCTCGAAGTTCAGGTTGTACCAGTCAGCGAAGCGTTGCATCTCTTCTTTGGACTGAGGCGGTACAGGGAACTCACTGTAGATTGTCCATGGACCGATGGCGTTGTAGCAGCAGCCCCAAAGGAACGACATCCAGATCTTGCGTTCGATCTTTTGGGCGTCTGTGATACCTTCAGTGACTTCAATTGCATAGTCCATCAGACGCATCTGCTGGTTGTGCTCTTCAGTATAGGATAACGCCTCCACCCAAGCCTTGAGCAGGTACATGCGATTTTCCGGCTTGCGATAGTCAACAGCCAGATCAATCGGATACTTCCATTCAGCCGGAGGCATATAGCCCGTCGGCATTTTAGACAAATGTTTCATCCAAGTTTACTCCCGAGTTCGACACGGAACGCCAAATAGAAGAAAGCGGCGATCGATATAAGACAAAGTAACAGGAAGGGGCGTTACTCAACTCCTTCAGTCACCATGATGCCAACGAGCGAGACCATGAAGGAAACGAACATCAGCATCATGAAGACAAAATCAGCCGACCTGATCTTCATCTTTCGCTTCCTCTTCAGGAGAAACAACTTCAGGTTCAGGAGCCAGCTGAATTTCTTCTGGCTTCACAAACCCCATCGGGCGTTCCCACATGTCGAAGAAGCGGCGGTCGGCGGTCACAAACCACAGACGGGATGCAGTTTGGGTCTTACCGGAGATGAACTTCTGGGCATTGGTCTGGGTACGGAACGGAGCCGCCTGCAGCCACTGACCGAAGTCTTTGGACGACGGGTTGGCATTCAGCTGGAACTGAGGGATGACGCAGTTCTTTTCAGGAATCAGGCGCACGGCAGTAATATGCTTAGCATTTCCGGTGTAGTCGATCGCAACAGCCACAGCATCACGAGGGATTTCGATTTTCATTTTGGTTCCTTGAATATTTTGTAACCAGCAGCGCCGATAGACATCACCGCGCCAATACAGTACATCACAGTCACGTTCAACTTCTCTGAGGTTGTTAAGTCCAGAGGAGTGAAATGATAGGCCAAGGCAGCGCATATTGAAACGGCTGCCATAATCAGGCCGATGAACAACAGATAATTAGACAACCGTTTCATGATCACCCCTTCTTCATCAGGTCAAGGAGAGAGCGCGACGCTGCCTTCGGTGATTCTGGCTGGGCACTCGCCTTGGTTTTAGTTTTGGATGCCTTCTGGGGCTTCTCAGGCACTCTGTGCGCCAAAGGGTTGCTACCCTTAATCTTGCGCAGCATGGGCGTGGTATCACAATATTTTTGAAATTCTTCTTTAGACAACCCCAATCCAACAAAATCTATAATAAAACTACCGACAAAGTGGAGAGGGGCATCAAAGAATTTCAGTATATTCCACCCAACTGCCTTCACACCATTGTTGTTTGCCGCTGGTGAGATAAACAATTCGTTCTGGGAGTCTGGTTCAAGTTCGTATCCAATGGAAGCGTACTCACTCATGATCTTGACATGATCCTTTGTGTATTGATCGTTTCGCCCCCAGCCAGTGTCCTTCGCTGCCTTACCAGAACGACCGATGATACGCTTGTCGTAATCTTCCCGTGCCTGATAGATGAAGGATATGAATGCCATGTTGTTGAATCCCAAGTCCTGGTGGACGAACTCAGGACGCCACCGATGGCTCTGCATCATAGGTTCCCCTTCCAAGATGATAGTTGCATCTTTGAACTTTAATTTGAGATACTTCACCAATGAATTGGCCATCTCAGAAGTCTTGAGGGTGGAGTGGATGAAGTCCATGGAAGTCCAGGAAGCCAGATCTGATTTGTTGGACACTGTATACTTCCCAATGAATACCAGATTGATTTCCTTGAACCAAAACCCGACCTGGATCATCTTCTTGTCGAATTCGTATTCTATAAGTTCTGGCTCATATTTGGTTCTTAACCACTCAAGGAATTGAACGACGCGAGTCCCCTTTCCCGTTCCACTTGTCCCACGGATGACGACAATACCCGGCGTCACACTAGAATTTATCATAGTCATAAAACGTTTGTCCTCTTTAGGAATCCAACCATCTTTAAACATGGCGACCATATTACGAAAGACGCTCTCGTCACCCTTTAGAATACGATACTCTGTGTCCAGTAGTTTAGAATACCACAATCCGATAGATTTGTAACCACACCCTCGTTTTGGCATACCGGTAGGATTCACAGTACCACCGTTGTTCACCCATCTATTATAGATCCTACGGGCGTCCTTCCAAATCCACCAATAACCATTTGAAACCATGAATGGATAGGAAGAATTATCCCTGTTCTCCTTTATTGATTTTGATACACGCTCCCGGAATTCTGGGTCATCCCAAGGATTTATACCAGATTTGTATTTCTTGCCAGTCCTGGCCAACGCTGCCTTGAATTGGTTTGGTATGATAGAATTGTCTCCACCCAATTTCAGGTTCAGGCATAACGGGTCCGACAGCAACTCATCCGTAACAATAATAGACTCCAGGTCGGATGCTTCCAACCTGGTTTCAAACTTTTCTATTACCGTCTTTGAAAATTCAGAAGCGGGAAGGGATTCCAACAACCTTTTGATGATCACACCAGAACCCATATAAGAATCCTGTTCTGGAATACATGAACAGGAGCGTATCCCGACGTAGAATCTACCGGTCGGGATATGAATTATCTTATACGTGTAATGGTATTTGTTCACTCGTCATCCTCAATACGCCAGCTCACGCTGCCCATCCATGGTGCCCAGAATACAGCAACCTGTGGGCGGCCATTCTCTTCAAACTTCACTTTATACTGGCCGTCGAAGTTATAGAAGATTTCATCCGCTTCAGAGCGTTGACCGATCTCTACCAGTACTTCATGGAGAGCCTTGGCCGCGCCGATAGGAGTCGGAGTCTCCTGCTGACGAATGAAGTTGTTGACATGGATGATCGCGCCGTCCATATCGCTATCACCGGAACGTTTGTCTGGGGTTTCCCCAAACTTAGATTGTTCTTGCACGATCTCCTCCTATCGGACGTATTGATAATGGCCAATCAGGCGGTTCACCACTTCGACAATATTGCGGTTCAGGAAGTCGAAGTGGTTTTGGCCTTCTACTGGTTTAATATAAAGCATATCTTCCGAGTTCGAAAGATCCAGTTTTTCATAATTGCCCTGAGGAACAAAGATGACGAAGATGTTGTTCAGACCACACGGCTCGACATACTTCGGATTGTCATCAATCAGGACATCGCCAGCCAGCAGATGCTTCTCGTCAGTGCTGACAAACCCGTTGAAGATGCCGGGGAACTTGTCATAGACGAACTGGCGCTTGCTGCGCTCGTGTTCAGGCTCGCACTTCGACACAGCCACAAATTCAACATCGTCAAAGTCTTCGAGCAGAATCTTCTTCAGATTCACCAGGAACTCGTAAGCGCCGGGGAGCGGGTTCATCTTGGCATACAGGTCAGGACGACGCCACCAGTCCATAGGATCGTTACCACTCGGCCCACGTTGTTTGTGCAGCCCCAATTGGACTTCACGGTACAGCCACGCCGGATGCGCACGTTCACGCATCAGAATAGCCAGGTCACCAGCATGAGCCATATAGCACTCTTTGGTGATCGGCTGGAACTGGAAGGACTTTTGGTCACCAGTTGCAAGTGCGGCAGCAGCGATGTTCTCTGTGTTGAACCACTGCACCCAAGGAGACAGGCTATCAACCAGAGTCAGGTCAACATCTACCAGGACACGATACAGGCCGCCGACCTTTGATTTCATATCATAAAGGCAGATCAAATTGTTCATTTGTCTTCCTCAACTTTGTCGTAGCCTGTAGCAACACATTGCGTCTCGGTACAATCCGCATACAGAACGACGGAAGCCTGCTTCACATAGGTGGTGCAGTGGTAGGTTTCGTCTTCCTGGATGGAATCGTCATAGTTGCAGACCGTCTGCAGAGGTCCAGGAGTACTGTTCTCCAGCGCGGCATGAGCCTTGATGGTGTCTTCCATCTTGGACACAGCCTGATCATTGGTGAACGATGGCGCGTCAAGGTCAACAGTAGACGCAACGTCCAGTAGGGTGGAGCATGCGGTGGTAGAGAAAGCCAGAGCACACACCAGAAGAATCTTATTGAGTTTCATTTCAATCACCTGTTTGTCAAAGGGTTTACAGGGGGAATTATATCCCCCTTTGGGTTATTGAATCAACCTTTCTTCTTTTGCATCATGGCAAGAAGGTTCACACGGCGCTTGTGTGACCAGCCGACCACGTCGAGGATAGACTGAATCGGGTCGATGAAGGACTTCTCAAAGGCTGTGTGATAGTCCACCCATTTACCCATACCCAGTTCCTCAGGGAAGAACTCAGGATATGCAAAGTAGTTCTGGCCAAACGGGTTGCCCTGTTTCAGCAATACCATCTGCACTTTATCGCCAGACTCAATCATCGGTAGACCCAGATCTTCGTTCTTCTCTACAAGGCGGTTGTATCCCACACATGCCTTGGCAGCATAGTGAGCGCCAGAGATGAACGAACCGTCGGAGGCCACACACTTCTCTATGTCAGACACACCGGACGCCTTGGCGATATCATCCACAGACAGCTTCATGTACTCCTCTTTGTACCCGCTGATGAGCGTCTGTACTTCCTCTTCGGTGCCGAGCAGGATGCGCTCATAGCACTTGACAAGACGCTCACGGCACCATTCAGGTGTGGTGGACTTACGGGCTTCCAGACCTTTGAATTTAATCTTCGGCTTCTCATACTTGATGCCCTCGCTGTCATACACGGCCATCGCATACATCTTCTTGGCTCGCCAGACGGCGGATGATGCAATTACTTCACGCTCCCACACCATGCGCTGCTCGAACCCATTCATGGTGTTGCACAGAAGCTGTGCCCACTCATTGGTCTTAGGCTGATAGTTGTCCTTAATCCATTGATCGATGTTATCAACCATCTTATGGTGGTCAGTCTCATCCGGCCACAGTTGCTTGACAAGGCGCTCAATGCAGATGTAGTTGGAGTCAGTGTCACCCGCAATGACGAAGTCCTGCCCTGTCGTCCCACACAGTTTGTTCAGATAATCATCGGTGTAACGCTTGTTCCACTTGTTGATCAGCTGGCCGGACGTTGTGATGGCTTCGGCGATGTTGAGGTTGAAGTACTCTTTGAACCAGACGTTGCTCAGAGCGCCGTAGCCAGCATTCATGAGGATTTTAAGCCCCTGCTGCATCGTATCTTGGGTGGCGGTTCTCTCATCCTGGTTAAGGATCTCTGTTTCCAACTCTTCGTCCGTCAGAGTCGTTAACCAATTTTTGTATTCTTCTGGGCTCATACCAATTCACCTATATATTAACGTTAGCACCGTAGAGGACACCAACATGAATTTTGAAAGATATATTAACTTTGTTGTCGCTTGTGACAAATCCAACAGTGGTTCTTCAGCTTATCTAGAGCGCCATCACATAGACCCACTGTGTATGGGAGGGGAAGACAAACCGTACAATACTTGTTCTCTAACCGCTCGCCAACACTTCATAGCCCATTGGATGTTGTCTAGATTATACCCTGACAACCTGAAGATACTTCAGGCGTTCAATATCATGTTCCACGGAACAACTCGCGTTTCCCGCAATCACTTCAATTCCAAAGCATACGAGACACTCAAGATAAAAAGATCCTCACTGATGAAGGGCAAATTCCCCGAACACTGGTCGGAAGAACACCACCCGTCTAAAACAAACTCTACCCGATTTAAAGGGAAAGTGAGAGTATTCCACAAATCGAATCCGAATAAATCATACTACGTGACTAAGGAAGAATTCGAATCCAATCCTGACCTCACTTCATGGTCTAAAGGTTCCACTCTTGCGTATGACAAAGATGGAAACAAACACAGAGTTCGGGTTGACGATCCCCGCCTCAAAGACGGGTCTCTTACCCCTTCCGGTCGTATCATTGCCCAAAACAACAGAGGCATCAACAACGCAATGTTCAAGGGACACTACAAGACACCGTTGGGTATCTTCGTGTCCGCAAAAGAAGCCGCCGGAGTTCACGGCATACTTTGGCAAACTGTTATCAAACGGTGTTGGGATGAGAACAACAAAATCATATCTCATCCCAACACAATCAACCGATCCCAAGACCTGAACATGAACGAACATTCACATTATATCGGAAAGTCCTGGGAAGAACTCGGCTGGGGATTTATCCCTTGCTAGATCGATGGTGTTTCTCCTCTTTCGCCCAAGTGAGGAGCTGTTCATGGTTCAACATGACACGTTTTTCACCTTTACGGTCGCTGTAAATACCGCGCATGATTTCAGACAGGAAAGACATCTTCTCGTTGCTGAAGAACTGCACGTTCGGTGTGAATGACACGTTGTAGCGACGCAGGGTCTCAAAGTGGAACTCACCCAGAGCAACCAGTTCATCAACAACCTGCAGGCGCTCGTCAATCGCACGCATCAGCTTATCGTGAAGGGCTTTCATCAATCGACGTTTGTGCATCGGGGTACTCATGTCGTTCATCTTCGCAGCCAGTTCTTCGCACATGGCTTCAATGATCTCACGGCGCTGATGTTTATCGCCAACGATGGTCTCAGGACCGAGGTTGTATTGCTGGATGATGTGTGGATATCGCTTGTGTTCAGGGAAGCTCGCTAATTCATCCCCCGTGTTCGCCATCCAGTTTAACGAACACTGCTGTATGTCACCATACAGGCCAGACTATATCACAATCTCTAGGACTGCCCAGAGATTCTCTCCATTTCGAGGCGCTTGCCCCTACTCTACTCGCTTCAGATCAGACGCTTAGTCGTCGGTCTTGCTTTCGATAGTCGTTGAACCTTGTCACCTACCACTTCAAGAAAATCACGCGAGTCTAACCCCGCATAACCAAAGAGTCTATTGAAGTTTCTCGCCAGCTTGCCCCACTCAACAGTTTTCTTTCCTAAATCCTGTTGGGCTAGGCAATGAGCCGTTATCTCTTCACCGCTCATGCTAGCAAACATTTCCTTTCTTTTCTCTAAAGAATCTTTAAATTTCTGTTTAGCCTTTGGGTCGGCATTCGGGCCAACCTGACCTTTCTTTAGACCTATTATACATTTCAACTCACCACTCAAATATCTTGGGTCTTGTGTTGAAACTTTGATAACACTACCGTCCGGGAGTCTGACAGGCACTGTGCCTTTGTTTGCGCGACTGGATCTTTCCTTAACATTCTCGATGATTTCTTCACTTGCACCGAAATATTTCTTCCCTAACATGTCATCCCGCTTTACCCCAGTTTTTGCCTTTGATATTTTTAACCTAACATCATCGCGCTTGGCTGGGTTACTTTCCCCTGACAACATTTCTACGTTTTTACGCCTTAACTCTTCACTCAATTCACCATTATGTGACTTCATCATGAAGTACGCAAAGAACGCTGATTTGTCTTCTGGTAATGCTTCATGTAACAAGCGATGAGCTTCCACATGATCTTTGTATAACAAGTTTACAATATTCCATTCTTCTTTAGAGAACTCAGGATAATGCGCCTGAGGCAGTATATGATGGCGTTCACTATATTCATCACCATCGTAACCGTGTTCCTGGCAAAACTTCAAATATCCTTCTATCTTGTCGTCTAAAACAACTAAACCCCTTTGATAGAACAAACTCTTCATTTCTTTCATGACCATACTCCTTCACCGTGGTTAAAGAGTATTTAGGTCTTCGTAGTTGACCTTGGCTGCTGATTATCTCCAAAGAGACTTCCCAGCAATTAAGAGAGTTATTCGATGGTTGTCACCAACCAAAGCCCCTATGCTGCTAATTTAAGGGAGTTCAAGTCCTCAGAGAAGACCCAGAAGTAGATTCCTGGTGTCACCTCCATGACGTATGCGCCCTCAAAGTCGGTCGGACCATCGTACACGCGCTGGATCTTAGGCACGATCCCCTTCTCATAGAGGCGATAGTAGCACATTGCCAGCCACGGAGCCACAGTGCCAAGGCCGTCCTCATAGTTGGACTTGGTGCGGTAGGCCAGGACGAACATCAGCTGGAGTAATCGCAGCTTTTGCTCAAGACGCCATACCAGCTTGACGTCCTTGATACCATATCGGGTGTGCTTGGCATAGTCATTGAAGTACAGATCAAAGAGCGACTTGCTCTCACTGTAGTCCATCTTCTTCTCACCCAGCTCAACATAGGCAATCCAGTCAAGAGAGTAACGCTCACGGGTGGTGTACGTGTGCTTCTTGTAGATCTGCATATAGTCGAGCATAGGGCAACCCACGAACTGGTACGTCGTGATGTCGCCCTTCTTATCGCGAATGATACGCTTCTTGATGATACCCCAAGGACTGAGGCGCGATGTTTCGCTCTCACCCAGCACTTGGTTCATACGCTCAACAAGATAAGGGCTATCGAACGTCTCAATGTTCCAGCCCGTCCATCCGTCGAACTGACGCTCCGACCAGAAGTTCAGGAATGCTCTAAGCAGGTCTTGCTCGGTAGTGAACTCCTGATAGACAACCTCAAGACCGCCGATCTCTTTGTCTTCGGTGTCGTAGGCGAACTTATTACGATCTTTGGAACACGGCATACCCCATACCATGAACTTGTTGGTCGCCATATCCTGAAGCTGAATCAGGGTGATGGGGAAAGCCGCATTCATGTCTTGGGTGATCTTGCCGTTGCTGTCAATGACAGGGAACTGATCGGTGACGTTGTTGCTGATGAAGGAACCAGGGAAGTGCTCACGGACGAAGTCATGGTTGGCCAGGACTTGCTTATGGAAGCGGCGGATGCGCGCCTCACTGCCTTTGAACGTCTGCTGCTCAATGGTTGGGTGAGGGAATGGACCTTTGGTCATCTCTCCGTCTTTCCATCCAGCAGAGAACACTTCTATATCGAGGTTGGCGATATGGATGTTGTTGTAATCGGGTTCAATCTTTCCTGGGAAGCTGTGGGCAATGAACTGGTATGCATAATCTGTTTGCCCATAAATCGCTGAACCCTGGACTTCTTTATATTCTTCAAGGTAGCCATCGGCTGTACGCATGTCGGCGAACTTCTTGGCGACGAGGGGTTCATTGAGCAGACCGACTTTGTCAACATTTGAATAGTCAGCCGTGGGTAAATAGAGAGTGGGTTCGAATTTCTTTTTCAGCAGACGACGATTGCCCATGTCATCCGCGATTCGAATCAACAGGTCATTGCCCCTTCGGGCAACGTTCGTATAGAAAACGGTCATGTAATTCTCCAGGTTATCCGTGCCGTTAGCACGTGGGCATATTTAACCATAGAGCCATTCATTGACCAAGGAGTTTATTATGGCAATCCCCTTCGTAGGTATGATCCCAGGGGCGCTCAAGCAACTCTGGAACCTCGGGACTGATTTGATCCAATATAAGCGGGAAGTTGTTCAGGCCAAACACGATGTCAAGCTGGAGGCCATCAAGTCCTCCTCTGATTGGGAACTCTCTAAGATCACTGAAGTCGGTGGTTCGTGGAAAGATGAGTTCTGGACTATCGTGCTGGCTGTACCCGCTATCCTCGTCATGACTGCTCCGGTTGTGGAACTAATTCTGTTCCCTGGTGAGTATCATAAAGGGGATTTCATCAAAGCAGTAATCGGTGGCCTCCAGGCGCTCGATACCGCACCTGAATGGTATACCTATTCATTATTGACAGCAATTAGTGCATCATTCGGTATCAAAGGCTACAACCACTACAAAAGCAACGGGCGAAAAGCCCAAGCTGTGGATGCTCTCAAGCAGTTTGGGGTCAAAATCGTACAGAAGGATCCCACTGTTGTTACTCAGTCGGGTGCTCCCGATCTTGAGTCTACTCCCCCAGCTGGGTCTACTGCGACCTCTGGTGCGTGGCCTGATCTGAAGAAATAAGTTCAAGGGGAGGAAACTCCCCTTTCTTTTGGTGTTAGGGAATGAAAGTGGTAAACAAGAGATTGCTCGTCACCCAAGGCGGGGCGACGATAGTGCGCGGAAGGATTTATGAACAGACACAGCTGGGCGATCATAAGACTCGCCTGACTGTCAAGAACGTGATGGATGACCTGGCTGCCAACGGCTGGGACGTTGAGAAGTGCGCTCCTTGGCCTTCCTCTACTGGTGTTAAGTTCGGTGATCCCGATTACAACCGCCTGAAGTCAAAACACACCCTCTACCGTTCGTTGACGCAGGCAGTGAATCCTTCTTATATTCCAGGCGCACCGGATATCGTCAAAGCTGATCCAGAGCGTCAGCGCCTGTTCATCAAGAAAGCCCGCCGCAACGCTGCCCACCAATACGAGTCTTTCATCTGTAAACTGGAAGACAAGATTGGCAGCCACAGCGCGGCTGAACTCGACGGTTCCCATGTTTGGGGATATTCAATCCTGACCGTGACCACTCCGGAAGGAACCCAGCGCTGGAAGACTCAGACGATCATCAATGTGTCCAAGCTGGGCAAACTCTTTAACCAATATCCAACTCGCAAGGTGAAGTAACATGAATAAGAATTTGGCAGACATGATGCGCGAAGCGCTGGAAGCCCGTCGTGAGTTTAAGAAATTCGAACCACACGTCCGTGCCGGAATAATCATGGTGAAGCTGTTGCGAGCGCACCTGATGGTACATGTGAACCGGGTGGACGATATTACAGAAATCCGCTATGACCTCGGGAATCGAGTCGTGGGTAATCTGGTGCAAATTCTCTCTGAGGCCAAAATCACTCCTTCAGAGGCTAGTAACGAAAGGTTCCGCCGGATGTTCGCTCAGTATGTTAATGATTCCATGCTAGAGGAAGGTATCGCTGTCAAATGGCTTCCCCACGAACTGGCATTTTCCTTTGCTGAACATGGTAACGAAGGAGAAGTGAAATGAAGAAAGGGGCTTAACGCCCCTTTTCTTATTCTTCCCAGAAGTCGTCATCGTCCCCGACGGCGGCCAGTTCAGTGTCCAGATCTTCATCAGTGAACGGCGGCAGCACCCCATTCTGAATCAGATAATCCATCTCGTCATCTTCCAGCTGCAGGTCAGTGGCAATATACAGCGCTCCACTGCCCTCTTCGTCCGTCTCGATGCTGTATGAAGTGTATGGCACTCCATTCACCGTGATGACAACAGACGTTGGATCCTCGGGATCTACGTGCGCCTCGAAGGGGACGCCATCAATCGGCGCATCTTCCAGGAAGGTTGCCAGGGCTACTGCAGCACGAACGACGTCCGTACCTTCAACGCCTGCATAGATCTCTTCCGCACCCGTCTCTTCACGATCAAATAGCTCAATCGTGATACCATCTTGAACACCAGTCCATACAGGGATGTCATTGGTGTGTTCTGATTCAAATAATTTGGAGGTTGGCATGTTGGGTTCCTCAGTGGGTTAGCCATATGGGGTATTTAGGCTTCCCGCTTGGCGAGGCCTGGTTTGTACACGACAACTTCCCTCACCATAGGCAGAGCCGCTGGATCAATAATGATGACGGAGTCATAGCCCTGAGCCATCAACTCTTTTGCATTGTCGTGAACCTTTCCTGGTTCTATGCCAAGTTCCCTCATCCGGTCTTCCCAGGCCGAGGCATTGTTGGAATCCAGAACAATAGGGTTGTTGAGGCGAACACGGAAACTCATCACGTGGGGTTCCCCTTCCTGTCGATATCGGACAGCGTTGTCTGCATAACGCTGTGCCTCTTCTTCTAACCCAGTCAGATAGAAGCCAGGACCGAGCGTACCGCAGTCTGTCTGACCGAAGCGCTTGAAGTCGAACTCATCGAATTCACAATTAGACCCATGATACAGCAAAAGGTTGCCGAACACAGGATGTTCTGATTCTTGTAGGTATTGCAGGAAGGTTTTCATAGATACCCCACACGGATTGTATGGGGTATTTAGGAGAGATCAGGAAGGGGTGAAGCCGTTTACGGGTACTGCTTCAGGGATAGCCAGTTCAGGGCATGCTGCCTTCATTGGCTCGATGTACGGTTTGCTGCCTACAATCCAGAACAGAGTGTTCTCGTTGAGCAGCTCTGGCTTGTGTTGTTGGATCCAGGTCATGACCTTGCCTTCATAGCGCGGATGCAGCTCAATATCACCCCACTGATAATCCATCAGGTCATTGTAACGAACCCAATTAGTGGTGTGAAGATCCCAATGGTGTACCTCAAAGCGAGGAAGCGTTATCTCTGGCTCATCCTTCTGCCTGATACCACTTAGGAGGCCAGCCAGCGAAACGCTCTTAGAGGCATGCTGAAGCTCCTTCTTGCCGTGCACATAGTCTGGGTTGTCGTGATAGCGACGAGTGAAGTCGACAATGTGAGGCAGATTGGCTTGCTTGCCAATGATGCGCAGGCGGCTCTCAATAAAGTCCAGGCGGTTCGGACCGATGCCAATCAGATAGACACGCTTCAGATTAGGCTTCGGATGCATTGCCAATCCGGTCAGGATGCTCGTGCATGAGTTACATGAACCAGCCGGGATGATCAGGTCGGTGATATGGTCCGGGATGTTGGCAACCTGTTCACCGCCTAGCATATGGAATCCTGCGATTCGTTCAGGGGAATGCGCTGTATGATCCAGGGTTATCCCATACTCCAGATAGTATGCCTTCCGGTTGGTCTGCTCAATGAGCTTCTTACAGCGCGGCTGGATGGTGCTATTGTAGCCCGAGCCAACGAAGTTGAACTCACTACCAAACCATGCACTCATCTCCACCATGCCGTGGCTCATGCAAGTGGTTGGTTTGGTCGCTCCGAGTACAGTGGTTGTCTTGCCGCCGAAGTGCCGAGAGACTGCGGTTGCCATCGGGGACTGGGGTGAACCAACCACGGTCCCATGAATAATATCGGGAGAGCCTCCGGCCTTCAGATGCTCAACCATGAGCCAGATAGCCTGACGGAGTTTGCTGCCATTGATTCCCTGCTGACCGTTCACGTAGTTGGACAGCGGCGCAAAGTAATCTTCACGTTTGAACCAGACCTGCTGGTTGGTTTCAGGATTGGCAACGAGTTCACACGAGGTGTGTTTATATAGATAATCTTCCCAGTGTATAAGATCACGTCTTAAAGACAATATATCAAAGATGGTTTTCATTCTATTTTCCTTCATACTCATAACGGATTAGCCCACAACCCCATATCTTACTAATGCCATGTTCTAAAGCCAACATATCTTCAGTCTTGCCGTCAACATCATACCCCAGGGATTTAAACTTCTCTTTACGCCAGTTGAATTTATGATCCCTCTTCGTGAAGTTGTTCACAACATACTTGTAATCCGGGGGAAGAACTTCTTTTTCAACAAACCCGTTGTGTAGGTAAACATTTTTCAATCTGCTTACAACACAGCGATCACCAAACGAATATATCTTCTGGTTCGGATCCAGACAGTATTTTATAGCGTGAGACAGTAGTTTGCTGAAAGCGCCGTGGCAGTTGTTGGAAGCAAATCTCACCAGTTCTATACCATGCGCCCGTTTGGTGAACAACATCACCGCCTGTATTTCGCCTTGTTTGTCCGACAACCCAATATAGTGGCTGGCGATCACAGCCCCCTGTATATGGTGTTGTTCAAGAAACTCAAAAACTTCGGAATAAACATATTCTTTAGTTGACATTTGCCTTGCGTAAGAACTGGGTCTATTCAGTCCCATTTTAGCCGACAACATATCCTTCACAACATCCATTTTGTTGGTCCACTCATCTTCCCAGATGTGGATTAACTGGATGCCCTGGGCTTCACATGCCTCGACCTTCTCTAGATGATAGTCTTTACCCACTTTCCTATGTTCACAATGCCAATACAGCCCATTGAACTCAATTGCCAGTTTATGCCCCGGACAGTAGATGTCCAATTCCTTTCCAGAAAGAACAGACCGGTTTGAAGCCTCGTATCCCACCCCCATTTCTTTCAAAAACACCCCCAACTCCAATTCTGCTGAGGAACCCCCGGACAACGAATATCTCATTCTTTCAAGAGCAAGTTCACATATTGGACTACCTTTACAAAGAACATGAGGAACGCCGTAACGAGACATATTGGTTTCTTCCAATTTACTCATGATAATGGGAGATTGCAGGGGATGGTATGCTCCGTAACGTTCAAACAATGTTTGCCTGGCTGCTATTTTGTTGGACTCAAGACATAAATTACTCGGAACCCCATATTTTTCCAAGAATACATTTCTTAATTTATTTTTTATGTGTTCTTGCCTCATGGGGTGCTCGCCATATTTTTCTTCTATGGCTGAATTTAATGTATGCCTGTGCACGCCTCCAATCGCCATAGATTTATTCATACATTTGTTGGAGCAGAATTTCCTATATGAAGTTTCATGAAATTGCACAGGCTCACCACAAACAACGCACCCGTTGTGCTTAATTTCATAAAGCCAGGCGAACCATTTTTGTTGTATGTTGCATCTGGGGCTATGGGGAAAGGAATTCACTTCCTTTTCGATGTCAACACCGTAAAATAATTTGGTAAGCCTGTGTGACAAGAATCTGACTTTGATAAGGCCGGAACTGATAAAATTTTTATTAACCCATTCTCTGTGGTCACCAACACTCAACTCAGACCTTATTTCTTCTGTCAGATATTCCTTTTGGTTCATAAAGAATTGCATGCAAGTGGGTGAGCAATATTTGTCGGCATTTCTATTTGTTTCAAACGCCTCGCCGCAGCAAATGCATATCTTGTTCATTCTATTTCTCCTGTAGACATTGGCTTATCATAGCGTATCCACAGGAGTATAGAAAAGGAGAATCTCGGCTTACTTGGTCAGGAAATCCAGCAGGCGGCGGAAGAACGATTTGTGCTCGACGGGCTTTTTAGACTCAGGCACCGGGATAGAACTGGCAGGCTTGACTGGAGCGCCCTGATCATGAACAACTACATTCCCTTGCACACTGACAGGTTTGACCAGAGACCTTTCATACTCACGTGCCATGGCCTGATACTTCTGATTCGCGGCGTCCAGATCCACGGCGACGACTTTACGACAGCGGCGCGTTGCGCTCTCATCACCGTGGAAATCGTATCCGTTCTTAACCAGCCAGTGCACGGCACGTTCAAATGAATGGAAGATCATGAACGGCTGACCATTGCCTTCTTCGGCAGCGGTGATACCAGAGTAACCCATGAGCACAACCTGACCCTTCACGTCGAGGTCAAAGGATGTGCATTCACCAGGCTGGTTCAGATCACGCGGAGCCAGCTGGGAACCACGATGGATATAATTCGGCGACAAAAACTCATTCAGAGTTCGCTTGTTGCCTTTGTACTCGAACAGACGAATACAGATGGGAGTTGTCAGTTCATGCCATTCGGCTTCGTTGACCCAGATAGAAACATTACGCATTGGTGTATCCTCAAATCAATGATAGGGGTTTAACGGTTAAATTTTAAACCCCTTTGAATCATTGAACAAATTAGATGGTGTTCATGTAGAGAGGGACAACCTGCTCAGCGATCAAAATGATCTCGTTGATAGTGAAATCACCACCATAAGAGTTCAACTTCATCTGTGCCCCGTTGGTCACGAGGTTCCCTGCCTTGTCAACACTGAAGAACGTGATGAAAGAGAGAACGTCCGGAGGCGGTAAACTGGAATCGCGGCTCTTTGACAACTGGTTGCCAGTGGAGCCGACAAAGTCCAGCAACATTGTTCGGTTGGATGTCGACCCAGACCATGTCCCGATGATGTTCACCTTGACAGGCAAGATGGAATCGACCGGAAATGCATGGAACTTGTGATCCGACAATTTGAAGAAAGGGGCTAACCCAGTCACGGAAGCAGGATGTGGTGTTTTGCCATCCAACAACGTTAAGAGATCAACACCAGTCGCTCCAGCAGGCAAAGCCGCCGTGAGTCCAGAGAACCTCACTTCAACTTTGATGCGGTGTGTCTGGAGCATATTACCCAGGTAAGGAGAAGGTAGAATGGCCATGACTCCTCCTAGGACACGATGATAGAGGAAGCAGAAGACGCACTCTTAACCCATCCGACTGTTGGTGGGGTGAGTACAACGATATTGCCTTGATAGAGTGTATGGGCCGGAGAGGAAGCACTCGGCGTGGTTGGGCTGTCGCACAAATACACAGAACCCTGAGTCACTTGTATTGTTTTCAATGATGTGCCATCTGAGACTTGTGTCCATGTACCTGTACTCAGAGTAAACTTGGCTGTTGCCATGATACACCTCCTGTACAAGTTCAGATCTATTTATACCGGACAAAAGAAAGCCGGATTTCCATATCCGGCTTACCACATCGTTGAGGATGGGTTGAATGACTACACACTTTGCACTGGTACTACCCTAACACTGATTTGCGATGATGGACCCATTCCATCTGGGCTGGGTGAGTGGGAGTTGAACCTCAGTACTCTGGTGATCAACCCAGAGAGTCGCGCCTCATCCGTTTGATAGCCAGTTTAGGTCTTGCAAAACCTTTACCGACCGTCTACAAACAGACTGCTTGACCGAGCGTAATAAGGACGGGCTTCACACCCGATTGAGCATTTCATCTGCCTGTTAAGGCGACCAGTGCCTTCTGGCCTATACACAGCTGGCTGCAACGCTTACCGTGTTTGGTCTACCGCCACGTGCTGGGTCACGCTCGAGGACATCGGCCATCCTTCCTCAGCCAATCCACGTGACAGTAGATTTGAATCAGAGTGTACGGTGTAGCAATCCGCAGGGGTGCACCTACTGCAGCTCTTACACTCTGAAACTGGTGGGTGTTACTTTCGTCGGGTTCAGATTCCGTTCGGCTCTGGAGCTGTCACACAGGACTGTCGCTGGCTTACTTCGTGCTTACTTGCTTTCGTTTCACACCCATTATTTGCCGTCGGGCGAGGGATTCAAACCCTAATCTTTAGTTTGCATTTCTTCAAAGCTATCATATGTTCACTTTGAATAATATGCTTCCTTGTACATCAAAACAGGATCTCTATTTCATCCTGTAAGACCCGACATAATTCTGGCGATGGCGGCAGGACTTGAACCAGTGACAAAGCGATTATGAGTCGCACGTTCTAACCAACTGAACTACACCATCTTTATTCGTACTTATTCGCTTCGATCGCCTTTAATTGGGAATCAGCGCCAGCTTTGGTGTCATGTGTACCAAGAACCTTCGTCTTAGTGTGGTCAAGAACAACCCACTTGTCACCGCGCTTTTCGACGAACTCAACCATCGGCTCGTCGTTACATTCATTGAGATAATCACTGAATGATTTCATCATACTCACCAATTGTTTATTGAACAACTGGTTTATTTAGGTGCTCCCGAGGCGGTATTTCAATCCCGCGATCCCATCTCGCCTGCCGTAGACCAGAGCATGTTGGCAGTCCAACAATATTTGGCGTTCCCTGAGGGAGTCGAACCCCCAACTTCCGTTATTCTCAACAACCTTCCCCAGTCCGTGCAGTCCGGTACTCAGATGTCTACCTTCACGTTCGCCTGTATCCAAGCCTATCTCTTCATTTAACCTTACAGCCTCAATCTGCACGGGTGAAAGAGCTTCAGAGATACTGCCATACAACGGGAACTGAATTGGCGGGGTCTGAGGCTTTTCACCTCACCTGCTGGATTGGCCTCCAGCTGTTCTCTCTGGGGAATTACCGTCCGGACGGCTATCCCTTAAACTATCGCCCCATAATCTATTGTGCATCCAACCAAGGACTGTCAACCCTCTATCCCGTTTGTGCATGATCAGTTCATGCAGGCCTCTTTGTGCGCCTCACGGCAACGCGCTTCTGTTGGTCATTGGCTCGCACTATAGCCTCACAACAGGCGTTTATTTTTCCAGGGCTTTCCACTTGCAAGTCTTGACCATACAGGGATACGGGCTTGCAAGATCGGGTTGGATACAACTTTCATAAACCTGTTTCCAAGTCCATCAAAGTTGCAACCGAAGCTGCAACTCGCAACTGGTTATTCTCAGTTACTTGTCCTCTAACGCTCGGACCAAACTAGGCTTGGTTGGTATCACTCGGAGGCAAGATTGGGGTTGATAGCCCCGCCAACGTAGAGTAACACTTCACCCAGGCTCCTCTTAACGCCGAGGTAACGACACTGTTTTATCCGTGGTTTATCGAGGGATCAGGTTAACCCCGTTTACGCGCCATCGGACGGCCTCGGCATTGACTCTCTATGCCTTCGGATAACACACCCTGCCCACGGAAACCGTTGTTGGGGTGGAGAGCGTTACAAAATTGAACTGGTATATATCATATACAACTTCAATCTCAAGTGTTTGTCAAGTACCCTAACAGCTTTCGTTCAGTGGGTTAACTATACTTTGTTACCATTTATTGACAAAACTTTAAATTTTGGAGAGGGTACAGACCGTGCCCTCTCCTCGTTGATCATACTTATTTCCGGCAAGAAATAGTGAGATAATGAATCAAGTTAATTCATAACCTCCACAATGGGATTTCTCCCAAATCTCTATTTCTGTGTTGTTTGATCAATTACCCCCATCACAAAAAGTCTTCATACACATAGGGCCACCGTCGTTGTCTCTCCGCCCGCAAGTTGGGCAAACGTTAGTGGTCTGCATGTGCTTAATTACTGGAAAAGCAGTCATACCAGTTTTTTGTTTGAGTACCAATTTCTTAGTTTTCATATTTGTGTCCTCTTAGTTAAGATAGTTGTTGAATGTTAGGAGCATCACCTTACGAGACTAGGATAACCCCCCCGTGCATACAAATTTACTACGATTCTTTATTGACAAAAGCGTTATTTAAACACTTTTAACTTCACATCGCGCTCGAGTAGATACACATATTCGAGCGCGGCTTCGCGTGACATATAATGGGTGGAAGGGGTGCTATGTTTGTTCAGCGTCTCTTTTAATTCAACCCGGTCGGCCCAGCCATTGATTGAGGTGCCGTAGAAACCAATGACGGCCGCGAAATAAACATGTTGGGTTTCCGGCTCCAGAATATAATTCACTGTGAAGCATACTTCAGAGCGTATTGCTTCCAGTTTGATACCAACACGCGTTACCTCATTATTGTTTGGTACACATAAATGGCGGAAACGATCACGACGGACTTGTGATGATCGAGTTAACTCGGACACCAAATTCGAAGTTGCGACAATGTTGAAAGAGAACGTGGAAGCATTACGAAGATCCGATTTCGCGAGTTCAACCCCAGATGAAAGAACACGGTGGAAATTGGCTTCTTTCTTTGTCAGCCGTTTAATTTCTTCCGCTATCTGTTGGAACGGAATATCGTTTAATTTCTTCCCTTCATATTTTTCTAATAAAGGAATGATGTGTTTGGTGACAGCAGTGTTAATGTGCATGAGGCTGCTCGCTTAGTAGTTTGTCAGGATCTTCTATATCGGAAAATCTGCACCCAAAAAATTTATTGGGGATGAGTTTAACGCTTATATTTAAAATGGGATGGTAAAACGCAGCCCATTCAAAACGTACTTGTTCGTCATCGTATTCATATTCCTTAACAAGAAACCCGTGATCGAACAAAGATTGAGAAGAACCACTAAAGTTGGGTAATCTCTCAGTTAACAGAAGAGATTTCACGTTCTTGATTAGTAATGTGTTGTTCATAATATATTTCCCACTATCAAATAAATGCTAACATAGCATATTTCACTATTATTGAAAATAATATCCAGCGTGCTTAATTGATAGGTAAAAACTACTTTTCTACACCCCCAACAAACTGTATCGTATTGTTGTGCCCTTTGAGTTGTGAGTGTTAACGAACAACGAAAAGCAGCCTCCATGGCTGCGGAATGGGACTGCCTGTCAAGGCGGTGTTACGAGCGAAGCGAGTAGGTTAATATAATCGATATATCGCGAGCGCGAGGAAGCCATTTCAATCCGCTCCGGCTAAATATCTTCAACACCATATTCAAGCTCAGGTGATGGAGATTAACATGGCTACACAAACAGTTCCCTCACTCGACGTCAGGACTTTCGAGTTCCTTCTCAAGAAGCGAATGAAAGCAGACCCGACCTTCAAAGATTACAACTTCGAAGGTTCCGGCCTCAGTGCTATCATTCGTATCTTGGCCTCGGATGCCAACGCCGTCGGGTACATGCAAAACATGCTGAATGGTGAGAGCCACCTTCATTCGGCACAACAGCGATCCAACGTCGGCCTCGCGGCGGGGTTCCTTTCGTATACCCCTGACAACTACAAGGCATCATTCCTGTACGCCAACGTGACAGTCACTCCATACGACGCCAGCACAGCCCCCGATACCATCGTGATAGATCGTCGGGCGATGTTCATTGGAGCGAAGGACGGCAAGTCCTACAACTTCACTGTAGACACTCCTGTTAGTGCGACGCTGGTTGATGGTTCCTACAAATTTGAAAACCTGAAGCTCGTTCAGGGCAACTGGCTGTACAAATCATATGATGTTGAGGGTAGCGCGATCTCTTCCTATGTGATCCCGTCTTCAACTGTTGACATCAACCATATGGTGGTACAGGTAGCGGCCTCTGACACAGCAGATGAGACTAGCACATATTCCCGTTATGTCAGTCCGTTCGACCTGAGCCAATACGCCCAGCTCTACTTTGTGGAACTTGGTCTGGATGGGATGTACACCTTTGAATTCGGTGATGGGTACATATGCAAACGCGTCGAAGACGGAAACGTCGTCTATCTGCAGTATCTAGAGACATCTGGTGAAGATGGCAACGACATCACCTCTTTGTCTTCTGCTTCATCTATCGGTGGCTTCAACCTCGTGGACGTTGAACTGGTGTCAGAGCGCTCATCAGGCGGTGCCGCCCCAGAAAGCATTGAAGACACGAAGCGCCTTGCACCACTGGCGTACCAGGCTGAGGGCGCGGCTGTTGCTGAGATGGATTATGCTGTACTGACAGAGCGTCTGTTCTCTAATGTGTCACGTGCTAAGGCATATGGCGGAGATACGCTCTCTCCTCCCGACTCCGGATACGTGTACATTGCTGTCATCCCTACTACTGGCGAGACGCTTTCGGACGCTGAGAAGGCAGATATCGTGGCGACGTTAGACAAGTATAACGTTGGGACCATCACGCCAAAGATTGTCGATGCTGACATCACTTACATCGATGTGACCACAACCGTGTTCTGGGATCCGACATCCACTGCGTTCAATGAAGAACAACTCAAGGTCGTTGTTTCAAGCGGTGTTGTCAATTGGGGTGCATCTAACCTTGAAGGGTTCGAAGAGTTGTTCGATAAAGAGCAGCTGCAAGAAGCCATCACAAAGATGGACCGTTCTATTGCGTCCAACATCGCATCCGTGAAGTACAAGCGCCATTTCAAGCCGGACTATGGGGTTCTAGACAGTTTCACGTTTGACTTTGACAGGTCTATCGCCGCTGGTTCTGTGCGCATCAGTGGTTTCAAGCCGCTTCCGGCTGAGGTGGATTTCACATACTACATACGAGACGTCAGTGGTGTGTTGAATATGTACAAGGTCAGCACAACAGATACGACGAAAGAGTATCTGGTGCAGGCGGTTGGTACTGTGGATTATGTGAATGGCGTGGTGGAATTACAACAGATCACTGTCTCAAACTACAATGCCGAGGGTGTGACTATCGTGGTGTCACCTGATGGTCTGAATCAGAACCTGCAGGCGGTGCAGAACCAGGTATTGCGCATTGGCGCAGTAACTGTCCTGCCGGAGGTGCGTTATGTCCAAAGATCTTAATAACGGACACAATGGGGTGAAGTATGAAACCCCGTTGTTCTACCAGAACGAATTCCCTGCGTTCATTGAGTTCATGGACACGTTCTTCAATTGGCTGTATCGCCAACAGGGGTTCACTGAAGAAGAGATCTTGTCTTACCTTGCAGACCCAGAGGCTTGGGTGAATCCGAATACCGAAGATTCACCTCTCGTACAGCTGATCGACATCAAGAAGCGGAAGACTCCTGGCACTGAGGCCAAAGACTTCCTGGAAGACAAGTTCCTGTCGCGCACGTTTGAAGAGATGATGGCGCTGGATGCTGAGGATCTCTTGGATGTTGATGGTCGGCCTTTGTTGTCCATGGAAGACAAGAATGAACGCATCGACGACTGGTATGATGATTTCGGTTTCCAAAGAACGGTGGATAAGAACTTCCTTGAGTTTGGCCACTTCGTGCCTAATGGATCAGACTCTTTGGTGACTTCAGACGGCGACACGTTCTCTGTGTTTGTGGCGGGGATCCGACGCCGAACTCTGGACCATGTGCGCTGGTTGAAATTGCTCAAGCACATATATCGTATTCGTGGCACAAAGAAAGCTATCGAACTGTTCTTCTGGATTTACTTTGGATGTCCTGTGTCTGTATACTATCCAAAGGAAGAGATCGGCGGCCTGGATGATAACTTTGAATGTGATGGCGCAACTGGAATGCGCGATGACTATTACTATGATGAATTCACTTACGTGATAAGAGTCCCTGGCGACGTATCTGATTTTGAGGGCGTGTTTGAGCGCGTCTTCCGTCAGCATTTCCATCCTGCTGGGTTTACCGTATTCCTGGAAAGTTCGAGGAGTTAAAAATGGCCGATTTCCTGAGTCAATATACAGGTCAGCAGATTGATGCAATTCTTGGTTCTGTTGACGGCAAAGTAAGCAAGAACGATGTTATCAACGATTTCGCCGTTGATGACCCGTTGTTCCCTCCGTCTGCTCATCTGACGTATGAGCTGAAGCGTTCTGTGGATGATATCTACGACACGCTGAATAACAAAGTGATCCGTACCGACGGTGGTGAACAAACGATCAACGGGAGCAAGACTTTTGCTGCGTTACTGACTGCCAATGGCGGCCTGACCGTTCCGGCTGGAAAGAAACTGTCCATCACGGATGAGCCAACTTCATCGACTGATGGCGTTAACCTCTCCATGCTCCGCAAACATGGGGTGAGTGAGGACACTGCTGGAGTGAATTCTGGTCTGAAGATCCAACTACTACCCAACGGTTACAATTCCCTCGCCTTCGATGGGACCAACCTTACTACGTACTCTGGTTCTGGTGTCCCGTCGACTCTTCTCATGGTGAGCGGGGCAGGCACTGTGAAATACGACACGTCTGTGTTTGTGACTTCTATCTTCAATGATGTGCGTTTCAACGCTTATCTGAAGATTGTTGATTACGACGCCGATATGTCGGATGTACAGACACAGTTCAATACTGTGAACAACACTTTGGCATCGAAGGTCAACACCTCTGTTTACAACACGAAGATGTCAAGCCTGGACGCCAGCATCTTAGATCTGACAAACAACAAAGTCAACGTCAGCACGTACAATACGAAGATGACCTCACTTGATAGTTCTATTAGCAGCATTCAGGGCGATATCAGTACGATCAACACCACTCTGGCAGGGAAGGTCAACACAGCGACCTACAATGCCAAAATGACGAGTCTGGACGCGGATATTGCTGCCCGTGTAAAGATTGGGAAGACCAACCCAAGCAGTATCATTGTCGCCGCTTCGGGTAACTCTGCATTGCCGGACTTCGACTTGGTGAACCTTTGCCAGGTGTTGATCAGCGCACAATGGGGTACGGGAAACGTCGTGGACACGTATCGCGTGACAATCACTCGCGACGGGACTATCAAGTCAGAGTTGCTGGTGCAGAAGTCCACTTCCGGTACGGTGACATTCGCAGGTTCTGTAGTGTCTTCAAAACTTCGTCTGACGATAACCAATGCGAACACGACGACAGCTTGCTCCGTTGACTACAATCTGGTCGCTTCTTTCTAAAGTGAAAACTAAATACCCCTAGATGACATGAACACATTTAGGGGTATTTGAAATGGCTAACAAACCAACACAGCCTGTTTTCCCTCTCGGCCTGGGGGCTGAAGAGCAGTCTACTTTGGCCGGTATCCTCAACACAGGCACGATTGAACACGGGCCGGATGCTGTCCTGACTTTGCCTGAGGGTAATACTAGCGCTGGCCTCCCGTCTTCTATTCGCTATAATGCTGACTCCGACAAATTTGAGGGCTTCTACGAAAATGGTGGATGGTTGCCGCTGGGTGGCGGTGGTATCCGCTGGGAAGCCCTTCCGCATGCCTCTACGGCAACTCTCGCTGAAGGGAAAGGCTATCTGGTAGACAACTCCACGGGCGTCTCTACGGTGGTGTTTCCTTCCCCTACTCGCGTTGGCGATTCTGTTACGGTCTGTGATTTGTACGGGAAGTTCTCCCTATATCCTCTGACCATCGATCCAAATGGCCACCCAATGTACGGTTCAACTGAGTCGATGACATTGTCCACGGATAGTGTTTCTGCGACATTTACCTGGTCCGGAGATGTACGTGGGTGGATTGTGACTGCAGGTGTCGGTCTCGGCCAGGGTCGTGTGTACAGTCGTATGATTTTTACAGAAACTGTTTCATTTGACACTACGCAAGTCACCCTGACGTCTCAACCGTCCATTGTTGACGTATATGTTGACGGCAAGCGTCTGACGGAATCCAAGTATTCTCTGGATGGGTTCAATGTTGATTTCAGCCCGCCCATCTCTTCTGGTTCAGAACTCCAGATAATTCAGTATGTTCCCATTCAATTGGGTTCTGGAAGTGGTTCTGGAAGTGGGACAGTCATTACATGGGTTTATAACTCTGGCTCCGCAATTGGCGGTGAAACCACCATTACTCTAGATGTAGATGCCGAAGACGTGTCCGAAATATTCATAAACGGTGTCCGCCAACATAAGAATTTGGGATTTCAATACGAATTTACAACCAAAGTAATCACGTTAGCCCATGAGCTGGACATGGGCGATGAGGTGGTAATTGTTGTTAACGGTGACCCAACACTATACAACCAGATAGATCACACTCCGAATGAAGTTGCTCGAGCTGCGAACGTACCCGTTTCCCAGGTGATTCTTAGTAGCAATAGGTCCGCCAAACTTGACAGTAAGACGGTGTTATTCGATGTGGTTGCGCAGAAATATTGGAGAATTCCCTCTGGTATCCCAACGGGATCTACAATCAGTGATGTTACAGGCTCCAGTCTGACTTATGTGCCAGGTAACGTCGTTGTCTCCCTTATCCCCTATACTGGGTTTGCCCCAGATTATGTTGGAATAACAAACATCACCCCAGGTATTTTCATAAACATCGGTTTCTTCGCGAGTAAAGTCATTATTCAATCAGACTTTCACGCGAGTGTTGTACCAAACACGTGGAAATATGTTGTTTATGCAGATACATACTCATCCACTGGCTTTAATGTACGAGTAATCGATACCACCACAGGACAGATAGTAGACAGTGGGACCGGTGATATTCCTGTCGTTATTACGGCATGGCGGTAAATATTCACTAAATACCCCATATTGGCGATCCTTTATGGGGTATTAAACAAATGTCTAGAAACATTGAAAGTATATTTGGAGCCGTAGTCACTGCTCCGCATCAGATTCCTTTCACGTATACAGCAACAGGTGGAGAGGAGTCAATCTCGTTGCCCTTCTTTCCCCTGACAGGGTTTGTCACCATTAATGGTGGTGTACAAGTCCCTGTCAACAATTATGAAATTGATGGTAATTCCATCCATCTCGACCATGCTCTTGGAAATGGTGATGTTGTGTATTGTTTGTTTGATAAGATCATTTCACCAGAAGATCAGACTGTTGGTGTGTTTGAGCCTGCGGACGCCTCCGGCCTTTCGGCAACTTTGACCACAATAGGTGCTCAGAAATATATTCGCGATGGGAATACTGTCACGGTGTGGTTGAATGTTCTATACCCAACAACATCAGATACGCGTTTAGCCGTAATTTCAGGTCTTCCATCTATTGGTCTTCCAGAGATTACATATTCTGGAATATGTCCTGTGTTAAACGACTCCATTATTGGGCTTGCCGTTGTGAAAGGAGGAGAAAATTTGATTCGATTCCTCACACAAACAGGCACAGACGTCACCAATGCAGATATTTCTGGTAAAAATATCGCATTGGTGCTGAGATACGCCGTTTAGTTCTTTCTTCATCATAAACATATATTCTTCATAAGTAACGACAGGAGATTCTTCATGAACTCGCAATTCTCACAGCCGAAAGGTTCTGTTTCAAAAGAGACTAACAAGGATTCCATCGCCCGCAAATTCGGGTGTAAGAAGTCTGAGGTATTGTATGCCAAAGCGGGCGTATCTTTATCTGGGTATAAAGTAATCTACGATAAGAACACAGAGCGTTCTTATGCTTTACCTTCCGACTTACCTTCCGACTCCGTCTTCATCTCCTTAACAAATGCCATTCTCACTCATAATGGGGGGACTGTCGATTTGGGGGCACTGGCTGTTTTGCGTGGTGAATTTGTCACAGTTGGTGGCACATTCACAGTTGGTGGCACACTTGGCGTAAAAAATGAATTACTCACCCACGATGATGGTAAATATCGATGGGGTGGCACATTCCCTAAAATTGTACCTCTTGGTTCTTCACCAGAGGCAAGTGGTGGTATTTCTCCTACCACTTGGATAAAAATTTATGATCCTTCTTTGAGAGAAAATTTGTTCAGTTCGGCAGGCGCTGGTGTTATCGGTTCAGCGGATGGAAACGTGCAAAATGATTTATCTACTCTTAAAATAAGCACCACAAAACTTAATAACCACGCCGATCTCGTTATAGACGATTATTTATTTTCTGGAGAAACAACTTATGACAATGCAATACAACGTGTGTTAACCGAGTCATTATCAAGTGGTCGTCCAATAAAATTTCTTCCCCATGTGTATAACTTCTCCAGCCCCGTTACATTAAACATGGATGCGCCTGGTATAAAAATATATGGTGCGGGCGTGAGCAGAACAGAGTTGAGGTTTCCTAACGCAGCTGCAGGTGTTACTCAATTAATTATCAAGTCGACCGCAGATTGGTATGATTTTGTTTGGGAAGGGATGAGTGTTCGTTCATCACACGCTGGGATCTTGTGTCAAATCGGGAACACTAATTTTGTGGATCCTTTGAATGTGGCACGCCTTGAGGATTTGGCGTTTCTAAACAGCAGCAGCATTGGTGATAACAATGTTGTGGCCCTGAGTTTAGAATACGGTGTCCAATGCTCGTTAATTAATGTGCGCGCCAATTGTTATGCAACCGGTACTGGTGTTAATGTGGGGCGTGCGCTTGTTGTTCGACAAGTTGGGTTTACAACCTATGTGTCTTGTAGTTTTGGAAATGCGAGCTATGGCGTGTCATTCCTTGATGGCGTGTCATTCACGAATAATTTTATCGGTTGCGATTTTGAAAATATTAACATCGCATTGTATAACGGAGTGCCGACTTCTGGCGGACATACATTTATCGGTTGTCAGTTCAGTTTGTGGACACAATTTTTGGCTCAAGCGCCAGTTGGCTCAACAAACCGGTTCTTGATAATCAATCCAAATGTTTCTCAGGTCGATGGGTTGGTAGATCCCAATAATGCAGTGGGTGTAAAATTCCAGAATGATCAATTGGATATCACCACACCAGGATTACCTGCATCCGGGTCTTCAGTCACAAACACGACGGGGCGTGTTGTTGTCGTTACAATTGGGGGTGGCACTGTTAGTGCTATTCTCAGAAATGGGGGTACTCTCGGTATAACAAACGGCACCGTAATATTACTCCCAATGGACACCATAACACTCGTGTATAGCGCTGGTCCTAGTTGGTCCTGGTACAAATTGGGGTGATAGACGGGTGGGGTGTAATCCCCACCCAAATAACATTTGGGGGTGCAACAACTAAATAATACAACAACATTTGGAGGTATTAAATGCAAGAAATGAACCTCAACCGCCGCCCGTACTGGGATGACTGGAATCCAGAGAAGCGGTTTTCGCGCATCTTATTCCGTCCGGCACCTATCAAAGTTCAGACGCGTGAACTAAACCAGATGCAGACCATCTTCCAGGACCAACTGGAGAAACTTGGCAATCATCTATTCAAAGACGGTTCCATGGTTATCCCAGGTGGCCTGACGATCACCAACACTGCAGTGTCCATGAAGTTCACTCTGGCTGGCGGTACTGAGTTCACCGACCTGGAAAACATCGCAGAACTGTACGTCCTGGGTAAAGACAACAACGCCAAGGCGCGTGTACTGTCCCTGGAGCGCTATGTTTCAGAACCCGACACGATGTATGCCATTCTGGAGATGACTGAAAGCGGTTCCTCTGACGGCTTTGGTGTTAGTGACAATCTGTATTTCAACACATACGACGTGAACGATAACTTCATTCGTATCGGTTATGGCATTGCTGCGACTGTCGGCGGTTCTATCGTTGCTCGCATGACCAAAGGCGTTTACTTCGTCCGTGGCATGTTCCTGGATGTTGAGCCAGCGACTCTGATTGTGGACAAGACATCCAACTCCACTTCGCACCGCGTGGGCTTCAAAGTAACAGAGACCATCGTCACTGAAGTAGAAGACGAAAGTCTGTTCTCCAATGCTCAGGGAACCCCAAACTCTAAAGCCCCCGGCGCGCATCGTTTCCGCGTGGACCTGGTATTGTCCCGCTTCGATTATAACGAAGAAGTGTCCAACTTCGTTGAACTAGCGAAGGTGAAGGATGGTCGCATTCAGTCCATGGTGACTCAGTCCACGTACAACATCCTCGAAGACAGTATGGCACAGCGTACCTATGAGACCAACGGGGATTACAACGTCTCTACTCATCAGATCGACCTGCGCGAGCACCTGAAAGAGAACAACAACGGTGGGGTCTACACTGCTGGCGAAGGCGGGGACGAAAGCAAATTCGTGGCTGTTATGAAGCCAGGGATTTCCTATGTACGAGGCCGTCGAATCGAGAATCTCGGTGAAGAACTGGTCACCATAGACAAGGCTCGTGACACCGACATATTGAACAACAACCCTGTGGCGGTTTCCACAGGCAACTACCTGGTGTCCAAGAACTCCAAAGGGGTTCCAGTCATCTCTCGCACGATCCGCTACAAGTTCCTGAACGCCTCAAGCGTAACCCAGGCCACAGCGCTGTTGATTTCAGCGGAGCGCTCTGGCACTGAATTCCGTCTGTATATGCGAGATCTGGTTGTGACTGGTGACATGGGTGCTGTAACCAAGGTTGCATACGAAGAAAGCGGTACAACAATGTTCTCTTGCGATCTGGAATCCAACCAGTTTAGCCAGAGTTCGGCGATTGACCTGATCTTCCCTCTGCCTGTGTTCGGCGTGAAGACCCTCGCGCCTACTGGGACCATCGATATCAACTACACTGTTCTGCGTTCTAACAAGATCACTCTGAACTCTGCTGGCGCAGGCTCTATCTCTGCTCCTCTGGGGTACAGCTTCAGTCCTGAATTCTCTTTGTATTCGGCGGCGAAGGCAGATGGTACTGCAGCTCAGTTCGATGTATCTTCAGGTCTGTCCCTGACTGGTACTCCTGTTGGTTCGGCTCTGCAAATTTCCCTGGGTGCAGGCTTTGCCAACCAGTCTATCAACCTCTTGGCGTTGATGGTACGCACGACAGCGACTATCAAAACCAAGACCGTGACTGAAGTGACTGAGACCGTGACGTTCACTTCGGCGGCCAGCATACAGCTTGGCAACCATGACGGCTACAAGCTGGTCAGTGTGAAGAACTCAAGTGGCGCTGACGTCACCTCGAACTTCACTCTGGACGGCGGCCAGCGTGATGCTGCATACTACCGTTCTAACCTGTTATCGGGCACTGGGGTCATTTCAGGGACGTTCACGGTGGTGTATCAGTATTTTGCTCACAGCTCCGGTGATTTCTTCACAGCGGACTCCTATTCGTCTATCGATTACCAGGACATCCCGAACTATGTTTCATCCAGTTCTGGTACGGTGTATGGATTGGCTGATAGCCTGGACTTCCGTCCTAAGATCACCAGCGGCGCTTCTGACACCGATATGGTTCGTCCGAACACCGCGATCATCCTAGACGCAGAATATTATCTGCCTCGCATCGATGCTGTGTACCTGGCAGACAATGGCGTGTTCAACGTAGCGCGTGGCGTGAGCTCCAACAATCTGGCTTCGCCTGCAATCCCAGACAACGGCATGCGCCTGTACGAATTGATGATCCCGCCTTACACAGCTAACATCGATGACATCCAGATCCGCACTATCGACAACCGCCGCTACACGATGCGCGATATCGGCAAATTGGAGACCCGTATCTCCAACGTCGAATACTACACCTCGCTGTCTCAGCTGGAATCCTCGGCTATGACTCAGCAGGTGTTCGACCCGATCACTGGCAACCCGCGCTTCAAAAATGGTATCGCTGCCGATCCATTCAAAGACTTCCGTCTGATCGACGACCTGTCTCCAGACTGGATGGGGTCCATCGATACTGATAATGGTCGCCTGCGCCCGTTTGTTCAGCAGAACGCGATTGACCTGACGCCAGTCGGCTGGAACAACGTTCAGGATGGAATGGTTGTGTGTAACTACACCCGTGAGATCTCTGTACGTCAGGACTATGCGACCACGACCATCAACGTGAACCCGTATGCAGTATTCAACTGGGAAGGTTTCCTGAAACTGAACCCGACTACTGACTACTGGTTTGAGAACTACTATGTTGCTCCACGTGTGATCAACGAAACGATCAACACCCGTGGTGCGATCAAAGAGGGTTCTGTGTATGGCACATGGCGTACTGTGTCTGTGTCTGAGCGTGTGTGGGAACCACATGGCGCAGGCGGTGTATGGTGGGGCTATCGCTACCGCACGACTGTGTCCACCCGTGACGTCACCACGTACACGTACACCGACAAGACGACCACTACCCTGACTGGCGAACAGATCGTTGAAACGCAGGTTATCCCATACATGCGCAAAACGAACATCAACTTCGAAGCCACAGGTCTGCGTCCGTTTACTCGTGTATATCCGTTCTTCTCTGGGCGTGATGTCAGTCCGTACTGTACTCCAAACGGCGGGACACTGGGCGGTGCGTTGAACACTGATGCCAATGGCAACATCAAAGGCGTGTTTGCAGTTCCTCAGAACGAGACTATCAAGTTCAACACGGGTGATAACGTGTTCCGTCTGACTGACAGTCCTGTAGACAGCAAATCTGCTGATGACACCCTGACCAATGCCGAGGCCGTTCACAAGTCCTTTGGTAAGAAACAGGGCATCCAGAAGACTTATGTCAACACTCGTGTGCTGGGCTACACTGCAACCAAGTCTACCGAAAACAAAACGGAAACGGTTGAAGTCGCGAAGTGGAATGACCCGATTGCTCAATCCTTCATGGTTGCCACCAACATCGGCGGCGAATACATCGAAGGCATTGAAGTGTTCTTCTCCACCAAGTCTCGCGATATCCCGATCACTCTGGAAATCCGTGAGATGAGCAATGGTCTGCCAGCGACGACAGTGGTTACTCGTAAGACATTGAACCCATCAGAAGTTTTCACCTCCACAGACTCTTCTGTACCGACGATGTTCAAGTTTGATTATCCTGTGTATCTGCAGGCTCAGACTGAGTTCGCGATTGTTCTCCTGGCCAACACTCAGGACTACAATGCATACATCGCAGAGATGGGTAAAAAGAACTTGCTGACCAACGAGTTCATCGCCAAGCAGCCGTACACTGGCGTATTCTTCACATCTTCCAACGGTACGACCTGGACTCCGAACCAGACTGCTGATATGAAGTTCCGTGTGTATCGCTGCAACTTCGGTGCTGGCGACAACATAGTAACCTTCGATGCTAAAGTCGGTCCGAAGACTCGTCCTCTGGGTCTGAACGCTGTGAACTGTGTCAATGGTTCTTCAACTGTCACTGTGTACGCTCCAGGGCATGGCCTGACTGCGGGTGAAACGGTGACATTGTCCGGTCTGACAGGAGGTTGTGGGTTTACTCCAGAGCAGCTGAACATCCAGCATACAGTGACTGATGCGACGTTCACGACGTTCAAAGTTGTGCTGAGTTCTAGCGCAGACTCTGACGGCCAGATTGGCGGCGAGGCGGCTTCTTTCCTGGGCAACTACTTGGTCGACATGTTCTATGCAAGTGTGACCAATTCAGCTCTGGAAGGTTCTGTGTTGAAACTGGAATACCGCTACCGCGATGCGACCTCTAACTCATTCTCTGATTGGGCTGAGTTCGAATCTGATACGGACGTGCCGCTGCCGACGGAAGGAATCTATCGCCAAGTGGGTGACTTCCAGGTGCGGGCAACCATGACGCGCAATGAAAGCAACGTGTACACGGCTCCGATGATCGATGGTGATGACTTCACTATCATATTCAACACCTATGGTGTGGATCCGTTTGAAGACGTGTTCAGCTACGTGACCAAGGATATCGGCTTCGATAACCCTTGCACTACTCTGAAACAGTACTTCGGCGCAATGCTGCCTTCTCAGTCTTCAATGACTGTGCAGGTTAAACTGCTGCGTGCAGGTCAGGAGATGGATAGTGTGGCATGGGAAACTGTGACACCGACATCCCCTCTGGTCAATGACGGTTCTACATTCTTCGAATACGAATACGACAAGACTGTGGACAGCACCAATCCGTTTGTTGGCCTGAAGATCCGCCTGCTGGTGAGAGGCAACCGTACAGCACCGCCATCGTTCAAAGATTTCCGTTTGATCGCTCTGGCATAAGTAGTATTATCAAGGCGGGGGCAACCCCGCCATCAACAGAGGATATTATCATGCGTGGTGTAAAAGTACAGGGGCATGCATCGATGATGAGAAGTAGCTCTTGCCCTGGGGCTATCATCTGCACAGACAGTGCTGCTGGTTTAGCGGCTCTGAACGCCCGTCGAAATCAGGAAGAAAAGGACAGGACTATTGCAGCGCAGGCAGCGCAGATAGATCAACTGACAGCGACGGTACAACTCATGGCGGAGCACCTCGGGATCGAAATCCCTACAGGAGGCCAAGATGACAACGTCGACGAATAATATCATTGATGTGAAAGCCATCCTCACAGGAGTGCTGACGGCAGCGATAGTCTCTGTCGGCTCTGTTGTTTGGATGATGGGCAAATTTGAGAACCGTCTTGATGTGATTGAGCGTGACTCCAACAAGGTCGACCAAATCCTCACCAAGGTGAACGATATGAGTGAGAAGATTGCCGTGTTGAACACAGACGTCAACTACGTCAAGCAGAACGTTGCTGAGCTAAAACTCAATAGCAGCAGTCTGTCCGACGACGTTCGCACCCTGCGTATCACCGTCGCCGATCTTCAGAGCAACAAAAGGAATGGCAATGGCCGTTAATTCAATCACAGACCGTAAAGGCTTTATGAATTACATTCTCAAGAAATTGGGGGCACCTGTAATTCAGATCAACCTTGACCCAACACAGGTATCGGATGCCGTGGATGACGCTCTGCAGAAATTCTGGGAATATCATCGCGATGGTAGCCAAGACGCGTTCTTTGTTCACCAAGTGACAGAAGAAACCATTACCAATGGTTATATCGAATTCCCCAAAGATATCGACGACGTCACCGAAGTCATTCCAGGACCACCAATCGAATCTATCGGCAACTGGGCAACTCCTCAGTGGCAGATGGCACAAGCGATGTTGGTGCCGAAGTCGGCGCTGGTGTCTATCCGCCTGATCGACTACGTGTCCATGCAGCAGCGTCTGTCTGACATCACCAGTGTGCTGAACGTGAAGCGCACCTTCGTGTACAAGAAATTCCAGCGCAAACTCTATCCTCAATTCGCCCTGACGAAGGACGAGGCTCTGGCGTTCAAATGTTTCCAGAACATAGACCCAGAGGTAGAAGGCAATGAAGAAGCATGGAATGACATGTGGCTGAAGGCATATGCAACCGCGCTGGTCAAACGCCGTTGGGCAGAAGTGCTGAAGAAGGCAAGAGGCATCCGTCTCCCTGGCGGTATCGAGCTGGATGGTGATACTATGTTCAGTGAGGCCGAAGCGGAGATCGAGCGGTTGGAGGAAGAACTGCGCACTGGACAGCAGTACCCTATCGACTTCTACATGGGATAACAGAAAGCCGGGTTATCCCGGCTTTCTTTTACAGCTTGAGGTCGTGGTCACTGATATGAGACCTGTCCCCGGCCAGGATATACTTCCCAGAATCACTGATGTTCTTGCTATCCCACCATTCGATGAAATCGGTGCCGTTTGGCTCCTTGATTAAGCCAACGATGTCATATGCCCCGTCTGCGATTTTCGCATCGATGCAGATAATACGAACTCGACGACCATCGCGTGTTTCTTTGATGTCTTCCACTTGCATGAGCTATTCCTCAAAAGAATAAACTTCGACTAAATACCTTCAAAATTGAGGGTATTGATATGGCCACTTCAAAAATTCTTTCTGATAAAATCTACGACTGACCCATCGTATACAAACCATTCAGTCGCACCGTCAAAATCCTTATACCCCGCACTTTTACACATTCTATGAGAAATTCTTTCCAACCTGGAAACAAATAATCCGTCGGTTGAATTGAATATTTCCAGAACGTTGAAGTCAAATGGGGTAGTGCTTCTTAAACAATTTATGCGTTTCTTAGGCGAGTTGGTTATTCCTACTTTCATACAACCTTCGTCGTTGACTAGGATATATAAGAAACCTTCCTTAGAATAATTGTAACCCGATTCTGCGTAATACGGGCACCAACTTCGGCTGTTGACTAAATTACCGTACCTGGATTCCCACCTGTGTGTTTCAGAACATTCCATGACACAAATTGTCACATTGTCCCTGTACTTCCCGCCAATGAAATTTATGAATTTACCACCGTTGCTTACGGCATACTCTGATAACCTGACTTTAGCTTCTTCATTTGAGATTTTCTTGTTTCCACGACATGAAGGGCACCAACTCCCTTTGTTTATCAAATTCACGTAAGTTGCTGAGTGCCATTCATGGCCTGATTCACAAAACAAAATACACTTAGTTTGGTTGGTGACAAATTTACCACCGACAAATCCGTGAAATATTCCACCTTTAGAAGAAGCATATGAGTTGATTCTCTTAGAAGCAATTTCTTCTGTCAAGACGATCATATTGATTCACCTTAAAAACAAATTCAACTAAATATATTTAAATCTTGAGGAAAATATTATGGCTACTTCTCGATACTTCAATTACACCGGACACAACGGCACTCAAAAGCTGATTGATGACCTGGTGCAGGAAATGATTGAGTTGCGTGGGATAGACATCAAGTATATACCACGTTCCATCGTTGAAAAATTTCCTGTCACCAACGATGCTAACCACAGATTCGATCAGGCGTTCGACATCGAAGCGTACATGCAGGACTACCAGGGCTTCAACACCCAGATGTGGGAGAAGTTCGGGGGCATTCAGCTACAGGACGAGGTCACGTTCTCTATCTCTCGTCGCCGCTTTGCAGAAGTGATTGGCAACGGTGTCGGCCTAGAACAACAGCCCCAGGAAGGTGATTTGATCTACCTACCGCTGGCGAACAAGATTTTCAAGGTCAACAACCCGAACAATGACGAAGACTTCATGCAATTCGGTAAATGGTATACGTTCTCTCTGCCATGCACGTTGTTCCAGTACGGCAACGAAAACTTCGATACTGGGGTGCCAGAGATCGACGATATCGACAAACGCCTGTCCATCCTGGACGAAGAGAACGAACCGGATGTGTACAAGGATTCTTCGATGAAGACCGACAATGCTTTGGCGGATGTGCTTGAGCATGGGCTTGCAGTAGACAAGATGAAGATCGACTTTGGAGAATAATCATGGCCAGACCATTTGAAAATTACTTCTACCATGAGTCGCTGCTGAAATATATCAATCTGTTCGCCACCATCATGTCTGATCTGAAGGTGGACACAGAGCGCGGTCTTATGGAAGTCCCATTGCATATGGCCATCGGGCGACGCAATGACCTCAATCGTAACGTGCCGTCCAACATGCTGCCGTTTGCGACGTTCAGTTTTGGGCAATTCGAACCAAACAAGAGCGTGACAAAGTCATTCCATAATCGCCAGAGCACACCGACAGCAGGGGCGAAGCAGCGCATCCCCATCAATATCGATTTTGAGTACAACATCCGAACGAAGAAGTTGGTTGAGATGCTCCAGGTGCTGGAACAGATCTATTCTGTGTTCACACCATCTCTGGACTGTGCTATCAAGGACAACGACACACTGCAGCAAGATCAGAAGATTAAGCTGCAGTTGACAGGTCACCAGATGTCGGACAACTGGGAAGGAGACGCTTCTGAATCACCGCACGTAGATTGTACTTTCACCTTTGTGGTCAGTGGTTTCATCTATGGCTATGACTATTGGGTGGACAACGGCGGTGGTGGGGATCCGAACGGGATCAAAGAGATAATTATCGAAATGTCTAATGATTTGAAAACGCCGTGGTCGGAACTACCAGAGTGGTTCCGCGTCGATAAAGACGGTGTACATCATCCTGGAGATTGATTATGAGTGCTATGTCAGAACGCCTGTTGACTACCCTCGGCGCTATCCAAGCGCGGGATGAGGTCGCTCAGGAAGTGATGGAGAAGACCGCGCCTGTGGCTGGGAAAGATTATGATCCCGCTACTGGTGAGTGGCTGGGTGAAAAGCCTGCAGGGTATGAGCCTGTTGTCTTCCCTCCTTCATTGGACCCTGAAGAGCTGAAGTCCAAGGATTCTAAAGTCCCCGACTTTGATGACACGGACGCCACCACGGATTACAAGCGCATCCGTGATACGACTTATGCGATGCAGGAAGCCACGATGTTCATGATGGGACAGGCGGCCAAACTCGCAACGACCACAGAAGCACCTCGGGCGTTCACAGTCTTCAAGGAGTTGGGCGAACTCATGCGCGGCCTGAACAAAGACCTGATGGAGAACCAGAAGACCATCAAGGCGGTCACAGGCGACAAAGAGCCACCTCCAACAGATGACACGACTGTCGAGGTCACCACATCTCCAGATGGTGCAACCAAGGTTACAGTCGGGAAACAGGCGCGTTCTTCTCGTGATCTACTCAAGACAATCGAGGATGCCAAGAAGCGTGCTGACGAGCGTACTCAGTCCAAGGTTAAGCCGAACGAAGAAGTGATAGACGTTCAGGCTGAACAACCTGTGGAACCGAAGGAAGAAGGTGAAGACAATGGCGTATCAGAATCTAATTGATATCCTCAGGAGAGATTATCCCGAGGATACACTTATCAATAGATATGTTAAGGTTTTAGCGAAGGGTGTGGTGAACGACCAGGGAGAAGTTCACCATATTCTTCCAAAATCTTTGTATCCGTCCTTCAGAGAAGATCCAAAAAATCTTATCCGATTATCATCCAAAGCGCATTTCGTATGTCATCTGTTGCTTTGGAAAATAACCAAAACGAGAGAAATGTTGTTCGCCTTTAATTGCATGCGAAACTCGAATGGGATTATTCGTACTTCCAGATTATACCAAGAATCGAAAATTGCATTCTATTCTGAATTGTCTGTACTGACATCTGAAAGGATGAAGGTAGATAACCCTATGTTTAGGGAAAGTACCAGGAAGAAACTTTCCGAAAGAAATAAGGGGCTGGTAATCAGTGCAGAGCAGAGATTAAAATCTTCGGTATCGTTGAAGAAAACATGGAAAGAAAGAGGGCACCCTCGTTCTGGCGCTGTTGTTTCTCAAGAAACGCGAGACAAAATTTCTGCATCCAATTCCAGTCAGAATACCGGAGAGTTGAATCCTTTCTATGGAAGAACCCATTCCGAAGAAAGTAAGAAACTCATGAGAGAAAGGAAATCTAGTTTGATGCCTTGGGAAATGAACAGATTTAACGAACAAAATATTCCTTTCTATCTGAAATCCGATCTGATATACGAAGCATGGAGGAATGGGGTAACGGGGATTTGTCTTTGTCGTCAAGTATTTGGTGATGAACGTTATAAAAAAATAAATTCTATACAACCCATAACCAAAAGATTCCAGAATGGTTGGGTTCCTTCCGTATGTCCTAAATGGCTAGAGTGGAGAAGTCATCATGGCATATGAGATAGATTGGGCACCAGAGAAAACCGGTTTTAAAATACCAGACGTCAAATTGCGTATGGACCAAACGTTCATGCGCAAGCCGTCTGTGCGCGCCCCTCGTGTTCAGTTGATGTTGACGGATGAGCAAGAAGACGAATTCGTAGAATGCGCGATGGATGCTCATTACTTCGCTGCCAACTACTACAAGATCACGACCATCGATAAAGGCTTCATCCTCTTCGATATGCACGACTATCAGAAGCAGTTGTTCCATGACTTCCAGGATCACCGCTTCAACGCTGTTGTCCAGGCGCGTCAGTCAGGTAAGTGTGTGAAAGGCGACAGTATCGTTGAGGTATACGACACAGTCAGCCAAGAAGAGTTTAAAGTCACCATCGAGGAGCTTCACAGCCGCTTCGAGGGACCGAATCACGCTGAGCCACTGAATGCCTTTGGCAAACACGATAAGTTCGTAGACAGCCGCTTCGGCAAGCGTTATTTCGTTCGCTGTGATATCGGCTGGGTTCCGGTTATCGCAGCACACAAGACCAAGCAGTATCAAGAGTATGTTGTCGTCACTTCCAGTGGTCGTCGTATCAACGTAGCCGATGATCACATGTTCTTCAATCAGAACATGAAAGAAGTGTTCGCAAAGGATCTGGTGGCTGGTTCGCAGCTGATGACCGAAGAAGGTCTAGAAGAAGTCGTTGAGGTCTGGCAGACTGGTAAGATGCACCACATGTATGACCTACAGGTGAAATCCAGTGACCAGCGCTACTACACCAACGGCTTCCTCAGTCATAACACGACTGTCGTGGCGGCGTTCCTTCTCTGGTATGCAATGTTCCACTCCGACAAAGAGATCGCAGTACTGGCGAACAAAGAGAAGCAGGCGATTGAAATCCTGGACCGTATTCGCAAGGCATACCAGGATTTGCCATTCTTCCTCCAGCAGGGTTGTGAGAAGTTCGGCTCCACGCTCATCGAGTTCGAAAACGGATCGAAGATCTATGCTTATGCGACATCCTCTGACTCCATCCGTGGTCGATCTGTATCGCTCCTGTATGTGGACGAAGTGGCGTTCATTGAAAACGACTTTGAATTCTGGGAGTCAACATTCCCTGCAATTGCATCTGCAGAGACTTCACGTTGTATCCTGACAAGTACACCAAAAGGTCAGCGCGGATTGTTCTACGACATCGTCACCAAGGCGAATCCAGAGCACCCTCAGTACAACGACTTCAATCTCACCGAAGTCCCATGGAACCGTGTACCAACATACACCAAGGATCCAAACTGGGAATCCAAACAGAGGGCGAAGCTGGGGGATGCACGCTTCGATCAGGAATTTGGCATCAAGTTCCGTGGGTCGGTCGGTTCACTTATCCCAGCCAAGTGTCTGGACAAGATGACCTCGAAGCTCTACGAAGAGCCAAACGAGTTCACCAAGATCTATCACGACTACGATCCGAAGCACATCTACATGGGGATCGCGGATACAGGCAAGGGTGTGGAGGGGGACTACTCGGTGTTGACTATCATCGACATCACAGAGTACCCTCATAAGATCGCGGCCAAATATCGAAACAACACGATACCTCCGATGATGTACGCATACACGATTGCAGACATGGGCGAGAAGTATGGCACGTGTCCGATGCTGGTTGAAACCAACAACGACGTCGGCGGTCAGGTGATCATGATACTCTATCAGGAAATTGAATATCCTGAGATCATATTCACAACCACAGACGCCAAGGGGACTGGTAAGCGAATCGGTGGGCGGCGTCCTGAACCTGGTATCAACACCAACAAGAAGGTACGCACAAACGGCTGTGCTAACCTGAAAGCCCTGATCGAAAGGGAGATGCTGGTTGTTGACGACCAAGACACGATAGATGAACTCAGTACATTCGTATGGACTGGGACAAGGTATGAAGCCGATGATGGTTGTCATGATGACTGTGTAATGCCTCTTGTGCTGTATGCATGGGCGGTGAAACAAGAATGGTTTAGTGACCTCACCAACTCCAGTATCTCTGTCGACATGAGAGGCCGCTTGTCTGCAATGGAAGAATCACAGATGATGCCTTTCGGCGGTGTGTTGTCGGCTCCTGATCCACACTCTGTGGAGAATGTGCCAGGATTTAGTGGCGTGCAGGTTTATGACGAACGATCTGGCATGTCCATGGAAGAATGGCTCGGACGGTGATCACTAAATATCTTTCAAATTGAGCGAAACTCTACCGAGAAGGAATAAGATTATGGCAACTACAAGCTTCAGCGTTGCGCCGTCCGTACAGTGGACGGAGCGTGATGCCACGCTTCAGACGTCTCCGTCCGTTGTTGTTCAGGGCGCGACCGTCGGTAAATTCCAGTGGGGTGAAGTTGAACTCCCTGTGTTGGTTACTGGTGGTGAGACTGGTCTGGTGAAGAAATTCTTCAAACCTAACGATGACACTGCTGTCGACTTCCTGGTCGTGGCGGACTTCCTGTCCTATAGTTCTATGGCATGGGTCACCCGTGTTGTCGGTCCTCTGGCCAAGAACTCTGTGACCAAAGGACAGACGGCGATCACCATCAAGAACAAGCTGGACTTTGAATCAGCAAGCCCATCTGCATCTATCACCTGGACTGGCCGTTATCCTGGCTCTCTGGGCAACGATGTGGCAGTGAACATTTGTGATGCAGCGTCTTTCCCGACTTGGGAATTCCGCAACAACTTCGCCTATTCTCCACAGGCTGGTGAGTATCACATCGTCGTTCTGGACAAAGTGGGTCGCATCACCAACTCTTCCGGTGCTGTCGGTCAGGTTGAGCGTATCTCCCTGTCTGGTACTGCGACGGCTGATGGTAACATCACTGTTGATGGCGTGGCTTACGACTTCCTGACTGGTGACACAGCGGCCGATATCGCTACTCAGCTGGGTACTGATCTGGCGGCTCTGACCAACAAGTTCACCAATGTGGTGGCCAAGTCCAACACTGTGACTTTCACTCGTGTTGCTATCGGTCCACAAACTGCAGTTGTTGTGTCGGTTGAAGCCTCCAAAGGTATCACCATCGGCAACGTTGTGACCACTGTTGGTACTTCCGGCTCCATTATCGAGAAGTATGAACTGATGCAACAGACCCAGGGTTCTAAGAAATCCGACGGCGCGAACGCATACTTCAAAGATGTGATCAACGACACGTCCAACTGGGTGTATGTCTTCACCGATACTCTGGCGGCTGGCGTGACCGAGCTGGAAGGTGGTGTTGACGATTACGACGTGAACCGTGTGGCGGCCATCGAAGTTCTGAACAACGCAGAAGCATACGCTGCCAAGCCAGTGTTCGCATACTGTGAAGAACTCATCGAGCAGCAGGCCATCATCGACCTGTCTACCGAGCGCAAAGACACCGTGTCCTTCGTTTCTCCACTGCGAGATAACGTTGTTGGCAACCGTGGTCGTGAGATGGATGATGTTGTGGCCTGGCGTGAAAGTCTGGTGCGCGACTCCTCCTACTTCTTCATGGACGACAACTGGGCGTATGTGTACGACAAGTACAACGACAAGATGCGTTGGATCCCTGCATGTGGTGGTACGGCGGGTGTTTGGGCACGCAGCATTGAGCTGGCTGGTATCTACAAGTCTCCAGCGTTCCACAACCGTGGCAAATACAACAACTACAACCGCATGGCGTGGTCTGCGTCTTCTGATGAGCGTGCTGTCCTGTACCGCAACCAGATCAACAGCATCGTCACTTTCTCCAACGAAGGCATCGTGCTGTACGGGGACAAGACTGGCCTGACCCGCCCATCTGCGTTCGACCGCATCAACGTTCGTGGCCTGTTCATCATGGCCGAGCAGAACATCGCTGCAATCGCCAAATACTACCTTGGTGAGAACAACGATGAGTTCACTCGCAGCCTGTTCAGCAACGCGGTGCGTCCGTATCTGCGTCAGCTGACCAACATGGGCGCGATCTATGACGGTACTGTCAAGTGTGATGCAGACAACAACACTGCCGATATCATCGCTGCGAACCAGATGGTTGCGGGTATCTGGCTCAAGCCTGAATACAGCATTAACTGGGTGTATCTTGATTTCGCCGCCGTTCGCCCAGATATGGAATTTAGCGAAGTCGAAACTGGTGGTGGTATCGTCGCGGCCTCCTGATAACAAACCCCGCTTTGGCGGGGTTTTTATTTTACCAATTCGTAACGTATCAGACCACACCCCCAAATACGCGTCAAGCCAGCTTCTGACGACAGCATATCCTCTGTTTTACCTTCTATGTCGTAACCGAGTTCTCTAAATTTGTCTTTCCTAAAACTGAATTTATGGACTCGTTGGTGATAATCGGGGGTCACATACTTGTAATCAGGTAGAAGGATTTCCTTCTCTATAAACCCGTTATTAAGATAAACGTTATTCAAACGACTGACAACACAGCGATCTCCAAAAGAATATACTACCTCTCCCCGATGTCGAGGGATATAATATTTCAACAAGCGCGAGAATGCACCATGGCAACCGTTAGAAGCAAATCTCACCAGTTCAATACCATGCACCCGTTTGGTAAACAGCATCACTGCTTGAATGTTCCCCGTTTTGTCTACAAGGTGTATGTAATCTGTTGCCACTGCACTACCTTGTATATGAAATCGGTCGAGGAAGTCCTTGGACGCTCTATAGGATCCTTCCACAATGGTATGTTGGCGAGCGTACGACAACGGTTTCCCTATCCCCAATTTTGCTTTAAGGAGTGATTTAACCACTTCCTGTTTGTCACGCCACTCATCTTCCCAGATGTGGATTAACTGAATACCCTGGGCTTCACAGTACATGGTCTTTTCAAGATGGTAGTCTTTGTATCGATATTTCTCTGAATGCCAGTACAGCCCATTGAATTCTATTGCCAACTTATGTTCTGGGCAGTATATGTCTATCTGGCGTGTGGTCACCCTCCCGTCGAACATTTTGCCTTTCAAGATAGAGAAATTACCAGATTCGCAAATAACACCCAATGAATCCAGGTATGAACATATTTCTATTTCTGGTTGCGTTTGGCTTTGGCTTTGGCTGCTGGGGTATGTGAAAGAGTTCCTATATTCTTCAGAAGAGAAATAGTGAGGTACGCCGTATTTTTCTTTTGAAATGATCCTGGTATTGGCCTGGCTTCTATCCCATATAGCCTTTACCTTCAACGGATAATCAACCCCATATTTTAAGACGCATGTTTTCTTTCTCTTTTCTATAATGGAATTGAGGAACATTGGATGATCCACACCATAGATCTTCCTCCAAGTCTCAATCACCCTTTCCCTCACTTCTGGCACTTTCATGACGTGTGATACGCCATAGCGTTCCATGACGGAAGCAGCCACTCTGTCCTTTATAACATCAGACTTCATAGGGTGGTCGACCCCATATTTCTTAAGGACAGTTTCCCGGGACTTTTGTTTTATCTTTTCCAGTTGGAATATGTTGGCTACGCCATATTTCTCTGATAGGGAGTTGTCTAAATTGTCCCGTTCTGCGCCTCCTATCTTCATTGATTCGCGTTGACACTCTTCAGAACAAAACTTTTTGTATCTCGGTGGTTTGACTTCCATTTCCAAACCTACGTCAGAACCACAAGTGATACAACAAGACTTCTGAATATCATATAGCCAAGCAGTTATTGCTTGGGGTTCTTCAAGAAGGTCGTTGTGCTTTACCACGTAACCAACAATATCAAGCCCTGTCTGCGCCATGAGTAGGTGGTGGGAAATGAGTTTGTAGTTCAGCGAACCATCTTTCTTCCTGAGTTTACTATCGACCCAAACGCGGCACTCAGATTCGTTAGTTGGGATGTCATCCAACAAACCCGGATTGCGTTTCATCGTTCCCAGCATGAATGATTTACAGTCATCACCACAATACAAAGCAGCTTTCCTTGTCGGGGTGAATGGTTTGTGACAACATGAACAGTTTTTATCAGGGAATGGCATAATAAATATCCTCACTTTAGAATATTTTAACCCCATTTATTTCAGAACTAAATATTTACACTATTCAGAGGAGAACGACCATGCCCTCTTCGGAGGGCATTTCAATGGGTTCTCGGGGAATAAATACCCGATACAAGAGAGGTCATTGAAATGATTACCAACAGCCATATAGATTCTGGACCAATTCCTGAAGTTGGGATATACCAAAGGAAGAGAGCCACAGATTTAAGATTAAAGACCACTGGTTGGCAGCTAATTAGAATTGTCTAACCACATTTTGGAGAATGATTATGAGTACAGTTAATGAATTCAGAGCAGCTATGTCACGCGGGGGTGGCGTTCAGCGCCAACACCGTTGGCGTGTGACTGTTAACTTCCCTTCCTTCGTGGCTGGCAGCGATACTATCCGTGATGTTTCGCTGTTGGCGGTCACCACAAATACACCAACAGGCCAGCTCGGGGAAATACTTGTGCCTTGGGGTGGTCGTGAACTTCCATTCCCTGGTGACCGTCGCTTTGAAGCGCTGCCTATCACCTTCATCAACGTGGTAGAGAACGGTCCATATAACGCCTTTGAGGTCTGGCAGCAGTACATCAACGGCAGCAATAACAACCGTGCGAGCGCTAACGCTGACGACTACTTCCGTGACGTGATCATGGAGTTGCTGGACGCGAACGACAACGTCACCAAAACCTGGACTCTGCAGGGCACTTGGCCTCAGAACCTCGGCCAGCTGGAACTGGATATGTCCGCGATGGACTCATATACTCAGTTCACTGTTGACCTGCGTTACTTCCAGGCCATCTCTGACCGATCTCTTTAATGTCCTCAGTGCTGGGGGAATCTTTATTCCCCCTCACTAATTACAAGAAAATGTTGAGGACTTAATCATGGCATTCGGTAATGGTGCATTCGGAAACGGGTTCTTCGGTCTGTTCGGTACTGGCGGGAAGATTGAAGCCCCAGTAGACACCGACAAACTGGTGACGAACCAAGAAGAGAAGTTGCTTTCTAAAGCGACTGTTGTTGCGCTGGACGATGCTCAGGATGGTTCTATCATCTTGCAGGGCGGTGCCAACACATTCAATTTCGTAGGAGTTGAGAGTGAACTGCTCAGCGTCAAACAAGTCGTCGAAGAATACCAGTCTATGGCTCAGCAACCTGAGATCCGTAAGGCTGTCGACATCATCGTGAACGACGTCGTCACCTGTGAAGAGGATGAGACACCCGTCACCATCAATCTAGAGAAGGTTGAGGGGATCAATGACGCCCTGAAAGAGAAGATCAGCGATGCCTTCAAAGAAGTCCTCCAGCTCATGGACTTCGATAACACCGCATACCAGAAGATTCGTCGTTGGTATGTAGAAGGTCGTCAGGCTTATCATGTTGTCGTGGATCCAAAGAACAAGAAAGGCGGTATTGCCAAACTGGTGATGCTGGATTCGCGCTGTATCCGCCCTGTATACATCGTGAAGAAAGAAGTTCGCGACGGTATCGAGGTAATTGGAGAAGTCAAACTTCAATACTACTACAACCCGAACTACAACCGCAATCAGTTCACTGGCCAGTCTGGTACTTCGCAGAACTTCCAGCCGTCACAGCAGGAACTAGTATTCGATGAGGAAAGCATCGTCTATATCGACAGCGGTGAAGATCCATTGTCCAACGGTGTGATCCCAGGCCTGCTGAACCCTGCTATCCGTCCCCTGAACAACCTCGTTACAACTGAGGATGCGACGGTCATCTACGCCATCACGCGTGCTCCAGAGAAGCGAGCGTTCTATCTCGACGTGGGTACTCTGGGCAAGAAGTCTGCGGAAGAGTATATGCAGGCGATGATGGGTAAATTCAAGAACCGTCTGGCGTATGACCGCACCACTGGTAAAGTGGCAGGCAACACTCATCTGATGGGTATCGCCGAAGACTACTGGTTGCCACGTCGTGAAGGGAATAACGCAACGGAGATCTCCAACGTAGGCGGTGGCGATCAGCTGGGTCAAATGGATCATGTGGTATACTTCCGTGAGAAGCTCTATGAGGCTCTGATGATCCCTAAGAGCCGTCTCCAAGAGGAAGGTTCTATCAACATCGGTGGTTCCAACCTTGCTGAAATCACTCAGGAAGAACTGCGCTTCAATAAATTCTGCGCAGGCTTGCGTCGTCGTTATTCAGGATTCTTCCTTGAACTTCTTCGCCGTCAGTTGATCCTGAAGAACATCACTGACCAGACTGATTGGAACGAAAAGATCAAGCCGTTTGTCAAGTTCGAGTTCACATCTGACAGCTTCATCCGTGAGCAGCAGGAAAACGAAATCCTGGCGCAACGCATGTCTGCTCTTGGCCAGATCGAACCGTACATTGGCACCCTGTTCTCTATCGATTATGCTCAGCGCAATCTGCTGCGTATGTCTGACGAAGACATTAAAGATCAGCAAGAGAAGATCGCCAAAGAGAAGAAAGAAGGCAAATATCCTGAAGTGCAGGCAGATGAATCCGGCGGCTTCGGCGGCGGGGAAGTCAGCCCACTGAAATTCAGACCTAACGTCATCCCAGCGCCAATCCAGCCTGGTGGTGAAGAATAATTCGACTAAGTATAGAAAACATTTGAGAGGATATGATCATGGCTGCTATCGATCTGGTAAGAGCAATCATCGCTGGTGACACCGATGCTGCTGTTGCAGAATGTCAAACTGAACTGTCTGCTCGCGCCCAGGAACTCGTCCAACAGGGCACTGCATATGTCATGAACTCTCTGAGTCAAGACATGTCTCCTGCCGAAGACGAATGAGGAGCACATCATGGAAATCGAAGAAGTTGCTACATTCGCTGATTTCCTGGCTTCCCGCATGGACGAGCAGAAAGTCATTGACAAGGTGAATGCAAAAGGTAAACGCCGCCGCCGTCTGCAGTGTGCTCCTGGTTTCAAGCTGTCTGCTGACGGTTCCCGTTGTGAGGTTATGGTCGCCAGTGAGCGCCGTACTCGCAAGTTGGGCAACCGTAAAGCGGTACGAGCCAAGAAACGCATGGGTATGGGCTACAATCGCAAGATTGAGCGTCGTAAGAAGAAAGCGATGAAGTTCCGTCGTATGATGGGGCTGAGTTAAGGAGCGAATGATGAAACTGTTGCGTGAGATCACGGCGATAGGGAAAGACCTCCAAATCGGTGAAAGCACAACCTCCACTGGGGGCAAGGCTATGTTCATCGAAGGTCCATTCGTGATGTGTAATCAGGTGAACCGTAATGGACGCAACTACGATCTCCAGAAAGTGGGCATGCCAGCTGTCGAAGCATATGACAAAGAGTATGTTCAGGATCGTCGCGCAATCGGTGAACTCAAACATCCCGACTACCCTTTCCCAGATATCGCTGAAGCTGCGCTGAAGACCGAGAGCCTCCGTTGGGAGGGTACAAATGCAATCGGTCGAGCGCGTGTGCTAAATACACCAAAAGGTCAGATCATTCGTGCTCTGGCCGAAGCAGACTTCAACTTGGCCGTGTCTACACGTGGCCTTGGTGAGACCAAGTCGGTGAACGGTTATGACGACGTTCAACCTGGCTTTATGCTCACTGCTGTTGATGCAGTCGACCGTCCTTCTGGACAAGTTTGTTATGTAAAGGCTGTGAGCGAATCTGTTGAATGGCAGCTTGATGAATCTTCAGGAATCTGGGTTCCTAAAGACATCAAAGGGCAAGTGGTCGATTCGTTGGTGAAAACCAATGTGCAGTTCGAAGACGACTTCCTGCGCCGCCTCGATATCGCATTGAGACATCTGGGCTGAATTCAGCCTCACTAAATACTGAAAATCGTTCAGAAGGAAACAATCATGAAACCTGAATTGCAAAAACTGTTTGAGGGCGTTAACGGCCTCAGCACCGACTTCCTGGATAAAGTGTCTGGTCTGCTGGAATCTAAAGTAGAAGCCGCTCGCCTGACCGCTATTCAAGAAACCGAACAAGCTGGCAACGAAGAGCGCCTGCGTCTGGTTGAAGCTCATCAGTCTGAGATTGCTCAGCTGAAAGAGTCTCACGTGATGGAAATCGCGACTAAGGTTGACAGCTTCCTGAACGCCGTTGTAGAAGAGTGGGCTAACACCAACGCTCCTGCAATCGATGCTCAGATCAAGCGTGAAGCAGCTGAAAACCTGCTGACTGGCCTGACTGGCGTTCTGAAAGAAGCTGGCATCAACTTTGCTACCGACGAAAACGGCCAGATCGCTGCGCTGACTCGTCGTCTGTCTGAAGCTGAACAACGTGCGGCTGCAGCAGAAAGCGAAAACCGCCAGATCAAAGAAGCCGCGAATGCGACTCTGCGTGACTCTGTGATCTCCCGTATCTGTGAAGGTATGGTTGACACCAAGAAAGAAACTGTTGTCAATCTGCTGGAAGCGGTGCAATTCACCACTGAAAGCGAATTCGCTTCTCGTGTTCACACCTTCCGTAATCTGGTAGAAGGCAAGTCCGCCAAGAAAGAAGGTGATGACGACGACTTCCAGGATAAGGTCGGCGGCAAAGACGGCGACGACGACAATAAAGACAACAAAGGCGACAAAGACAAAGTCGATGAAGGCAAAAAGCCTAAGAAAGAAGGCGATGACGACAAAGACGACGATGATGAAGACGAAGCTGGTAAAGAGCTGAAAGAATCTATTCGTCGCCAGCGCGAAGCGTATCGTGCGAAATACGGCATCAACGGCTAATTTTAGCAGCCACAGCCCTCGAAAGGGGGCTTGATTTTGAACTACTAAGTAATTTCAACTTAACTGAATATCAATGTAAGGAATGAGCATCATGGCTAAGAAACTTGTAACCGAAGAAATGCGCAAAGAGTGGCTGCCTGTTCTTCAGAAAGAATCCGAACAGATTCAGCCTCTGTCTGCCGAAAACGTGGCTGTCCGCCTCCTGGAAAACCAGGCTGAGTGGAACGCCAAAAACCTGGGCGAATCTGACGCTCCTGGTTCTGTAAACAACTCCGTGGGCAAATGGCAGCCAGTCCTGATCGACATGGCGAAACGTCTGGCTCCAATCAACATCGCGATGGACTTCTTCGGTGTTCAGCCGCTGTCTGGTCCTGATGGTCAGATCTTTGCTCTGCGTGCTCGTCAGGGCATCGCCGACGGTTCCAACACCCAACAGTCCCGTAAAGAACTGTTCATGCAGGAAGCTGATTCTGGCTACTCTGGTGACGGTACTGTACAGGCTGGTGACCCATCTGGCTTTACTCAGGCTGAGATCGAAGGTTCCGGCGCTGGCGTGACCACCATCGGTAAAGGTATGCCAACCACCGACGCTGAACTTCTGGGTACTACCACCAACCCTTGGGCGCGTGTTGGTATCACCGTTCAGAAAGCAACCGTGACTGCGAAGTCTCGCGGCCTGTACGCTGACTACAGCCACGAACTGCGCCAGGACATGATGGCGATCCACGGCGAAGACGTTGACAGCATCCTGTCCGACGTGATGGTAACTGAAATTCAGGCCGAGATGAACCGTGAGTTTATCCGCACCATGAACTTCAGTGCTGTACGCTTCAAAAAATTCGGCGCGAACGGCGTTGTAGATATCTCCACCGACATCTCCGGTCGTTGGGCGCTGGAAAAATGGAAGTACATGACTTTCATGCTGGAAGTTGAAGCGAACGGCATCGGTGTTGACACCCGTCGTGGTAAAGGCAACCGTGTTCTGTGTTCTCCGAACGTAGCATCTGCCCTGGCGATGTCCGGCATGCTGGATTACGCTCCGGCGCTGCAGGAAAACACCAAGCTGGCGATCGACCCAACCGGCCAGACCTTCGCTGGTGTTCTGTCTAACGGTATGCGTGTCTACATCGACCCGTATGCAGTAGCAGAGTACATCACCCTGGCATACAAAGGCGCGACCGCGCTGGATGCTGGTATCTTCTTCGCGCCGTATGTACCGCTGGAAATGTACCGCACCCAGGGTGAAACCACCTTCAGCCCACGTATGGCGTTCAAGACACGCTACGGGATTTGTGCCAACCCGTTCGTTCAGATCCCAGCGAACCAGGATCCGCAGGTTTATGTGACTGCTGATGGTATCGCTCAGGACAGCAACCCGTATTTCCGTAAGGGACTCATAAAAGGCCTGTTTTAATAATTAAAACAATGGCTTACGTCCTAACAAACCCCGCTTCGGCGGGGTTTTTATTTGTTCATGACATTAAACGGGTTATACTAGATACCATACAACGGAGATCAATTATGTATCAGGTAATCTGCAGCATCTGCCATGAACAGTTTAAAGCTGCCAGGAAAGATAAGAAATTTTGTTCGGACAGTTGTAAAACATTTTCTAGTAACACAATGAAAAATCTAACCCCAGAATTTGTTGCTGATGCAATGTGTCTTTCGGATGAAGACTCATATCGTCAATTTTTCCATAAGCATATGTTCACTAAGAACGGTAAGTTGGATATACAGAAATGCAAATCCGAACTGCTGATGAAGCACATCAAGGTGGACCTCTTATTATTCGCCAACGCCCATAACACCCTACAAGACCTGGCTTGTAAAATCACGGCGTGGTTACACAATAGAAACGCGAAGTCTTGTCCTGTATGTTCCAGGGAAACCAACTTTTACATCAATGATAAAGATTACAGAACATATTGTTCTGAAGAATGTTATCAAGTTTCTATGTGTAAAGGTGGGGTTGGCCGGAAGGTTATAGAGAATTCAAACATATCCAAATATGGGAGTAGCTCTACCCTACAACTACCGGGTGTGAGGGAGAAGACGTTAATAACATTACAGGAACGTTATGGGGTTGATAACCCCATGAAAAACTCAGCCATACTGAAACGTGCGCTGTCCAACAATGGTTCTGTCAGACATAAGAAATCTTCTTATGAAAAAGAAATATCCCAGTTTCTCACCTCAATGGGAGTAGTGAACACGGTTTCTGATTACAATGTATTGTCCGGCAAACAACTGGATATCTATTGCCCGGGACACAAACTTGCCATAGAATTTAACGGGCTATATTGGCATTCAGAAGTTTTTAAAGAGAAGCGATATCATCTGGAAAAGACTGAAATGTGTGAATCTCAGGGTATCCAGTTGATTCATATTTGGGAAGACGAATGGGTTGAGAAACAGGATGTGGTTAGATCCCTCCTGAAGGCAAAACTCGGCATTAAAACACCTGTCTCATACGCTCGCCAACATAAAGTTGTTTGGGGCAATATGAGCGGTGTGAGGGAGTTTCTAGACGCCCATCATATACAAGGTTCCGTATCGTCCACCCACCACTTATCGCTAATTGATAAGGCTGGTGTGATACAGGCTGTGATGTTGTTTACCAAAAGGAAAGATGGCCTGGAATTAGTCAGATTTGCCTCTAATGAGTGTCATGGGGCGTTCGGTAAACTTCTATCACACTTCAGAAGGGAATTTGTTGGTATCCCAATCTATTCTTTTGGCGACAGGTGTGTCGTAAGCAGACTGTCGAACATTTACCTATCCCACGGGTTCACAGAAGAGGAAGTACAGAAGCCGGATTACAAATATCACAAGCCTGGTACATTTATGCGTGAGCACAAGTTCGGTTTCAGAAAGGATTCATTTGCTCGGATGGGGTATGACGTAGAAGGCAAAACAGAAAGCCAGTTAGCAACCGAAGCCGGGCTGGTCAGGATTTGGAATTGTGGATTGATCAAATACCGATTAGACCGTTAATTGTCCATATTTATACTTGTGTTATTCAATACATTGATTTAATATACAGTTGTTTACATGTTAAAATTCTCGCATTATCAAAATTGAGGCGAATACATGATTACAGCCATGACCAACAAAAATTCCACATTTTATGAATGGCACAACGAATTGATGCGGGTTTCCAAATATAATACCGCGACTTTCAATCGAGCCGAATGGCGTGAAGCCTATTCTTCAGGCCAAACCCCATTGGAAGCAATAACCGCTAAAATTAAGGAAACAGAATGAAAACTTTAGAAGAAGTAATAACACATTAGTGTACGTGCCAGCCTCTCACCTGAACCGTGTTTTCATCACAACCGAGAACAACGTCCGCTGGGGAGATTGCAACGCAGTCCGATATCGACGAACACATCATTCTTTGAAAGAAAGGAACCACATCATGTCAAAAGAGAAATACATTTTTATCAGTCCAGCCACGAAGGAGTTCTTCATCTCCGACGTGAAAGATCGCGTTGAGAAGTTCCGCTACATGCGCAGCTATGGCCTGGCATCTGGTGATATCGATTATCAGTCCCTGGACAATGATCGCCAGGATCTGATTGACGATGGTTGGCGCTTGGTCCCGTCCCCTCAGTACATCCACATCAAGCTGTATTACATGAAGGACAGCGGGAAGTATTATTCTGAAGGCGAACTCGTCCTCAATCGCGGTGAAGCTGAAGCCGAACCTGCCAAGAACTGGATGCTGGCGATGGACCAGATCCGCGAACTACTAGACTCTGGTAATCTGCCTGGTCTGATCAAGGGTTCGAAGTTCGACGTGTTCGTTACGGGTCAGGGTCATCCTGGCGGTTATCCACATCTGTTCCGTATTAACTGAGGTTGATCATGAGAATCAAAACTATCGGCGCAAGCCCGTTGGTGGAACCATTTATCAGGGTACTCTGGACACAGTCAAGTCCATGTGGGTTGGCAAAAAGACCGATATCACCGATGAGTGTGTTCGGGCTACCGCAGAGCACCTGAAGATCGTGAAAAAGGACTATTGCTTCCCGACCAAAGATGGCAAGTTCCTGGTTATGTCAGCTGAACTGCACGACACCCTTCCCGACCGCTTCAAATAAATTTTAAATTTATTCAATAAACGGGGTTTACTTCTTCAATAAACCCCGTATACTTCATTCCATAAGCAGCACAACACTGACTCTGAAATGAAGGAACTATATCATGACAACTAAAGCGCAATTGACCGAAGCCCTGAATGCTGGCACTATCACTCACTCTCGTTACAAAGTAACATTGCAGCAAATTGTTGGTATGGTCGTCAGAAATGCCAAATTCACCCCAATCTCTTCCCCTGAAAAATTTCCGGTTATGACCAGCCAGCCGAAGTTTTCAGTAGTTTGCCAGGGTGAGGAAATCACTGCTCTGTGGGAATACGATAACATGTATTTTGAATGTTCTGACGGCGTGTTAGCATACCATGTAGAAGGTGAGCATTTGTTCTAAACCTTTGAATGGGGTATGTTAACCGCATACCCTATCCCCTACAAATAGAGGACTTTATCATGGCCAACAGCATCCCAATTTTAGAAGCAGTCGCGAAAGAGAACCCACGCGCTCGCAAACCTCGCCGTCGCCTGACCACCAAACTGGACATTCTGAAGCAGAAGTTCGGCGGCCACAGTGTGTTCACCCGCATCCGTAATGCATTAAAGGAAGGCAGAACCGAGTTGGAGCTATACCGTCCGAACGGTTCGACACGCGCGTATCAGACCACCGACGGTTTGCTGGAACTGATCCGCCTGAGCGGGATGACGATAGAACCGCGTTCGTCAGGCACTCCTCTGTGCTCCCTGTATGTCATCGGCAATCTTGGGGCGCTGTGAGTTCCATGAAGAAATATATCGTACTCATCACAGGTTCCCGCTCAATTACCGAGCGGGATAAGGTATTCGCCAAGCTGGATGAATTATTGGATCCTCATGAAGTCTATACGTTGATTGAGGGTGAAGCCTCTGGCGTCGATACCATTTGCCGTGATTGGGCTGAAATCAATTATGTTGATGTCACCCCTATGCCAATCCCTCCAAGCTATTATGAAAAGTATGGGAACGGGATGGGCAACAAGCGCAACCAGGACATGTTAGACAAGGCATTGCAGTTGGCGCATCAGACCAAGTTGGAAGTTTATCCGATTGCAATGTGGGACGGCTCGTCTACTGGCACTCTGGATATGATCAACCGTTGCAAGAAAGCTGGCCTCCCTGTGGACATCACACTGATAGGCAAGCCTAAAACCAAGCGCCTTTTGTAACCTGTCATAAATATTTGAGTTCACACAGCGGAGACACATCATGTTCGTCATCAATCTGTTCTGCTATATCTTCACGGCTTACTTCCTGGGCGCAGTGGGATTTGAGACCTACAATGACCTGAAGGATGGGGAATATGCCACCCGAATGGTCTATATCAAGAAGTTTGCTCGCAAGTTCTGGTCAAACTTCGTTTACAAACTACCCTGATCCCTAAATACCCCATCATCCATGGGGGTATTTTCTTATGAACGCACAGATCTATGACGCCCTATCTCAGGGCAACGCCTTTACCAATCCTCTCCCGTCCCTCAGCAGCACCTCACAGGGATTAATCACCAGTGGCAAGGCGACTACAGCCGGATTAGCTAACACCGGAAATACGCAGATCCAAAACGCTCTGACGGCAGGTGGGTTAACGACAGCCAAACTCAATGAATCGACGGCGATGTTCAACTCAGCCAACGCCAGCATCACCACTTTGAACAACTATGGCGACCAGTCAGTGAACGAGGCATATTCCCGCATTGGCACATCTGTGTCGTACAAGTCCGGCCTGAAGTCTATCGACCGAGAACCAAACAACTGCGATCTGATCAACAATGCGTTTGGAGTTATCCAGAACCTTGGCAAGCAATGGCTCAACACCATGCAGAGCGTCCTTACAACCGTCACAGACAAGATGAATGAGCTGGCTGAATTGGTGGCTCAGGGGGTAAGTGCTGGTCTGGCTGCTATTCAGGCGCTGGCCGCCGAAGTTACCCAGGCGATCAACACTGCCGTGGCATCAGTAGCCGCTGTTGCTCAAGACATCACGAACGGTATTGCAGCAGAGTTGGCCCACATCCAAGACATGATTGGCAAATGTCTGAACTTCTCTTTTGCCAACGTAATCTCAGAGTGGGCGAAAGACATCTGCGCCGGAGGCGTCATCAACAGCATCGGTTCCGATAATCTGAAGAACGCCCTGAAATGATCATCTTGATCTAGCCGGAAGAACTCCCACTGGTTCAATCCCATCCAACAGTAGGGAGTTCACCCCAACGTTGCTCAGCCTGATCCATATCGTTCCTTCCGGCTTCACCTCAAATATGTTCATTTCATTCCCAACTGCTTCCCCGTTCACGAACACACCCTGTGTTGCTATCCTCACAGGCTTGGCCGAGTCATTCACGATTTTGAATGTCACAGTGAGTTCAGAGTTGACATCAAGGCGACCTACAGTGTGTTGCTTCAGCTTTGCATAGAACGATGGGTTGAATGTGATGATGATGCTGTTGTTCTGGGAGTAATAAATACTGGCTGACAGGTAAGGTATCTTCCCCTCATCACCCTTTCGAAGCAGGGGAATGGTAGTCTCCCAGTAAGGCTTGAGGGTGTTGGTGTTCTCCTCGAAGCAACCCAGCGGTATCAGTTTTTGGAACGTCTGGAACTCTTGGACGATCCCATCAAGGATTCCTTTGTTGCAGGTCTGAACATCAGCCGATATCGTGACAGGCAATGTGCGCACTTCTGGGTTCCAGAGTTCGGAAACAGAAATGATTGGCGTGACAAAGATGCGACAGCTCACAAGCAGGAGCGCCGCACATGCCAACATCATTCTATTGATCCCGCGCATCAGGGTCACAAGTATCTCCACAGCAAAAGGTGCTATTATGTCTGACGTACAATTCAAGAACGAAAACCCTAACTTCGCGGCGTCTGATAAATGGCGCTTATCAATCGGCGACTTAACGCTTGTGTCCCGCAATATTCACGACTTCAGTATTCCTGGTCTCTATTCAGAGGGCATCGATGGCCCATCTCCAGGCGATGTGCTTGTGTCCATACCGTCGGAACGTTTAACATATGATCCCATCGTATTTACTTTCGTTATAGATGAGGACTGGAAGTCGTGGCTTCAGATACACAACTGGATCAAGTCCAATGTCGGGCTGGACATGCCTGTCAGCAAGGACATCGTGATTGAGCTGTTGGACAACCTGAACCGCCCAATTGGCCTGACTCTGGTGCTGGAAGACGCACGCCCGACTGCTCTTGACAACGTGTTGGTCGATGTAGATGCGGCAGTACCTCAGCTGGTGACGACGGTGACCTTCAAGTTCCAGCAGATGGTTCCTCAGCTGGCCACCAAAGAAGTTGTTCCTAACCCGTGAGATGCAGTATAATTCCATGACATTGACAAGCTGGGATATTTTATGAAAGAACAACTACAGACAATGGCAACCGAGGACATCATGGATGAACTGGAGCCGCTGGTTACAGTGGATCCGGAAGATCACAACCTCGACCAAATCTCATTGAAGATCGGGCGCTCTTGGATGGCAGTGCAGCGCCATTACCTGCGTGAGGGGCGTTATCTTGAATTCCTCAACGGGCGATTCCGCCAGATCGATCTTTACCTGCGCCGCTACTATGCAGGGGAGTTACCGCCTAACATCTATGCCGAGCGACCACTGAAGGTTCGCCCACTGAAGTCTGATTTAGACGCTTGGGTCAAAGCCGACGAAGACTATGTAGAACTGTCTGTCCTGCTTCAAGAGCAGAAGGCAAAGGTCAAGTTCATCGAGACATGTTTGGATCGCCTGAACAAGCTCGGATATGAAGTGAAGAACGCCATTGATTGGAGAAAATACATGGACGGAGGAATGTAATGGCATCTCTCCAGGCTCTACGCAAGCTGAACGACTTCGAAAATCGTCATTACACATTCCAGCAGTACGAACTTCCTCATAAGGAACTGGAGTGTGTGACGACGGAGAACGGTCGTCATTATGTGTCACCAACTGGTGTCAAGCTGACGTCTGTCACGACTATGCTGGGGCGAACTGGTGACCATGAATGGCTTGATGCTTGGAGGGAGAAGCTGGGCACGGAGGCCGCCGACCTTGAGACCATGCGTTGCGCGGATCGTGGGGAGAAGCTGCATCTTGCATGTGAATTGTATTTGAAGAACCGCCCAATGAAAGAAGTTTTGGAAGCGGCTGGCGAATACATGTTCATGTTCAAGCAGCTGTTCCCCTATCTGAACAAGATGACCAAGATCTATGCTCAGGAGATCCCATTATATAGCGAGGTGCTTGGTCTCGCAGGTCGAGTGGACCTTATCGGGGTTTATGAGGGCAAGCCTGCCATCATCGACTTCAAGACATCGAACATCATGAAGACGCGGGGAATGATCGAGGATTACAGTATCCAGCTGTGCTTATATTCGGTCATGTTCCAGCAGATGTTCGGTGTCAAGATCACCCGCCTCATCAATGTAATCGCCAACGAGTCTTCTCCTCTACCCACTGTCATTGAGTTCAATCGTGACGACATCCTGACAAAGATGTTTGAGCGCGTTCGACTGTATCATCGAATGGACAAAGAACAGAACGGAGTCTGGGAGAACCGCTAAATATCCCATATATCTTGGGAGATTTTGTATGGCAGACATTCAGATTGTTAAGGTTAACGAAGTCCGCATGCGTTGCATCGCAGATCTTTCTATCAGGGAAGAGCTGAATGACTACTTCAAATTTGAAGATCCAAACTTCGTTCCCAACCCCTTCTCTAAATGGGACGGGGTTGTTCGCTTGTTCACCAAATCTTCCGGCCTGATCGATATCGGACTTCTGTTCGAGGTGTTCAAGTTCTGTAAGAACAACAAATACACCATCGAACTGGATCCGGCTCTGAAGTACATCCAGGACATCCCTGATGAAGAGATCCGTGAATTTATCAACAGCCTGCATCCAAAGATCCGCACCGAAAATCACGAGTACATCGACGCCGAAACCCGTGATTACCAGTTCGATACGATCGCCAAGGCTATGCGCCAAACCAGATGCGTCTGTGAACTGGCCACGAGTGCTGGTAAGTCCTTTGTTCTGTACGTCATGGCGCGGTACTACAGGCAGCGCAGAGAAGCTCTCGAAAGCAATCTGAGGACGCTTATCGTGGTGCCGTCGATTCACCTGGTTACTCAGCTGTACGACAACTTTGAAGAGTACGCACATGGCAGTGATTGGAAGCCTGTTGTCAATACTCAGCTGATCTTTGAAGGTGCGACCAAACAGATCAGTAAGCCAATCGTCATCAGTACGTGGCAGGGGATTCAGGATCAGCCGAAGGAGTGGTTCCACCAGTTCGGTGATATCGTGGTGGATGAAGTGCACACCTCCAAGTCTGAGAAGCTGTCCTACATCCTGAACAACTGCATCTATGCCGACCAGCGTCTGGGCGTTACGGGTACTCTGGCAAACACGAAGGTCGCAGGGCTGCAGGTTGTAGCCCACTTCGGGGCGTACCACAAGATCATCACGGCTCGCGACCTTATCAACCTTGGGTATGCCACCGACATCAAGGTGAAGATGATCCAGCTGAAGCACACTTCAGCGGATGCTGTCGGTCTGGACGGGGATTACGCCAAGGAAATAGAGTATCTCATCACACACCAATCCCGCAACGAACTGATAGCCAAGATGGCTATTAACCTGAAAGGGAACGTGGCGATCATGTTCGAGCGTATCGACGCCCACATGATGGTCGTGTATGAGATGCTGAGCGCTGTCAAGCCCAATGTGTTTGTCATCAACGGGGATGTCGCTGTGGAAGACAGACTTAAGATAGGTAGTTTAATAGAGTCGGAAAAGATAATAACATTGGAGTTTGGTAACATATCAATAATGGTTGGTGACAACGAAAAGGTTCTGTTGTCGAATGGGGAAACCAAAGTAGCCATGTTCGTAACTGAAGAGGACGACGTTGATGACAACTGGATTAAACAACGACAAAAAGATCAGAGAATACTTGTTGGCGCTCCCAAAATCCGATGAATTTTGGGTGAACAGGTATATCAATTTTGTCCGAAATTTCCAGGCAGTTGGTGATACAAAAGAACGTCACCATATTCTCCAAGCGAAGGATTTTCCACAATTCAAAAATCTAAGCATTCATACCTGGAACTTGGCACTGTTGTCACCAAGAGCACATTTCATAGCTCACAAGATATTGGCAAAAGCCACACGCACAAGGGCGGCTGTAATGGCTTATGTCTTGATGTCGGAGTTTGGATATGAAGACCAAACAACCATCCAGAACAACCGGGCAATAAAGTCTTCTCTTATGAAAGCTCTTTGGGAGGACCCGGAATACAGGAAGATGATGGGTTCCATTTCAAAGGAGAAACGTTCTAGCCCATATGAACGCCGACGTTGGTCAAAATTCTTTGTGAGTATGTGGAACACGGAGGTGGGTGAAAAGTTAAGGTCTATTTTGATAGCGAGAGCCAACACGGCAGAAGCAAAGGAACGTTTCTCGCAAATATCCAAGGGAAACTGGAAAGACCCCGAAATTAGAGAAAGGATGATCAATGGTTTGCGAGAGTCCAATTCCACTGGCGTCACCGTTGCCAAACACAAAGAACGTGCGATAAATTTATGGAAAGACCCAGAGTATGTGGAACTGGTGAACACTAAGAGACAAGAGGCCATGTCCACCACAGAGTTCAAAGAAACAAGAAGTAAAGCCAGCAAAACTATGTGGGAGAATAAAGAAGACATCAAAAAGAAGAGAGAAGAAACAAAACTCCTGAAACTGTCACAAGGCTGGAGATGGTACAACAACGGTTTAAATAGTAAATTCATACACCCCAATGAAATTCCTGTTGGGTGGGTAGAAGGAAAACTAGCATCCAACAGGGGTAGGAAATGAAACCGACTAAAATTAATAAGGCGGAAGATATCACGGTGCTTGCCACATACGGAACTTTCAGCACCGGGATATCTTGGAAGAAGCTGCATCACCTTGTTCTGGCGCACCCGAGCAAGTCGTATATCCGCGTCATACAGACACTGGGTCGTCTGATGCGTCAGCACTCCTCTAAGGACGTCGCATGGATATGGGATTTAGTGGATGATGTGTCGTACAACGCAAGCACGAACCACGCTATCAGGCACTCTCATGAGCGTTACAAGTTCTACCTGACGGAGCGCCACCCCGTGGAGTTCATGAAGGTGGCGCTGGGTAATCACGATTGATCTTGGTTCACATAGGCGGGGGTTGCCTCGCCTTCTTCGTCCGCCGCACCGAACAATTTGTCCAGAGAAGCCAGACACTGTGCGTTCAGGTGTTCACTGATCGTGTCCTTCAGCATTTGTTCGCTACCCAATTTGAATGGCAGCACCTTCGCTTCGATACCGTTTTCAAACGTCACGACACCGACATACAGACCAACTTTCAGGCCTGTCATCAAACCCAGAGGGACAAATCGTGGCTCCGATGGTAAGTTCTTGTCTGACGCCAGCTGAGCAAGGTAGACTGGTGTGCCTGTAACGAACTGCCCTGCGGTGAGGATGGCGTCTGGCTTACTGCATCCGACCGCATATAATCCTACGAACTGTTTCATATATTACTCTCGTGTGTTGGTTAACATGACATACATATTATTTCGCGCCCATGTTTAGACCAAATTAAAATAATTTTGATGTTGAATAAAAACTGCTTTCCTGTTGAACACTGGCGTGGTATTATACGAGTTGTGAGTGTTAACGAGCAACGAGTATTAGCAGTTATGAGCGAAGCGAATAGGATTAATAAAGATTATTATCTTTAATAAAGTCCATAAATGCCGAAGGCATTTATTAATAACGCGTAGCGCAATTTGCCACTTGTTCTATAAGCACAACACAGCGATACTAGATTGCGTCAAACATGACTTGAACCCCACTATATTTTGAGGATACATACAAATGCAAGAGATCACTCTCTCCGAACGCACACTTCAGTTGCTGGCCAACTTTGAGACCATCAACCCATCTATCGTTCTGACACCAGGCAAAATGCTGCGCAGCATCAACGATTCATCTACTGTTATCGCTGTTGCGCAGATCGAAGAAGAGTTCCCGTTTGAGTTCCCGATCCTGGACCTGACCAAACTGCTGGCCATTCAGCGCCTGCCTTCCTTCAAAGGCGGTAAAGCCGAATTCCACCAGGACTACATCCTGCTGAAAGGTGAAAGCTCCCAGCTACAGTTCTGGCGTTCTGCGAAAGAACTCACTGTCGTTCCGGCTGACACCATTGAACTGCCGTCTGTCGACTTTGAAGCGACCATCACTCCCGAGAAGATGAAAGAACTGACCCGCGCATGTTCTACCCTCGGCCATAAGACAGTGCGTCTGGTTGCTCAGGGTGGCAAAACTCGTCTGGTTGCGACCACCACTACCCTGGATAACTCCAACAACTACACTGTTGAGCTGGGTGAAACCGCGCTGCCGGACTTCGTAATGCCGCTGGACGTTGCCAACCTGAAGATGATCGAAGGCAACTACACTCTGCGCGCCTGTGCCGAGCTGCAGATGGTGAACTTCCAGTCCTCCGATGCGACGATCAATTACTTCGTCGGCGCACAGATTGAGTAATCAATCTCCAGCCTGATAATATAATGTGTGGGCGGGGCTGACTCGCCCATTTGAAATGACAGTGCTTGGGTTCTATTCTGTAAACTATATCATGGGAATTCATAATGTCCAATATCACGATTGTAAAAGACCAGTATGCATGGGAAAACCGCTTCCGCCCTGACAACCTTGATGAGATCATCATCCCTCAGGACGTCCGCGCTAAAATCCACGGCTATATCACAAGTGGCAACGGTAACATCCCTTCGATGCTGTTCTACTCCCCCGGACCTGGTACTGGCAAGACCACCTCTGCTCTGGCTGTGTGTAACGAGATCGGTTGTAAGCAACCCCTGTTGATCAACGCATCCCTGGACAACAGCATTGATGTTATCCGTGATCGTGTGATTCAGTACTCTACTGGCGTGAGCGTATTCGGCGGTCGCAAAGTCGTTATCCTCGACGAAGTGGAGCGCTTGTCTATGGCGGCGCAGGAATCCCTGAAGGGTATCGTAGAGAAGGTCTCCAAGAACTGCTCCTTTATCTTGACCACCAACGCCAAGCAACGTGTGAACGAACCTCTGCGCTCTCGTTGCCGTGAAATTGACTTTATCTGGAACGAGCAGGAAGCACTGGAAGTTCAGAACAAGTTCTGCCTGCGTTGCGTTGAAATCCTCCGCGCCGAAGGTGTTGAGTTCGTTCCTCAGGTTCTAGCCGCCATCGTCAAGCGCAATTTCCCTGACAACCGCCGCATCATGGGTGCCCTGCAAGACAACGTCACCACCTATGGCAAGATTGACGAACGCGCTCTGGCTGTATTGAAAGCAGCTGACCTCGGTACGCTGGTTGCTATGCTGAAAGCCAATGACTGGGCTGGCATGAAGCAGTGGGTGACTGACAACCAGAACTACATCACAGAAGACTTCTATTCTCGATTCTTCCAGTTCTGTGTACCGCAGGATAAAGAGAAGCCGATGGCTGTACAGACTGAGTCTATCCCCGACCTGGTCTGTGTCTGTGGTCAGTCTCAAATTGAGCACCGTCAGGTTGGGGACGTATGGTTGCATGCCGTGTACTTCCTGACCAACATCATGCTCAACATCAAGTGGAAGTGATACTATGGCCGCACCTGGATTGTTCGATTATCTGTCTGCCCTGAACAGCAGCAAAGAGAACCTTCTGCAAACCGATGATCCGGAAGTGCAAAAAGGGTTCGACCCGTTCATGACGCGGCGTGGTCTCGCTCAGAGCAAAGATACTCTGGTGTTTGCGCAGCAGATGAATAAGCTGCATGCTATCACTCCATGGATGCAATGGTCATACGCCTTTCATTCCATCCCAGCGCGGAAACGCTACGACAAATGGTCCAAGAAAGGTCCGATCGATCCTGACGTGAAGTTGCTCTCCGAGTACTTCTACATCAGCATGGAGAAGGCATCCGAGTACGTCCGTTTCTTGCCGAAGGAAGTCCTGGCCGAGATACGCGAGAAGATGGGACGCACTGAGCTGAACGCCAAAGCGAAACCGCGCAAGGCTAAGTAGTTCAAACTATTGTAAAGGGGGAATGAGTCATGGCGCGCAATACGCTAGACATATTGAACATTTCAGCCGTCAACGATGAGGCCAGCATCGTTGACTGTATGGTTGAAGTACAATTGAACCAAGATCGGCCAGGGATCTTCCTGGGGATCAAGGAAACACTGAGCCGAATTGGGGTAAACACGCGCCAAGAGCTGAATACTCTGTATCAGACTTGCCATATTCTTCATAAGTATGGCAAGTATTATATCGTTCACTTCAAGCATTTGTTCATGCTGGATGGCCATTACAACGGCTTCAACCGTGAGGACATCCTGCGAATGAATCGTATTATCAAGCTGCTTGAGCAGTGGAACATGGTGAAGGTCATTCATCCTGAGCAGGTCACCGAAGCCGCCGATATGTCACGCATTAAAGTGGTTAAACACGATCAGGTTCCTGAATGGAAGCTGGTTCCAAAATACATTATCCGGCCTACAAAGGCCAAAAGCGAATAACTGGAGTCGCTAAATCATGACAACTACATTTTCTAAAAACGTGAATCTGAATTTGGCTTTCGGTAATGCAAAGGGCGATATTACATCACCCGATTTCACCAAGATCCGCAATCAGGCGAAACTGGTGCTGGAAGAAACCCGTGAACTGCTGGAAGCGGCCTATTTTGATCATGATGTCAAAGTAGAGCTGGTTGTGTCGCCGCGTGTTGTAGATCAGGTTGTTGACATGGATAAAGTCATGAAAGACATCATGGACGCACAGGGCGATATCACCACTGTCAACGATGGTGTGGCGCATATCACTGGTTTCGACGGCGACGAGTGCTTGCAGCGTGTTTATGCCTCCAACATGAGCAAGTTCATTCGCAACGAAGGTGAAGTTGGTCCGGCTCTGCAATATTATTATGACCTGGGGTTCATCGAAGGCGAACTGGAAATCCAAGGTGAATTCCCACAGGCTTGCATCAAAGTGGTTGACACGATCACCGTTGGTGGGAAAGAGTATCCGGCTGGCAAGTTCCTGAAGAACATGGCAGCATTCAAAGAGCCAGACTTCTCTGATATGCTGACTGGCAATCCTAAGCGTCAGATCACTGAAATCATTCTGACTGGCACGGCCACTCCAGGCCAGCTCGGATCTAACGAACACGTTGGTGTTGCCTTCGCTCCGTTCGATTTTATTGACGAGATCGTGGAATACACCAAGATGGGCTTCCAGGCATTCTCTGGCGAAACGATTGAGAGCTACATTCCTGTGTTTGTTTTCAACGAAGACAACTTCCCGGCTTTGCCGATGATCTGGGGTGAATGGAAAGCCAATGTCCGAATCTATGTAACCAGCCCAGTGCAATCATCTATTACACAGCTGACCCGTATCGATTAAGAAATCCGGTTATTCACTAAACAGCAGAGGCTATAATGGCCTCTGTTTTCGTATTCTGTGAGGATACCATGAAAGATAAACCACGTGACATCCCTTATTGTGGTGTCCGCGAAACGAAGATTAAATCCGCCACCCCCACTCTGGACCAGCAAATTGTGGAATGGTCTTATGAATGGATGCATGATCGTTATCAGATTCATGTGAGAAAGGACATTCAGGGTCTTCCTGCTCCTTGGACAGACAATCCGATATTACGGCAAGTTAAGTTTTGTAATGTCCGTAGAGAGCACGACAGGCAGTCTCTTAACCTGATCAACAACATCGTCAACAACGATGCTCTGTCCATGCCAGACAAGATGTTCAACTGCGTGTTGTTCCGCATGTTCAACCTCTGGGATCCGATCCAGGCTATCGGCGGCGCGATGACGATCTCCGACTTCGCCAAGATCAACCTTGATGTGACCCGTGAACGTCTACAGAAGTTCGAAGCCGATGGTGGCAAGGTGTTCACCAATGCCTTCAACACAGGCGGCCTGAAGCAGTGTCTGGCGTTCCCTGAACTGGTCGTCAACCATAAGGAGCAGCGCTTCGGCGGGATGATGGTGAAAGTGTATCGTGTTGGTCAGGGTATTGTGGACGAGATGGATTACAAGGTCGCCAAGAATCTGGTCGAAGAGAATCCTAGTGAGTATACCATCGAAGGCTGGGAACAATACATGCCGATGCGTGTTATCCGCTCTCTGAAAGCATTTGTCACCAAGTATCCAGATTACTTTGAGCGCCTGTTGGATTGTGAATCCCCAGATGAAGTCTATCAGGCCATGTACGACGAAATCGAAGGTCTGGGTCCATTCCTGGCTTATCAGATCTGGGTGGATTTTACTTACATTCCCGGCTACCCATTCAGCGAAAACCATTTCACTATTGCTGGTCCAGGCTGTCGCGCTGGGATCGACCTGATGTTCCTGAACAAAGACGGCATGACTCACGAAGAATGCATATTCTGGTTGCGGGACAACCAGGACGCAGTGTATTCCCAATATGGATATGTTCGTGAGCAATTCTGGTCTGCGGAAGAGCCTTGGGATCAGTGTATGAATGTGATGAGCATCGAGAATATGGCATGTGAGTTGCAAAAATATGTTCGTTGCGTAGAAGCTGTTAACCAAGGCAAAAAACCACGCGGGAAGGTAGGTTATGATGGGGAAGGAACACCCTCTACCAAATCAAGAAGTCTTCTGGATATGATAAGGAAATAGTATGAGACAGCCGTATGTGTATCGGGTTCGAGCCAAAGACGGAAGATTCTATTACGGTTGTCGATTTTCTAATACGTGTAACCCAGCCGACTTCTGGGTGAAATACTATACCTCTTCAAATACCGTAAAGTCTATTATTGAAGAGCACGGAAAAGATTATTTCGACATAAAGATTGTCTTTGTTGCGGACACCACCGAGGAAGTTTTGCGTCTGGAATCTTTACTGATATCCAAGACATACAGAAGCCCTTTCTCTATGAACAAATTCATGTGTGATAGGGACGGTAATCCTGTGTATTTGTCTATGACTGAACACGAAGAAGCGACAAAGTCTAAGATCAGTTCTGCGTTGAACTCATTCTATTGTGGTATGTCAGAGGAACAAAAGGCCGAGTGGCTTTCGAAAAGGAAACGCATATCCGATGTGTCCGGTTATAGAAAATCAAAACTCGGGGAACTCAATCCCAATTATGGGAAGGACTTAACCAATTCTTTCACACCGGAACAACGATCCAAACAGAAAGAAAACGCCCAGAAAGGTATGTTGGTGAAGTTGCCTTGGGAGAAAGCGAAATGGAACCCCGAAAATGATGCGTATTGGTCAAAAGCTGATTTGCTTATGCAATCTTTGAAGACGATGAAAAGAGCGGAAGCCCTCATGCATGTGTACGGAACAAAGGATTTGAAGGCTTTTAATGCGACAAACAGCATTATCGAACGTTTCAATAAAGGGTGGGAACCTTTGAAATGTCCTAAATGGATAGAACGATACGGTTCTTCTGAATAAAGATCTGCATTACTTGGTTCTTCAATAACTCTTTCAACGTATTATTGACCTCACTTTAACGATGCGCTCCATCGGGGCGCTAATTTGAACTGAAACAGGAAGACTACATCATGTCAGAATTTAAGCCTTTCGCAGTAGCCGTTAACAATAACCTCAAAACAATGTCTAATACTGGCCTGTTCATGACCAGCGCTGATAAAGATGCTCTCTGGGATCTGTATCTGGCGTCATTCCCGGCTGGCACCAACCCGCTGTACCGTGAACGTACTGAGCATGACTGCACCTGCTGCAAACAATTCATCCGTAACATCGGCGGCGTGGTCACCATCACTCCTGATTACCAATTGGTCACCATTTGGGACGGTATTCAACTGGGCAACGAATACGATGTTGTCGCTGCGGCGCTGTCTGCGTATGTTAAACAACACGCAATCGTCGACGTGTATTTCAACGACACCAAGAAAGTCGGCGTTGAGTCTAATCACGAAATGAAAGACGGCAATGTGCGCACATACAATCACTTCCACACCGACCTGCGCGGCAAATTCGTTCTGCGCGGCGATGACATTGCTTCTAAGAAGGGCGAAATTCGCCCTGCTGTGGAAGTCTTCCGTGCTCGGCTGAAGAATTAACTCTGGAGTCAGCCGAGATCGTTCTGGAACTAATCCGATCAGAATTCTCTGTATCGCGGTGACGAGCACAAGCATACGGTACAAAATTTCTTTGATTTCAAACGCAAGTTGTATCCTCGCGTGACGCAGATGACCGAAGAGCTGCAAGCACGATTCTACTGGTATGAAGGCACACGTGAAAATGTGGCACGTTCTTTAGGCATCCGAAATACTGTCATCGGCACGTTGCTGCAAGATCTGTCGGAAGGTCGTGATCTGGAAACTGCCGTGAAATCCTTTGAAGTCAAAGTCCGGTCTGGATGAACTGCTCCGCCATAAGCTGGCCGTGGCTGTTGTCATCCGTGGTGAAACAAAGTATGCGGGCACGATGGAGATGGCAACCCACTACAAGCGCCAGCATTGGAAGTCAGATAGCACCAAATCGTAAAATACTTTCAATAACAATGACGCCTAGTATATTTGCTGGGCGTTTCAATTTGTACACCACAGTATAATACAGCTGTACACTAAACCATGAGGCTACATTATGTTTCGTTTGAAATTGAACACCCGCGACAGCACTGGGACGGCGGTGAAAGCAACAGCTGGTAAGGTGAACGGCGAATTCCGTGAGATCTTCAAAGAGCCGAAGACCGACAAAGGCGGGACTAAAAAGTCTGCGCGTGGTTTCCTTAAAGTCATTAAAGACTCTCAGGGTAAACTAGTGTTGGTTGACGGTATCACCTTTGATCAGGTACAAGACGCCGACAACCAGCACCAGCTGGTGTACCGTGATGGTAAGTTCTTCAACACCCAAACTCTGGAAGAAGCGCGTGTTCGTGCCGCTCCTCTGGTGATGGAACTGGCATCACAAATTTGATAACCGAAGGGGAGGAGACTCCCCCGTTTTGAGGGAAACCTGATGTCTGTGAAGATGAAAGGCGCGGAATTCAAAGAATATTACCATGATGACACTTACTGGGTGAAGGATGCCTGGCATGATGATCATGCGATCAAGGTCAATGGTGAGTACATTGATGACATCACAGATGATATGCCCGATGATGCGGAAGTCGTCATCGAGTCTGGTGTCGTGTTCATCCCGGTACAGTCCGAGAGCGGTATGAAAGAGAAAGACGTGTCTTTCGTCTCTCATTTCAAGGCTTGGCGCAAACAGAAAACCTGTATAACTCTTATCATCACAGTCGAGAAAGAACATCTCGATGCTGTGAAGGTCGCCATTAAATCCCAACAGGGCGTTGTCTTGTTAAATGAGATTAAATGGGGTAATGTCATGACCAACCAAATTAACCGTGCGGGCGTCGACAACCTCGACCGCCGCTTTAATCCAACGGATGTACTGATGAGCCAGATTGAGCTGTATCGTGAATTCGTTGAACATATGCTGACCAAGCCGGAAGGTGAGGCCGATAACAACCCTGAAGAAGGCAATAACGATGATTGAATCCCTGGAGTTTAAGAATGCGGTTGCGACTGTTGCTCCGTCCAACCATGTAATCGTTGTGGACATTTCCGGTTCCATGTACCGGGCGCTCCCTGAAGTCCGTAAGCACCTGAAGGAGAACCTGCCTTCTCTGGTGAAACCGGAAGACACCGTGAGCCTCCTGTACTTCTCATCCCGTGGCGATTTTGGTACTGTGTTCGCAGGTCGTCAGATCAGTGCTGCGTCTGACCTGAGCGAGCTGAACAAACTCATCGATCGCTTCCTGCAACCATCCGGCTGTACTGGCTTTGTTGAGCCGTTGAAACTGGCGATGGACACCGCACGTGATCTGAAGAAACCCGGCTACGTCAACAACCTGGCGTTCATGACCGATGGTTATGACAACTGCTGGCGTTCCAATGAAATCCTGGACACCGCCGAAAAACTTCCTTCCGCATTCGACAACGTTACATTCATCGAATACGGCTGGTATTGTAACCGCGAACTGCTGGCTCAGATGTCTGAACGTTCCGGCGCAACTCACGTGTTTGCCGAAGGCCAGACTGAATATCAGACTGAGCTAGAAAACGTGCTGAAGTCATCCACGCCAAAAGTGGTTGTTGACGTTCCGTTGCTGTATGATCATGCAATTTATGTTGAAAACGGCGCGGCGACTGTTCTGGCTGTCCAACAGAACGATGAAGGACATCCTATCGGCCACGTGAGCATCCCTGAGAGCGTCACGAAGCTGTGGGTTGTCAACCCCGACATGATCGACCAGCTTGATGCGCTGGCTGACATCCAGGCGGCATACGTGCTGGCATTCTACGGCGTACACATCATGGACGCCGACCTGGTGTGGGCTGCACTGAAGAAAACGGGCGACGTTCGCTTCATCAAACAGTACAGCAACTGTTTCACCAAGCAAGACTACTCCAACATCAAAGTCGATTTGACGCAGGCCATAGTTGACGACCAGCTGCGCGGCGTGGACGGTATCGACTACAATATGGTCCCGGCTGAAGATGCGACCACTGTTGTTGATGTGCTGACGTACCTGGCCGAAGCTGGCGTGTCTGTTGCCACCAAACACCCGATGTTCTCCTACAAGAGCATTGGTCGCGGTACTGTACAGAAAGCGGACGACACCGAAGACAAGCTGGCGGAAGAGATCGCGAATGCTCAATCCAAAGAAGAGCGTAAAGCCCTGGCTCTCAAGCTGGCCGAGCACGAAGAGTGGACACCGTCGTTTGAACCTGCAGATGACCTCGGCTTTGTCCCTATCAGCGACCTGGTCTATAACTCTGAGCGCCCGAACATCAGTGTGCGTACAATCCAGCACGGCACTGTGGCGGTGCCTGAGTTCGCCCAGAAGAAGTTTGGCCTGCCTGAAGAACTGGAAACCTTCCAGTGGCGCAACTATACCATCGTCAAAGATGGTATCATCAACGTGAAGACCCTGCCGTTCAACGCCGATGTTGAAGTCGTAACCAACCTGTGCCAGATGGGCGTACACGTGTTCGGTGGTCCGGAAGTGTTTATCCTGAACCTGGAAAGCATACCACTGGTCAACCGTGCGATGGTTAAGAACATCAGTGCTGCCGAGTTCTTTACCGACAACGTTCGCCTGGAAGCCCTGAAAGGCAAACAGAAGGTACTGAAGTTCTATCGCGATGAGCTGGTTGGTAAAGGCAATGCCAAAGGCCTGGCTATTCAGTACGGCGCTGAAGCCGCAGAATATCTGTCTGGTGTTGGCATCCGCGATTATGGCTTCTCGCCGAAGACCGAGCTGAAGGACTCCACGGATGTCTACATGAGCCGTGAGCTGAACGTTAAGATCGCTGGGGCGTCTTCCCTGCCGTCTATCGCAGCGGTGCAGAAGAAGATCGCCGACAAGAAGAACCTGAATGCTGGTGACATGTTCATCGCCAATGCGCTGAAAGAGTATGATGCATTTGTGAAGTCCCCGGCGATTACTGCTGTGCCTGAAGCCGTACAGAAACAGCTGATCGAAAGCTGGATCGACGCTGCGGCCAAGGCGGCCATCACTGAAGTCCGTGCTCTGAACAAGAAATTGTCCAAAGTGGTGTATGGCATCGTTGCAGGCCACGGCTGGTTCACCGACCTCGACCTGGAAGAGTCCACCATGGAAGTCGAAGTGGATGGTGTGAAGTACAAGGTCACTGCTGAATTGGCAGAGAAAGAGATCAAAATCTAATCCAACAGGCGGGGCAACCCGCCTTATTTTGGGAGCAAGAACATGAGTAGCAAACCAACATATGTTGAGGTCATGCGCCATCTGGCTCAGTACGCCACCGACAATCTGAATATGGATATGTGGCGTGATGAAGACAAGCGCAAACTGCTGGATGACGTGGCGGCTCAAAACGAAGACGCACTGGACAAGCTGGCTGGCCTTCGCACCAAGAAAGACCTCGGCGGTGACGAACTGGATGCCATCGAAATCGTAATGGACCTCGAAGAAGAGTTTGAGGTGGACATCTTAGACAGCTGGCTGGGTAGTAAAGGCGATGACCCGACCATGGGTGAACTCGCGGAGTACGTGGTTGCCCTGCGCAAATAACAGAAGTCCCCAACAAACGTTGGGGATTTTTACTTTTAGGGGTTTACTTCCTCTAAAGAATGTCCTATTATTCAATAACTGGCGAACGATGGGGTTCACCAGGTTGAAAGGTAAGATTATATCATGAAGAACAAAATGGTAGAAACCTCAGTAGAAATCGACCGCAATTGGGGATTGCTCCGCGCTAAAGGGTTCCGTCGTGTGTATGCGACCAAAGAAGTCTATGCGTCACGCCGCGATGTTATCATCAGCAAGAAGGGCAAAGAGTGGGTTGCCGAAGAAGTCGATGTCGAGACTGGCGTCGTCGGCAAGGTGAAGGCCAAGGCCGCGATCCTCTTCGCTCTTCTGAAGCATATCAGTTAATTCTATAACTTTGGGCGGGGTATGATTACCCCGTCTATTTGAAATTGCAGGAACTATATCATGACCCGTATTAATGTCATCCCCGTTGAATCTCTTTGTGACCAGCACCTCCTTGCCGAGTACACTGAACTCGCGCCTGTCGTTCTTAATGTGGTGAACGGCAAGCGCCGCAACCTCAAGGGTGCGCCGAAGCAGTACAAACTCAACGAAGGTCATGTGCTGTTCTTCCGGGACAAGCTCATTTATCTGATCGAGCGCTATGATCAGCTTGTCGCCGAACTGCTTTCCCGTGGGTATACTGTCAACTATCCTTCGCTCCGCAATCAGGTGACGCCAGACAATCGACAGGAACTCGCGATCTATCTTAACGATTACCAACCGACTCAGGCCGCAGTCGAAGAGAATGTCGAGCGCATTGTCGAGCGTCTGAATGGCATGGGCAAAATCACGTATAACCGCACACCAGTAGACCCATCCTACATGGTGAACGTTATGAAACAATCATTCCAATTCTGAAGAGACTATATCATGAAAAAGTTAATCCTCGCCGTTGCCCTGCTGGGCGCTTCCTTCGCTGCTGTTTCCGCTCCTCCTGTAATCACCGGAGTGTCTACCAACGGCGTTTATGCTTTCAAGGCGTATGGCCAAGACCTCGTTCTGTATAAGAATGGGAAGATGATTGAGCGCTGCGTGTCAGACGGCGTAAACCGTGGGATCGACAATCAGGGTAGCCCGTTCATCCTGGACTTCTATGCCTGCTCCAACGGGACTAAGACCTTTGGTGTCAAGACCTTTGGCAACGTCACTGACGGTGGCTGGGGGTTTATGATTGAAACCCGCAACCGCCGCCCTGTCACGACCATGGAAGAAGAGTTCATGATCTCCGTCGGTGGTACGTTATGAAAAAAGGACGAAGAACTCGCTCTGTTCTCTATGGTGCGCAGCGAAGTTGAAACAGGTTTCAGGGAGACGGATGCAATTATTGACTTAATGAAAGTCAAAAATGATATCGACAATGAACGGTATAAAACAGCGCTCTACGGCCTTCTCGAGTTCGTTCTGCGCAAGGCCGATCTTGGTCCTGTCGATACCCTTGACGACCTGACCAAGTTGTTGAACACAGGCGGGGAAGGTTTCGACACCGCTCGTATCCTTATTGATGGTGGACCTGAAGAAGACGAGGTGTAATCATGCCAAGATTCATCGCAGTGGTGCATACGTGGTTCCATGATAGCAAAGGTTTCGAAGTTCATGAACTGGGATCAACGTACCGTGACGCCGCAGAACTTGAGGCTCGCCGTATAACAGAAAAGGGCAGAGACACTTTCAATTGTCGGGCATTCTGTTTGTTAGAAATTCACAGTACAGAACGACTCACAGAACGGAAATTGACCTGGAAGGAAAGATTGACAGGGAGGCTAACTAAGGGATAATCCATATCCCGAGGTGAATCTCATGTTCATGTCTTCCTTCATAGACTGGTTGAACATTATCAACGGCCTGAGGATTCCTGTTGGAAACCTCGGGCTTTCTCGTTCTTCGATGCCACAAATCGACGATGACAAGCAGCAGGCGTTCCATGACTACCTGGAGGAACTTGGCATCACCATCGATGCTGGACAGGTTCCAATCAGATCTCTCCGTCTTACCCAGAACGAAATCAACAAGATGAAGGTCTGGAAGATCATGAAGAACATTCGAAATAAGAAGCCCATGGGTCGGGTTTGGGTGTCTTCTGACAACTATGTGGTAGACGGCTCCCACCGTTATGTCGCTGCCCTGAACATGGATGATCGCCAGCGCCTCAAGGTCTACAAAGTGGACATGCCTGCCCTGGAGTTTGTCAAGGTTGCCAAGCAGTTCAAGGGTGTGAAGTACCGGACGGTCAGTGATAGTCGGCACTAATCTGAATACGATAGTTTATTGAAACCCTTTACTCAACATGGTGAGCCGCCTATCATTTCATCCAATGAAATAAGGAGAACCACCATGAAACGTTTAATCCTCGGGGCTGTGCTGGCTGGTCTGGCATTACCCGCCACCGCCAAGCTGAACTCCACAGGTGACAAACTGTGGTCTGATCTTTCCTACTGTGCTGGGTTTTCTCAGGCAGTCGCCATCGATAAGTCTGGTTCAATAGAGAACTTCGCCGAACTCTGGAACACAGGCAACATCTCCACTGCTGTGGTCAATGCTGGGATTGAGTTCAATCGTTACAAACAGGGAGCCTATAACCTCAAGGGCTACCTAAATGACGATGAATTTAATCGAGGCGGCATGGAGGCAGGTGATTTGATCATGACTGGCCGAATGGGCACACAAGGTCGCATAAAGGTGAGAGAGTGCCGTTCTCTTCCTTCTCCGGCATTGCAGAAGGGTGTGCAGATAGGCCGCCGTCACCTGAACCTGATCAATGATGGCAACCAGTGCATCAAGGTTTTCGAATACAGCGCCACACAAACCTCCGATCGCACTTTGAAGAAAGAATGGCGCACCCGCGCTCTCGGCCTCAGAGCCTGGTTGGTGGAGAATGACCGTTATTTTGAGGATCGTGTTCAGAACGGCCTGAAAGATCTGGCCACCGACCTGAGCGTGAATCTTGATGATCCTCGCATGTCACGCGAACTCCAGCAGACCCGTGTTGACTGCGACAATATGATGAAGGAGAACGAATGATGGCACGCAAAATCGTCCTCCTGTTGTTGCTGGCTGTTGTCGTGGGTTACGTTGCTGGCGCGTATGCAGCACCACCGTCTAAGCTGAACACGTGTGTGGCCTGGATGAACACGTACCAGCAATTCCACCCAGACGACAAAGATACTTCCATCCTTCTGTCTGACTTCGAGGGTGAGATGAAGCGCCTGGATCTGTTCAGCGTGGACGAGATTGAGAATGCTCTGGACCTACCCATGATGCTGACCGCCGCCGATAATAGCCCACAGACGAAGAAAGATCTGATGTATTGTCGTGGGATTGCTCAGGACTTTGTCGGGTTTCAAAAATAGGTTTCGGGTTAAAATTTAGCCCCACATTAAACTGAAGGAATACTCCGTGATGCTCTTGACAAAAACTATCGCTGCGGCGATTATCGAAAAGAATAAATCCTCCGCTCCAAACGCGGCGCGGGTATTGCTTATACACGAAGACTCCCGTGTGATCTTTGCTGAGAAGTTTGAGATGGGCGCGACTCTCTGGTATGCTGACAACATGCGGGAGAGCAAGATGCATGGCGTCATTCACAAATTGATTCTGGTTGCCATGCGCAATGATCAGGGCGATTGGGTGAACGTTTCCGACTTCAGTGGCAAGATTCCTCAAGAAACTCCGGTCTCTCGCCTACAGCTCCGCATGGCTCTCAACGCGCCGAAGGCGAAACCGGATGCAAGTTCTATTATCATACCCGCCACCAAACTATCTCTGGCGAACACCAATCATGCTGAACACTGCACAGAAAAATGCAAAGTCGAACTTGTTGTTCAGAAGGCTAGCAAAGTCGTAGAATCGTTCAAACCAGATTCGGTAGAAGTGGAGGCATTGGCCGAAAAGGTAAAGGGATCCGAATTCATCTCCCTGCGTGAACTCGAGCCACCGCATCGCCACCGCATCGCCAATGAGATGTTTGTCTCCTTCAGGCCGAATGGAAATATCATCCTGTGTAAAGCCCTGCGCGATGCACTCCCTTGGACAACTCTGAACATGATGGTGACCCGCGACTTCAAACGTTTCGGCGTCTGTGCTGGGAAGGACTATAATGTCAACCAGAGCGGGACTTATGTCAACCGCGCCATGTGCTCTAAGCTGACCTTCCCCGGAGATGCCGGAACGATCCGCGTCGTTCTGAACTGGGATGACAAGCTGAACATGTATGTTGGTGATTTCCAATAATCAATAACCTCGGGTGGCTTATCATAAAGTCGCCTTTTCATTTGAGAGACTATATATCATGGAAAAATCTTATCCGATCATTGTGACCAAACCCCGTTCCCGCATTGTTATTCAGTTATTGCTTTGGGCGTTCTACCAGCGCATCCCGTTCTATTACATGGGGCAGAAAGCAGTCGATGAACTCCTGAAGTCTCACGCTGTGGAGGTGTAACATGGCTGGTGTATGGTGTGATGTCCTGCTGGTTAGATTCAGTTCGCATGAAAGCTCGAAGCAATATTCAGTTTTCTTTCCGGTTCCGTTTTCTTCCGGCGGCCTCACAGTTCAGAGGGTTCTTTCATTGGAATCTGAATTGTGTAAGTCATACGCCGATGATGCTCATGTCTTGGGATACGATCTTCTGAACGAAATGCTGATAGATGAAGTTCATGTAGAAACGGTTGTTACCCGAGCAGAGATGGAATTGTTAATCCCCAAAGGGAACGCCCAATAATTCCGCTTTATTCAATAAAATTTGTTAGTTAAACTGTAGTCCTCTTGTAGTGAACATGAAAGTAAACATTAACCCAACGGAGTAATCCAGATGAATCGTACTGAATTTGTTGCCCACATCGCTTCGACCCAGAACATCACCAAAGGCGAAGCAGAGAAAGTAGTAGCATCCTTTATTGACGGCGTGAAAACTGCAGTTGCTGCAGGCGCATCTGTCCAGCTGGTCGGCTTCGGTGCATTCGAAGTGAAAGCACAAGAAGAGCGCGAAGGTCGCAACCCTCTGAACGGCCAGACAATCACCATCGCTGCCAAAAACGTTGTGAAATTCAAAGTGGGCGAAGGTCTGAAGAACGCTGCCAACGGCAAGTAATTCAACCTGGTTCGGTCCGGTCTCTGCAACGCAGGGGCGTGACAAAAGAGAAAGCCGGAGTACAATGCTCCGGCTTTTTCGTTCCTGGGAATCGGGTAAACTATAGGCGAATCCCATAGGAGGAAGCAAGTGACAGCATTCAATCAATACACCAAGGCGCTTGATGGCGTCGGACCAGTCAGCATAGACCGCATCAAGTCTCTTGCCGCTGAGTTCTTCCCATACGACACCGCCAACCCAGGACAGATGGAATGCATCGTTGAAGCCGTGGACGCCCTCTTGAACAAGAAGGTCAAACACGTGATCATCGAGGCTCCAACTGGTGTGGGTAAATCCCTGATCGGTACTACCATTCATAATGTGCTTCGCCATCTGGTTCTTGAGCGCAATCCGTATGGCCAGTTCCGCACTTCTATCACCACTCCGACCAAAGGTCTACAGGATCAGTATGCGGCAGAGAAAGCCGTGGCGATAGATATCCTGAAGGGCAAGAAGAACTATCGTTGCCATATCAGCCCTGACCTGTACTACAACGCCATCCAATGCCGTATGGCATGCCGCGACGGGCACTGTAACAAGAATCGTTGCCCATATGTTCAGGCTCGTCGTCTTTGGACAGACATCTCCTCCCTGCGATGCACCAACGCCGCCATGATGGTGGAGATGTGTACGACGATCTGTATGAAGCCCGAAAACCGCGCCGATATGCTGATCCTTGATGAGTGCCATAAGATGCCCTCTACGCTCCTAGAGCACACGATCATGGAATACAGTATAAATGCTGTAAAGGGGTTGCTAACGATCCCTGAGGGAGTGCCTATCGTGGAGACCATCACGGATATCATCAGGCGCACAGAAAACTATGAGCTGGGCAAGCTGTACTCGTTAACAGGTGAGATGCATGCGATATTTGACGACCTGCATGACAAGGTTGAAGCTCTTTTAGAAACCCTTGAGGAACTGGTAGAAGACGAGCGCCTGACCGAAGCCCAGGTGATGAAGCTGTCCGACATCATTGATACTCTTCACAACCTCAGCGACTACTGCGGCATCATGGGGCAGACCAATGCCAGCACCTTCATCGTTCAGGAGAAAGACAAGGGCATGATTCAGTTCAAGCCTGTCATCGCCTCTGATGTGTCTCAGTTCGGCCTATTCCGCAAGGGCGACTACCATGTTCACATGTCGGCAACGATCTGTGGGATTGAGTCCTATGCTCGTTCTCTGGGTATCCGTGAGGGTGAATACCACAAGATTCAAATCGGCAACCCAATCCCGATAGAGAACCGGAAGGTCAACTACATGCCCATCATGAAGATGACGGCGAACATGGGTGACTACGAGATGAAGAAGCTGGCCGAATACGTGGATGAAATCATCGCGTTCCACCATGGGCAGTCTGGCATCATTCACACAGTCAGTTATGACCGCGCCCTGGCTCTACAGAAGTTCAGCAAGTACAGGAATATGATTCACGTTCCTCGGACTCGCAAGGCTCTGATGGATATCATGGAGCAGGCATTCAGGACGAAGACGCCTTGTGTCATCGCCAGTCCGGCTATGGAAGAGGGGTATGACTTCAAGGGCGATTACAGCCGCTTCCAGATCCTGATCAAGGTGCCATACGATTACCTTGGTGATCCTCTGGTGGCTCACGTTAACAGTGTAGACCCATCGGCGTACTTCAGGATGGCGGTACTGCGTATCGTTCAGATGTGCGGACGTTCGGTCAGGGGTGTGAATGACTGGGCTGCGACATACATCCTTGATTCTTCTTTTGAATCACTGATGATGCGCAACCCAGAGTTCTTCCCCGCTTGGTTCACTGATGCCGTGTTCGAGGTTTAGTAACCCGCCACGAAGGACAGATGGCATTTGACATTTGGTTCCAGTGATGTCACAGAAACCGTCATGCTATCCGTATCTTGGCTGAAGTCAATGGTGGCGAGAGGTTTGGTCTGCACATGGTTGTACGTGCTGTAGAACAGATCCTCGCCGCGATACCCGACCTTTCCGTCAGTGTCCTGCCAATGGCCCAGTGTCTTATCGTAGACATGCACTCGGAACTCAATCATATGGAAGAGCGCCTTGGGGATGTCCTTGAGTACGCTGGTTCCAACCACAGGGATCTCAATGGAAGAGTCATTGGAGTTCCCTTCATAGACCGAAGCCCACGCAAAGGTGGGATCACCACCTGCAACAGGGGTTCGCTTCCAGTATTGGAACTCAGGGTTGCCTGAAGTGTTCTTCTGAAGTAGAATGACCTCGCCACCTGTGAAGTTCGTGGTGTCAATGTCATCTCGCTCAAGTTCATCGGCCGGAGATCCAATAAATTTCCAGCCTTCGCGATCCAGAAGAGACTTATAATAGTCGGTGAACACGTTGCTGTCTTCTGCGGCGTTGATGGCGTCTTTGAGGCCTTCGCCAGTCACCATCTCGTTGAGACGGAGCCACATGTCTTTGACGGCGGACGCAGCAGCGACCTGCCCAACAGTCCCACCTGCAGTGTAATCATAGACGATATCAGTCAGCTTGATAGCGTCATTGATAGACAAGAGCAGTTGCTCAATCTGCGGTGCGGTGAGACTGAAACGATATGCGCGGGGTGCCATAGTTTCATTCCTCTTTCTATAAAACCAGTTTGGGATATTTATATCATGATAGAAATTTATTCTGACGGGGGTTCTAACCCGAAGACCAACCAGGCCGCAGGCTGGGCATTTGCCATTAAGCCGATGTCGGGTATGCAATGGAAGGTATTCTTCGGCCACCTGCCTCCTCCGTCCACCAACAACATCGCCGAGTTGTTGGGTGTCACTAACGCATTGAAATTACTGTGGGCATTCTCTGGAAAGGGTGAGCGCAGCATACCGGACGTCCGCATCTGGTCCGACAGCCAATACACCATCAAGAGCGTCACCGAATGGCGAGCGAAGTGGGAGTATCAGGGCTTCCCAGACAAGAACGTTGATCTCATCAAAGATCTGTTCAGAATCTATGATCTCGTTTGTTCAATTTGTGAAGTTGAACTAAAATGGGTTAAAGGTCATGCGGGTGTTGAAGGCAACGAACTCGCGGACACTTGGGCCACCGCCGCCAAGAACGACAGCAACTTCCTGATAGAGAATGAAAGGATCTCTGTGAAGAAAGTTGTTGGATCTTTTGATGAATTTATCGGTATCTGAGGGTTCCCACAATGGGTATGAATTATGTTGATCGTGGCGAGAATGTCGTCAAATATTTCACGGACGAAGATAACGAGCGTGTCATCAGTATCCTTCGTGATTGGATCCCTGCTCGCAAGAAAGCACTTGCCGAGGGCACCAGGCTTCCAAAGATCCCCAACTATGTCGCTCTGCAGGTCCAGCGCATCATCACCAAGATGAGCACCCGCTACAACTATCGTGATTATCCCTTCCGCGAAGACATGGTCTCTGAAGCAATCGTCAACATCCTGCGTTACCTCCACACCTTCGACGTCGGTCACATTGGAAAGAAAGGGAAGATCAACTTCTTCTCTTGGGTGACCATGTGCGCTGATCGATCATTCGCCCGTAAGCTGAACATCGAAGAAGAGCACACGTACATCAAATTGCGCTCATTTGAAGAGGCGGGTGGGTTCGCAGGCCTGGCAGACGACCCAGACTTCCAGCAAGAGACGTTCGTTGATGCCACAGGGATTGGTATGGACTTCCGTGAGCGCATCGGCAACTTTGAGAACAAGAAGGAAAGCCAGCGACAGAAGGAGCGGGAGAAGGTGGAAACAGCCCGTGCTGCCGAATCGACTAAAAAGATTGCGAAAGGCATACTTCAATACATGGCACAAGGTAAGAATACTATGACAGCACAGGCCGAAGATGATTCAGATCAAGACTTTGGCAAAACGCAATTTGACCTGGACGAAATCCAAGAGGAAAAAGAATAATGGCGATTGCTAAAATTGGCGATCTGCATATCGGGAGCCGTAATGGTTCCCGATACGTTCGCGACTTCATCAAGAACTACCTCATCAATTATTTCATCCCTGAACTTGTCGACTCTGATATCAAAGAGGTCTGGCAGTTTGGCGACACTTTTGACGTCCGCAAATTCATGTACGGGCGCGACAAAGACTGGCTGAAGGATGAGCTAACTCCGGCGCTGAAAGCCGCTGGCATCAAGTGGAATGGCATCGTGGGCAACCATGACATCACCTTAGAAGAGTCCAACCGCATCAACTGGCCGTCCTATCTGAACGAGCTGGACCCAGATGTGTTCTGCTACTACAGCGAACCGACCGAAGTGATGATCGAGGGTGTCAAGACTCTGCTGCTGCCTTGGATCAACAAGGAGAACTATGATGCGTCTATTAAGGCGATACAAGATACAGACGCCAAGTACTGTTTTGCGCATCTGGAGCTGGCAGGGTTCAAAATGTACCAGTCCTCTACTTGTGATCACGGTCAGATCGACGTTGCATTGCTTTCCAAGTTTGACCGGGTCGACACAGGGCATTTCCATACCCGTTCGATGGAAGGTAACATTCAGTATATTGGGACTCCATATCACCTGAACTGGGAAGACTACAAAGACGGCACCAACCGTGGCTTCTATGTAGATGACATGCGCGGCGGCGAAGTCTTCATCCCGAACGCTGAGCACCAGACGTTGTTCCGCTATGTGGAATATGATTACACCAAGCTGTCTTCTGACAATGAAGGCAACTGGATCGACCCTGAGTGGTTGAACACAGGTTTGGGTATTGAAGGGCAAATCGTTAAGGTAATCGTACAGAACCGCGACAATGCCAAGCATTATGAGAAGTTCTGTGATGCCATGAAGCGCTGCAAGTGCATTGACTACAACTTCATCGACCGGACGATTACCGTTGCAGCCGAGAAGGTTGAGGTCACCGAAGAGATGGTGGCAACCGATGCAGTGGAAGTCCTAAAGAAGGATATCCGCGCTGGTAATAACATCCAACGGCCTGAGAACGTCTGCAAGCTGGCAGAGCACTTCTACAACGCCGCCCAACAACGCCTGAACAAACTGGACGCATAACCATGACCCAAAGTACAGATATCCTGTCCAAGTTTGGTGCTCTCCTGCAGGAAGCTGAAGCTCCTGTTCAGGTTGATGTGCCATTCGAAGTGCGTGACAACATCACTCACAAGCTGACCTTCCACAAAGGCCGCGCCAAGAACTTCCGCTCCATTGGCAATCAGTTCATGGAGATCGATTACCAGCGCAATCCGGCTACGCTCGTCACTTCTGATGACAACGGCGCGGGTAAGTCTACCATGCTGGTGTGGCTCCTGTTCTTCGTACTGTACAACGACACGTACAGCAAGAAGGAGAAGAAGGCAGGCCTGGTGAACTCACAGAGCCGTAAGGAATGTGTGGGTGAGGTCGAATTCTCATGCCGTGGGAGCGAATGGAAGGTGCGCCGTGGCATCAAGCCTGACTTTGTTGAAGTCTACCAGATGGTGGACGGCAAGTGGTTGCAGATCGATAACGAAGCGGCCAAGGCCGACATGAACAAGTACATCGTGAACCTCATCGGTGTGGACCAGAAGATGTTTGAGAACTCTCTGGTGCTGGGTAAAGAGAAGTTCATCCCATTCACGGAGATGTACACCGCCGACCGTCGCGCCATGGTGGAGACTATCTGGGATTTGGGTTTCTTCAGCCTGATGAACGAAGATGTCAAGGCTTCCATCAAGAACGCCAACGCCGTACTGGACAGCATCTCTACTGAGTGTGCGTTGAAAGTTGTTGACCACACCAACAAGAAGACGCAGCTGCATCAGATCGAGCAATCCAACGCCCTGATACAGCAACAGTCAGCCGATATCCTCCTACAGCAGCAGGAAGCCCTGACAGCCCTGGATGCGGATATCACCGCCCAGAACGAAGAACGAACCCGTCTCACTGCTGTAGAATTCGAAGCCACCCAGGAAATGAAGACGGTGGAAAGCCGCCTGCACGAAGAATCCATGGTGGAGATCGAGGCTGTCAAGAAAGATTTTGAAGTCAGAATCCAGTCTGTGAAAGACGCCGCGCAGGACAAGGCCGATGATTATGAGCGCATCGAGGTGTCTACTGCTGAACATGATCTTCAGGTCTTGCGTGACCGCGCCTATACCGTGGCTGAAAGCAAGAACACCCTGGTCACCGAGCGCAACGCAAACCTTGACGCTCTGAACGCTGCTATCCAGCGCCGCCAACAGGGTGAGAACTTCCGCATCAAGTTCCAGACCGAAATGGATGGCCATCAGTCGGCCATCAAACGGTTCCATGACATGGGAACTTGCCCGACGTGTACCCAGCTGGTGTCCGACGATACCAAAGCACGGATTGAGAGTGAATACAATCCTCAGATTCAGGAATTACAGGCGAAACTGGATCAACTGGATAAAGTCACTGCAGATGTCACCGCCCTGATTGATGACCACAAGGCTCAGGACGACAAGCTGGTTGCTGATATCGCGGTGATCGATGCTGAATTGGATGCAATGCGCAAGCAGGCTGACGAAATCGTTGACAACATCAAGCAGCTGCATCGTGACATTCAGGGGTTCCATGACGCCGCCACGATTGAATGCAACTCTTTGAACCGTGAATGCCAGCAGAAGATCCTTGACATTCGCAAGGCGCTGAACGTTCGTTTTGAAGACATCACTGCGTCGTTGCAACAGACGCGAGAGAATGCCGTCAGCGGGATTAAAGCCGTTGATGATAAGATCGCCGAGCTGAAAGCCCGTCGTGCTCCTCTCGTGGCGTCTATTGCCGATCTGGAGCGCAAACTGGCTGTACAGCCGACGCCTACAGCCGACCTGGAGAATGCCATCTCTTCTATTGAGAGTGAACTAGAGGATCTATACCAGCGTCGAGAGGACGCGGATCAGGAACTCCAGGACTTACAGCATCTTCTGTTCTTCCTGAAGGATGACCAGACCAAGGCGCGCATCATCGCCCTGTACCTTCCATTCCTCAATAGCAAGATCAACGAGTATCTTGAAGCCCTCAACATGTTCCTGGACATCGTTGTCGACGATACATTTGAGATCACCATGAGTGCAGCAGGCCGCAAGGGACAGAGCATCTTCTCCCTGTCTACTGGCCAGCGCAGCCGCCTGAACCTGGCTGTGACGTTAGCTCTGCGTGATGTGGCTAACCTCAAGGCGTCTGTGCAATGTAACCTGTTCGTGCTGGATGAGATCCTTGAGAACATGAGTGAGCGCGGGGTGCAGGAATCGGTTGAGATGCTGAAGCATAAGTTCGGCGGGAACAACCTGTTTGTCATCAGCCAGCGTGAGCAGGAGTTCCAGGAATATTTCCAACACAACATCCGTTATGGTCTGCGCAATGGCCTGACCGAAGTTATCAAGAAGGATTGATCATGGGTAGACTGATTCGTGTTTCAAAGACCACGGGCGGGGAACTGCACCGAGTTGTTTGAAGACGACTTGTATGTGCGCCTGATTGGAGGGGATATCACCGAGGATGAACTCCTTGAGCTTGACGGGAAGGTATTGGGGTGTTGGTGTAAGCCGCGCCCCTGCCACGGGGATGTTTACGTCAAAGTCATTGGTCGTATTAAACTATTCCGCAAGCTGGGTAAATCCTTTACTGAACACCTGAGACAAACATATGTCAGAATCAAAAGATGAAATCCAAGACTCCTGTGTCATTGCGGTTGAAACCTGGAACCGTCGGAACCCACATTATCAGGTAACGGTCACTCCGAATCGTTATCTTGAGCAGGGTGGCCTGATTGTGGTTGATGCTGTGCTTGCCTTCAACAAGTACCACGATATGGAAATCTTGGACGGCAATTTCACCGTCGCGACCAACACGGCCTGGGATGACCCGATGGAGTTTGTCTACGGCTGGCTGGAATGTATCGAGGAATCCTACCACCTCATCTATGAATGAGGCTGAAGGGCACTAAATATCACGTGCCCTTTATCTTTTAACCCCTGTCAGGAGGCTCAATCGAGCTGCAAGTCGACAAACCACATAAGGAACGCCATCATGACGATGACAACGTTGAAGGCCATGGCCTTGTCCGTGACCTTTACCATTGCCAGCGGGAATGTGCACGCTTCCCAAAATACAAGTCAATGTGTTTATGATTTCTCTGAGCAACAACTTAATACGCTGGCAACTGCCTATCACATAGGCAAGACACAAGACCTTGGTTACACTCTGGCCGCCATATCTTGGCGAGAGAGCCGCGCTGGTGAAGATGTAGTGTCAATGCGATACGGCCTCAAGGCGGCCAACATGGGAGCCTTTCAGAACAAGGTGAAGACAGTTGGTGATCGCGAAGGTTGTAAGAATCGCAAGTGCTATGCCAATGTCGCCATCAAGTTGCTGACCGACCAAGAATATGCCGCGCAAGCCGCCCTCGATGAGATGCAGTTCTGGCTGACCTATCACAAGCAGAATGTGCGCAAATCTCTTTCCTCCTACAATGCTGGCTTCGCCCGTAATCCTGCATCGAACGCCTATGCCGCCGACGTCGTGAAGAAAGCTAAATATCTTCAGAAATGTGTGTCCTTCAAAGGCCGGACCATCTCCGAGGTAGATCCTCAGGTGATCACCATGAACAAGCGCACAATAGAGAAACTGAAGAGGACAAGATAATGAACATCACTCCATCCCAGACCGGATATGAACATATCTTGGTCTTCATCGCTCTACAGGGCGCGAAAGAAGGCATCATTGTATCCGAGTACTCGGGTACAGTTCGCCTTGCCGATTATGTCGCTCCCGAGGCATTCATCAAGAAGTGCATTGATGCATGGTGTCTCTACGCCCTCGGTACGTATCCTGCTCCTCCGGCTGGTGAGCTGTTGTTTACCGTACCGACTCCAGCTGCTGGCGATACGGACGCTATCTTTGCCGATATGCTGGCCAAGGGGTATCTGGTGTATGACATCACTCACGACGTCTACTCCTTCACCTCCCTGAACACTGTGTTTGGGTTCACCATCACATCCGAAGCCAACATCCCTGACTGGGGTATCTTGGCATGGGGTGTTGACGGTCTGGGCGCAACCTATGCATCATCTGATGTCGGTGCGGTTCTGATTGATGAGGGCGTCACCATGGAGCAGTACCTTGCTCAGTTCCCTCAGCACAATATCACGGGCAGCGACATCATTTTGGTCCAGCCTGGTGCTATCGCCCTCCCTCGTTTAGTGGCTGGCTGGAAACCACAGCTGAAGGATATCATCGCCGGGATCAGATTCCATATTCCTGTTGTGAACCCAACGCCGTAAAATAATTCAATAAAAGGGGCAAACGCCCCTTTACTTCTTCAATATCTTCCCCTATACTTCATTCCATAAGCAGTACGACACCAACTTGAAATGAAGGAACTACATCATGACACAACTCAAGAACTTCACCGCCGATGACATGTTTGCCTTCCAGGGCGCTGAGCACTTTGCTGATGGTTCTGTACCCCGCATCTACTACTTCTCCGATGAAGAGATGGAAGCATTCTTCGACCTGATGGAAAAAGACTACGAATCGGGTGACTTCATCTACCTCATCCATCATGCTGAAGGGTTGTCCCTGGGTTGGACGGCCAACGGCGAACCGGAAGAAGTAAACTTCCCTGAAGGCATCATGTCCGAGCGTATAGAGTACCTGCTGGAAGCCCTGGACTCTCATACCCTTCCACTCTGGGCGATGTCAGTAGCCAAAGTTCAAAAATAAGACAAGGGGGCTTCGGCTCCCTTTGTATTTGAGGAAATATATCATGGAAAAATTAACTCGCATTATCCAGTCTATCGTAACCAACTTGCCCGAAGTGTCTGGTATCACAGAGATTGACATCGTGGAACGCCACGGCAATTTCTTCGTCTACTTCAATAAGAATGGACAGCGTTACCGGGTGGACGAGGCTCTCAGCGTAGAAACAGTCGATGGGAATGTGTTAACCTTTGACAGATCCGCCCACTTTATCCAACAACAATTGCGCGGCTGATCGCTAATTAAGGGAAACCGCCATATTCCATCAGGAGATACAAAATGTCAAAGCCAAGTTTCCTCCAGTTCATGCAGGAGAAAGACCAGTTGGACGAAGCGTTCAACTCTGCTCCGTATGAGCTGACCATGGGCAAGAAGAACGCAGGCGATGTGTTCTTCACCTTCATAGACGAAGATGAAAAGGAATACCGCATTCAGTTCTATACCCCACAAGGTCTTGGCAAGAACGTCCGCCAGGTCTTCATCGGCCAGAAGCGCGGCTCCGTCTATCCAGATGCTATCACTCGCTTCAAGAACCCAATGCGCGTCATCGCCTCCATGATCGAAGCGACCAAGCAGTTCCTGGCCGACCCCTCTAGGCAAGACCATCGACGGTTATGCTGTGAACTTCTCCAAGAAAGCCCTGGAACGCGGCATGACCCTGATTCCGAAGATCATCCGCCAGTCTGGCCTGAAGCAGAAACTCAATGTCATGGACCTGACCTACGCGCCTGTCCCCGACCGTGGTTATGTGTGGCTTGTCAAGAAGGGTAAAGACCCGGCTCAGGTATTCGACGGTCCGAAGATGCAGGGCATCACCCGGGATGACCCAGACAAGGTCGGCGACGTTCCGGTTCAGAGCAATACCTCTGATGCTGGTGTGGCTACTGGCTGGTCCAACCAAGTCGCTCCTGATGGTAATCCACACATCGATTACCGCGATGACAAAGGTATGCTCCTGGGCGGCATAGGTCTCAGATTTTCCCCAATCTACGGAATGTATTCGGGATCTTCTAAAGCAGTGAATTTCAAAGAAATCGAAGGCACAGACGTTGCAGAAATCGCACAGAAATTGAAACTACCTGCGATCCCAAATGGTGTGCTGAACAAATTCACATCAGCAGCAGAATCTTGGTGGAATTCTAAAAATATTATGCCTGCGTCTCGGGCTACCGCAGCAGAACTCACAACCGACCGTTGGCGTACTCTGGTAAACGCATTCTACAAAGTCAAAGAAATGCGCGGTGTATCCTCCAGAACTATGGCTTCCGGTAGTGTAACTTTCGGTGGCAGAGGTGCTGTGACAGCAACCTTGAACCGTGGAGTCACCAAGGCCGAAGATCCTGTATTTTTGACTGTCAAGGCAGTCACTGAACTTGGTCCTCGCGGAGAAACGATCGGTCAGCCGATTGTCATTCGTGATATTGATATCACCCGACCGTCAAAACTGACCGCGATCGTCCAATCAGCAGTCGACAAGCTGGCACCTCTTGTTACGGTCAGCAGTAAGAAGACTGGTGTCGACCTTGCGGCATACGCTGGTTCCATCCGCGACAACGCTCCAAAAGGCCGCGACCTGGATTGGCAGATCTATGCCAGTCGTGATGCGCAGACCCTGAACGTGGATTGGGATATCACCTTCCGCCGCAACACAACAGAAGGTGCTTTCCATGAGTTCAAGGCTCAGATCGACCGTGCCAACCAGTACCTGCAGACTCTGTATCAGGATGCGAAGTCCAAGGGATACAACCCGACCGAGCCAAACCTGATGACTCTGGCTCGTGCCCAGCAGTCGGACGAATGGTCTGCAAGCAACGGGGAAAGCGCGTACAGTGAGTATGAGCAGTCCCTGGGCGGCAACATGCAGATTAAGATCTGATCATCTAAAGCCCCTTCGGGGGCTTATAAATAACTGAAATCCCCGAGGAGATTAAGATGAAACCGTTCATTCAATATTTCAACGAGCAAGCTGCTCAGCCTCAGACCCATGCTGGCGTCCAGGGCAAAAGTGTATCCATCACCAAACAGGCTGATGGCACTCAGTGGTGCTCCGGCGCTACTGTGACCCAAATCACCCCTGACAATCAGGCGGACGTCTACAACCTGGAGTTAACCAATGGCAACACCATCAAGGTGAAGCTGACCCCAGATCAGACTCACGGCATCACCCAAGGCCAAGAAGTTGTTGCCGTTCACGATGGCTTCGAATTCTTCTTTGGCAAGTCTGCTGACAAAGGCCAGGTGACTGAAGCCTATGCTCAGGAACTGGCGAACATGGACAAGATGATCGGCAACGCGCTGGGCGTTGGCAAGTCTCGCAAGAGTGGTCGCACCGAGTTCGAATACTCCGGTATCCCTGGCCATGGTAAAGCGATCACTGTGAACTTCGGTGGTGAAGACGACCCGTATGTGATCGTCACCTGCAACGGCAAAGAGCAGGACATCAGCAAGGGCAAAACCCTGGCTGCTGATATCGCCAAGTTCCTCGGCGTTAAGCCCGTCTAAGGAGGTTGTATGAAAGGGTTTCAAGACTTCCTACTGAAGGAAGCAACAGACCATCGGGCGCTGGGCAAGCGCGGTCAGTACGACATCACTGACGTTGGTCGACCGACCAAAGGTGAGCTGATCGATTACTACAATCGCAACGGCGACAAGCGGCAGGGGAAAGTGAAGTCTGTGAACGCACAAGACGTCATGACCCTAACAGACACCGACACGGGTGAAACCGTCAAGATGACTCTGGTCAAGCCGTGATTACAATCCCCCTAAATACAGGGGGATTTCTTTTACTGAGGAAACAAATCATGGTTAACGCGAGTATTTTCATCAACCGTGGACTGCTTGCTATAGCCCACTCTCATGCCCTCCACTTCGTTACAACGTCCTATGCCAAGCACAAAGCTCTCGGGGAGTTCTACGGGGATCTGGAGGACTTGCTAGACACGTTCACAGAGGCGTACATCGGCGCGGGTGGTCAATACGTTCCGTCGTTTGAGAACATCAAGCTCTACAATCCAGATCCCATTGCTTACGTCAACAGCGTAGCCCTGGACATCGATGGCATCTACAGGCAGTGTGACTCCCACCTTCAGAACACGCTTGATGAAATCAAGACGTTGTGCTATCAGACTCTCTACAAACTGAAGCAGCTGTCGTAAGTCAATACGAAATAAAGGCATATAATTTTGCTCATTATTCACCGAAAGGAAAGGACAATGAGCAAAATCTTTACCCCATCACATCGTGAAGGATGTGAGATCGCGGCCAACTACCTGCGCGGTCGCATGAACTGTGGTGCAGTCTTCATCGAGCCAAATTCGTTTGACAACAAAGAATCACCTGATGCCATCGGGTTCCGTTCCGGTGGTTGCTCTATCCTCATGGAAGTAAAGGTGTCTCGCGCCGACTTCCTCACCGATAAGAAGAAGAAGCCTCATCGAATGGATCCTACAACAGGCATGGGCGCGTACCGCTTTTATGTCTGTCCTCAGGATGTGATCAGGGTTGAAGACCTGCCGCCGAAGTGGGGGCTGTTCTACTTCACGTCTCGCAAGTCTTTGATGCCCGTTCATGTCCCGGACATGCAATACTCTTCACTGTCATCACCAGAGCATTATCAGAAGTATCTTGATGAGCAGATAAAGAGAGGCAGATCTGTCACTCGTCATATGCGCAGTTACATGGACCTCCTGTATGGCTTCGCCCACTTTGAGCGCAACACGGCTGGAGAACAGAATATCCTGTATGGGGCTTGGCGTCAACTGTGTATAGCTCAAAGTCGTGGTGTAGACTATACTGTGACCGAAGTGTTCCAGAGGCCGAAGATCTAATGAACTATCAAAAAATTCATAACGCTATAATAACCAGAGCCAGAGATAGAATTTTAACTGGTTACAAGGAAAATCACCACGTCATCCCTCTATCTCTTGGTGGTGAAGACAGGAACTACAACAAAGTTTCTCTCACAGCATCTGAACATTATATTATTCATCTTCTGTTGGCCAAAATTCATGGCGGGGTGATGGTCAGCGCATTTAAAAAGATGCGCCACTTGACTTCTAATCCTCCAAACAATAAAGAGTTTGCCGTCAGGAGGGAATTGTTGTGTACAACAGCCGGGGAGAAAGCGAAAGATCCACAAAAACGGAAAAGGCATTCTCTGAAAATAAAGGATAGAAGCCATACAGAATCCGCCAAATTGTCAATATCTAATTCCATGACTGGAGAGAATAACCCAATGAAGGGGATACCTGCATGGAGGAACCCGACCAATATTAGCCGAGGAACCCATAAAAATTGGTTGGCGGCTGGAGAAATTTATGACTTGTACATCACAGGGAAATTTTTAAGAGTTATCGACCTTTTTAATGCTTGCAAAACGCCGACATCATACGGAACGGTTTCCACCATAAAAACAAAATTGGAATTGGGTTGGAAACCAAGGAAAGACGCGGATTGGTTGCAATTCTCTGAGGAACACAAATGAAATTTCTCGACGAACAATTCATAAATTATGTTGCTCCCAGACTCGATAAATTCAAGTGGGAACGCGTTGGGTCTGTCGCAAATTTTAGATGCCCGCTTTGTGGAGATTCTCTAAAAAGTGCTAATAAGCGACGCGGTTATTTTTTCTTCGATCGAGATAATGATTGTTTCCGGTTTAAATGTCATAACTGCCATAACATGAATGGCTGGGCGTTTGAGTTCTGGCTGAAGAAGTTCGACGAACGCCTCTCATCCGAGTACAACATGGAGAAGTTCCGCCTGCTGGGTGATACGTCGGGCAGACCACTTCCTTCCCTGAAGCCGTTGCCAAAGCTGACACAGACCGCCCGTATTGGCTCAGTGGCGGCGAAACGCGATGAGAGCCTCTTCGGCAATATGCTGCGCCTTGATCTTCTACCGCCTGAGCATAAGGCTCGACAGTACGTACAGGGGAGGGGAATGCCGGAGAGCACGTTGCCCCTCCTGTATTACACCCAGAACTTCCGTCAGGATCTACTGCAGTTCGAAACGAACCCTGAGAAGCAGCTGAAGATCCCCGATGATGAGCGTCTGGTAATCCCATTCTGGACTCAGGATGGTCGCATGAAGATCGTTCAGGGACGTGCATTCGAAGTACGTGATGGTGTGCTCCGGTACTCTACTGTCAAGCCACGCGATGAAGACACGAAGGTGTATGGTGAAGACCGGGTGAACATTCACAAGACCAAGCTGGTTGTGGAAGGTCCGATTGACAGTCTGTTCCTGCCCAACTGTCTTGCATCAGCCGACGCCGATTTATTGAGTGTGAAGGGCGACATCTATATCCCTGACAACCAGTACCGGAACCCACAGGTGTGTGATGGCATTCAGAAGATGATAGATAAAGGTGTCAAGGTCGTCCTCTTCCCGCCGAACATTCCGTGGAAGGACATCAACGATATGGTCATGCCGACAAAGGGTAACATGGCCATACGAGACCTCCTGAAGCTGATTGCCCAGAACGTCTACCAGGGGATGGCCGCCTCATTACAATTTGCTGAACTGAGGAAAGTGCGATGACGTTAGAAGAACTGAACAAACTGGACGACGGTGAGATCCAGCGCGGGTATGAGATGTCCCGCAAGGGATACGCTCTATCTGGTGAAGAGACTCCGAGTTTCATCCATGGCTGGAAGAATGGTCAGGCGGACTTTCATGGGGGCCCATCAGTGCTGACCAGGCCGAATTGGCTCGTGAGTTTGTAAGAGTTCGCCCGAACTAAAACTTTTTACTTCACATTACTTCCCTCCAGGCCTCGTCGAATGAGGCCTTTAAAATACTTCAAAAATATTTTAAAAAATTATTGAAAAGACTTTACTCTTCAATAACGATGCACTATTATAGTTCACATAGGGCGGTAACACACCGCCGAATGAAAAGTGAAACGAACCAACTACATTATGAGGAATTACATCATGGCGACTACCAAAACTCTGATCACCAACGGCACCATCTCTTTCGAACTGAACACCGAAGTTGCTAAAGTCGAAATGTTCCGCATCGCTCAGGCAGCTGGCTTCACTGGTGGCAAAACTTCCTTCATGAACCTGCTGAACGGCAAAGTGAAAGCGACCAACGGCTTCACTCTGATCGAGCAGGCTGTGGTTGACAAAGCTGTGGTTGCTAAGACTGCCGACAAAGTTGGCATGCTGAAAAGCCTGGGTCACGACATCCACGTTGTCGAAGCGAATACCGAAACTTACGGCACCATCGTAGTCGGTAAAGGCCGCATCCAGCTGAACCCACTGAACAACGGTTCCTTCTCTGTGATGGTCTTCCCTAAGAAAGGCTACGCAAACGAAGACATCGTGAAAGCAGCTGGTGGCGAAGCGAAAACCCAATACGTCAAAATGGGTAAACTGAACGCCGCTGCGGTTGAAGCTCTGGTGAGCAAACTGGCCTAAGCCAGACGCATGACAGGGGAGGAAACTCCCCTCCCATTCAGATTTTTGGTAGGAGATTACCATGTCCCGCGCTGTCATTCAAGCCTCTTCAGGCGCTCTCTGGGTTGCTGACCGCATTCCGAACAAAGTCTTCCCTCAGTTCCAAGAGGAACTCGAGCAGGCGATGTTAGCAGTCCTGGAAAAATACGGGTACGACACCGAAGTTCGTACTTCCTTCAACGAAGTCATGCCTGTGGTGGTAGCAAGATGAAAGTGACTCTCGAGCAAATCGGTATCGCCGCTTGCCTGGTTCTGAAGGAAATGACTGGCAAACAATGGAAACATCAGTCATTCAGTGACCGACCAGGTGAAGACAACGCTATCATGATCGATAGCGAAGAATCTGTTGCAGTGCTCTTCTACTGGGAAGACACCGGACTCTGGACCGCCCAGATGTATGGTGGAGAAGAGAAAGGCACACCGAATCCTTCTTTACGGGAAGCATATCAAGATCTGAAGAAACGCATAGAAATGCGGATCGTTAAACTGAACACCATTTTGTCCAGTCTGTAACATCAGTTCCTCAAGTAGTTCACTTTCACTTTAAATACCTTCGCATTCATTGCGGAGGTATTTTCTTATGGCCATTCTAAAACTTGGCAACCGTGGCACTGAAGTGAAGGCACTTCAGGATAGCCTCAACAAAATCGGCTTCACCCTCGTCGCTGACGGCATCTTTGGTAAGGCAACAGAGAACGCTGTCAAGACCGTTCAGGCGGGTGCGGGGCTTGTCATTGATGGTATCGTGGGTCCAAAGACCTCCTATGCTATTCGCAACGCCGGGGAAGCGCATCAGGATCACCTGACTGAGGCTGACCTTATCGAGGCGGCCAATCAGCTGGGCGTCGACCTCGCTTCTGTGAAGGCAGTCAACCAGGTTGAATCCCGTGGCACAGGCTTCACCAAGTCAGGCAAGATCAAGACATTGTTCGAGCGTCACATCATGTATAAGAAACTGATGGCAAAGTTCGGACAGGCTCGAGCGAATGCCATGGGTCAGATGTATCCGACTCTGGTCAGCCCGGTTGCAGGCGGGTACACGGGAGGTGACGCAGAATTGGATCGACTCCACGCAGCGATCAACATCGACGAGGATTGTGCGTACGAGAGCGCTTCATACGGCCTCTTCCAGATCATGGGCTTCAACTGCCAGGTCTGCGGGTATGCCAACGCCAAGGAGATGTTCAATGACTTCCTGACGGGAGAACGTGCTCACCTGATGGCATTCGTGAAGTTCATCAAGGCTGATGCCAAGCTCTGGCAGGCTCTGAAGGACAAGAATTGGGCTGAGTTCGCGCGGCGCTATAATGGTCCGGCGTATGCCAAGAACCAGTACGACACGAAGCTCGCAGCAGCATACAACAGCTTCAATTAATCACAAGGCCGGAAACGGCCTTTTTCTTTATCCAAGCCTCGGGTATGCTGGGTGTGTCGCCTTAATTAAGGTTGATGACACCCCTGAGATATAGGAAGGTTCCCATGCAATCTGCCACCAAAGTTGTAAGTATGAAGCCAGCGGGCAAGACCAAGTCAGCACGTAAGAAGGAGACAATCCAGAAAGAAGATGACTGGATGAAGTTCTCCAAGGGTGACTTCAGAATCGCTCCGTTCAATGGCCTCTCAGAGAATCAGAACCTCGCTTATCAATCTGCTCTTGAAGAAAATCTCACCATCGCCATCGGTCCGGCGGGTACAGGTAAATCGTACTGCGGTGCCTCAGCCGCCGCCAAGCTCCTGATCGATAAAGTTGTCAGCAAGATTGTCATCACGCGATCACCGCTGCCAACAGGTCAGACAGCAGGCTTCCGTCCTGGCGACACGTACGAAAAACTCATGCCATACCTGATGCCCCTGATTCAGACGTTGAAGAAGGTGCTGAAGACCGACACAGGCAATGATGGTTTCTTCAACTACCTGTGGGAGAAGCGCATCATCGAGATCCAGGACCTGGAAACCATCAAGGGGATGACCTTTGACGACACCTTCTTGATCATCGAAGAAGCGCAGGAATGCGATATGGAGCAGCTGAAGAACCTGCTGACCCGCGCATCTGATTCAACCTACATCTTTGTCAACGGCGACATCAAGCAGTCCAACAAGCGCCTGCGTGACAGCGCTCTGGAAAAGTACGTCGGTTCCTTCCGCGACTTCAACGCCAAGCTGGAGGCCGGAACCCTGAAGATCGATGGTGTTGGCGTCGGTGATGAGTACCCTGAATGGGTTCAGCCGTTCAGTATCATCGAATTCGACAAATCCGACCGCAACGGGCGCGGGGACTTCACCCGCCTGATGCTGGAAGTCAACGATCTGTATGACATTTAAGTAACTCACCAACACTCCCCGCCGCCTTCAATCTACGAGGGCGGCGTATAATAAAACCTGCTTATAACACAAACCGAGGATCGCTATGATTAACGTCATTAAGCGGGACGGATCTTCTGTCCCCTTTGATATTGAGAAACTACACGCAGTCGTAGACCGCGCATGTGACGGACTGGCTGGTGTATCAATGTCAGAGGTGATCTCTGCATCGAAGATTCAGTTCACAGACAACATGAGAACAGATCGCATTCAGGATATCCTCATCCAGGCTGCGGCTTCACTGATCTCTGTAGACAAACCCAATTACCAGTATGTGGCTGCTCGCCTGAAGTCATATGATCTGCGTAAGGCTGTCTACGGTCAGTACAAGCCACCTCACCTGCTGGATATCTTTGTCAACAACATCAAACGTCGTGTGTATGACCGTGAGTTCCTCGACCTCTACACGACCGAAGAGTTCAACGAACTGAACGATGTCATCAACCACAAACGCGACAAGAACTTCACATGGGCGGCCATGGGTCAGCTGACTGAGAAGTATCTGCTGCGTGACCGTTCCAGGAAAGATGGCAAGGTCTTCTACGAAACACCACAGGTTATGTACATGGGCATCGCCATGGCGTTGTTCTCCAACTGGGACAAAGACAGCCGCCTGGAAATGGTGAAGAAGTTCTATGAATATGCCAGCACAGGCAAGTTCAGTCTTCCAACCCCGATCATGGCCGGTGTTCGTACTCCTACCCGTCAGTTCAGCTCATGTGTGTTGATCAAGACTGGTGACACCCTGGACTCTATCAACGCAACGGCCAAGACCATCGTTGACTATGTGTCAAAACGCGCTGGTATCGGTTTCGACTTCGGGGCAATCCGTGGTATTGGTAGTCCTATTCGCGGCGGAGAGATGGTTCACACAGGCCTGATCCCGTTCATCAAGTATCTCACTGGGGCGCTCAAGTCGTGCTCTCAGGGCGGCATTCGCGGCGGTGCAGCGACAGGGTACATCCCCCTGTGGCACTACCAGTTCGATGACGTCGTTGTCCTGAAGAACAACCGTGGAACAGAAGAGAACCGCGAACGTCGCATCGACTACGGTATTCAGATCAACCGCGTGATGTTTGAGCGCCTGGTTGCCAAGCAGCCTCTGTATCTGTTCGACCCGAAAGACAATCCTGACATGTATGAGGCTTACTTCGCCGACGTTGACAAGTTCCGTGTCCTGTACGAGAACATGATCAAAGCCGCCGACGCAGGTATCTGTCGTGCCAAGAAGTTGCAGGCCGAAGAAGTCTTCCAGATGCTGTTAGACCAGCGTTCGGATACAGGACGCATCTACATCGCGTTTGTAGATCATATGAACCAGTACAGCCCATTCAACCTTGACACGATATACAGCTCCAACCTGTGCTTTACGGGTGATACCATGGTGGCTGCCGCTGATGGTCGTAACATGGTGAGTATCAAAGAATTGGCCGATTGGTCTAGTTATGATAAGAAGTTCCCTGTATATTCTGCTCGTCCTTCTAAAAAGAATGACGGTGGATGGGTGACTGAAATCAAGATGGCCAAGGCCGCCAAGACTGGGGTGCGTGAAGTTGTAGAAGTACTATTGAGCAACGGCCAGACATTCCGCTGCACACCAGACCATCCACTGGCACTTTCCGACGCCCGTGGTGATTATCCATACGTCGAAGCGCGGCATGCGGTTGGACAGAAACTGAAAGGTTTCTACACCACGATGTCTGAGAACAAATATAGACGCATCAATAGCGTCAGCAACGGATTGTCAAACCAACACAGAATGATCTATGAGTTTTACGATGGCCCTCTGGATCCTGGTAATCATATTGATCATATCGTTGATGACGCTGTTGTCCTAGATGAAATTGGCAATCTCCGTTCTATTCCAGCGGAAGACAATTTCGCTAAGAAATCGGCTTCTATGTCTGGGGTAGGTAATCCAAGTAACCCTGCTGTGAAAGCAGACAAAGCCCGTGCTGTACATAACTGCTCTGTGCGCACTTCTATGGAAAGAAACCCTAAATTCAAGGGTATGAGCAACCAAGACATCCTTGATCTTGCTTGGGAAATGAAGGACAATGGGGAAATGGTCACTTTACCGAGAATGGTTAAGAAATCGCCATCCATGCCGAACTCTTTTAGCAAAAACCGGTTTGGTGGTAAGTTCTCCAACCTCACGAATATGCTGGAAGTCGGAGCCAGAACCATTGAACCATTTGAGCACAAAGAGAAGTTGGTTGTTTCAAACGTTTCTCGTGAAGCGCCTATGGAAGACCCTACTGTCGTTTCTATTACCCCTGCTGGCGTAGAGGATGTATATGATCTGACAGTTGATGACAACCACAACTTCTTCATCGTGACCAATGACGACCCTATGAGTAGTGAAGGCATATTGGTGCATAACTGTCTGGAGATTGCGCTGCCGACCCGTGAGTTCCAGCAGTACGATGATGAAAGTGGTCGTGTGGCTCTGTGTACTCTGGCTTCCTTCAACCTCACGGCGTTCGAAGACCCGACGGAGATGGAGGATGTGGCGTTCGTTCTGGTGTCGGCATTGGACATGCTGCTCGAATATCAGGACTATCCAGCTATCCAGGCACGCAAGGCTGTTGAGGATTATCGTCCTCTGGGTATCGGCATCGTGAACGTGGCCCACTTCCTGGCCAAGAACTTCACGGGCTACGGCTCACCAGCTGGCCTTGAGATGTTGGATGCGTGGATGGCACACCTGCACTACTATCTGGTCAAGGCTTCCAACCGTCTGGCAATGAAGTTCGGCGCATGCAAACGCGGAACGATCCATGGTATGGGGCAGGTCACCGCCGATCTTCAGCCGCTCCCGCTCGATATCCTGCCAAATGGTAAGAAGCCGGAAGGGATGGCATATGGACTGGACTGGGATGAGTTGAAGGATGACCTGAAGACCTATGGTATCCGCAATGCCACTCTGCTGGCAGTAGCCCCTACCGAAAGCTCCTCACAAGTCCTCAACGCAACGAACGGTATTGAGCCACCGAAGGGCTTGGTCAGTGTCAAGGGCAGCAAGGACGGGGCGTACAAGCAGGTTGTTCCGGATGTTGAGACCCTTGGACCGCTGTATGACCTCAAGTGGGATCTGGAATGCATCGAGTACCTGAAGACTGCCGCTGTTATCCAGCGCTGGGTAGATCAGTCCATCAGCACCAACACGTGGTATGATCCTGAGAAGTACCCAGACGGCAAGATCCCTCGTGCCAAGATGATGCAGGATATCCTGTCCTTCTATATGTGGGGCGGCAAGACTCTGTATTACAACACGAACAAGGACGCCAAGGAAGACGAAGAGTTGAAGCAGGCTGAAGAACCTGGTTGCGACTCCTGTATCGTCTGAGTTGGTCTAAACCTGCTATCGTTATATCATCAGGGGTGAGATATCACCCCTTATTCATCAGGAGTTCTATATGTTCCAGACATTAGTGTTAGTCCCTGGCCAGCCAGCCATCTTTCTTAAACACGACAGCAAAGTCGAAGCGGAGAATGTTCTCCGAAACGTGAAGACGGCAAGCGCTTGGCATAACGGCGGGGAAATCACGGCCATCCCTTTGAACTACACAGATCCTTTGGACACGGCGAACCGCACCCACTTCCTTCTGGATCTCAGTAAATTACCTGAGGACAAACGCCAGGATTTTGTTGCTAACATCAAGAATTACATCACGACCGAACAAATCAAACTCCACGAAGGCAAGGCATAACATGAGCGAACAGAAACAATTCTCCGTATTCGACCCAAGTTCTGACAACACCGGCCTGCCGTTCTTCGGTGACCCAGTGAGCATCCAGCGCTATGATGTCGTTGCCTGGCCGTTCGTGCAGAAGTGGTATGAAAAAGGCCTCAGCCAGTTCTGGCGTCCTGAAGAGGTGGACATCACCAAAGACAAATCTGACTTTGCCACCCTGAACGAAGCCGAGAAGCATGTCTACTTCAGCAACCTGAAGCGCCAGACCATGCTGGACTCTATCCAGGGCGCGGCCCCGTTCGAGGCGTTCGCTGCCTGGACGTCTACCCCTGAGATGCAGTTCGCTGTCCTTGAGTGGACGCGCCAGGAAGCGATTCACTCCCTGTCCTATACCCACATCCTGCGCAATACTGTGAACGATCCTGGTATCGTGTTTGACCATGTGCTGGACGTTGCAGAGATCGTGGACTGCGCTCACCAGATCAGCGTGTACTACGACGACATGGTTCGTTACAGCGGTATGCGCATGGCCGGACGTATCTTCACCAGCGAAGATATCATGAATGCCAAACGCGCATTCTGGCGCGCCCTGTTTGCGGCGAATACCCTGGAAGGCATCCGCTTCTACGTGTCGTTTGCTTGTTCTTGGGCGTTCATGCAGTTCCAGCAAAAGATGGAAGGCAACGCCAAAATCATTCGCCAGATCGCCCGTGATGAGCAAGACCACCTGATCCTGACGCAGACGTTGCTGAACCGCCTGCCTGGTATGGACCCTGACTTCGCAATCATCCGTGAGGAACTGCGCGGTGAGATGACCCAGATGTTCCTGGATGTGGTTCATCAGGAGAAGGAGTGGGCGAACTACCTGTTCAAGGACGGTTCCATCCTCGGCCTAAACGCCAAGATCCTACACCAGATGGTAGACTGGCTGGCCACCCACCGCATGGGCGCTATCGGTCATCCATATCCTGGCGAAGCTCGCAAGGAGAACCCAGTCCCATGGATTAATGACTGGCTAGATAATAAGACAATGCAATACGCGTTGCAGGAAGCTGAAGCTCCTGATTATCTTATGGGTGTACTGACTGGTTCGGTATCCGACAATCTTAAATTTGTGTGAAGGTGAGAAATGATTACGATTTACTCCAAGCAGGGTTGTGCTCAGTGCGTTACCGCCGAAAACATTTGCCGCACCCGTGGCATTGATCATAAGATTCTGAAGCTGGACAAAGACTACCAGCTAGAAGAACTCCAGAAGCTGACTGGTAAGCAGCGGATGGCGATGCCTGTGATCGTTTTGGCCGACAGTACTGTGACCGACGTTGCTGGACTCGCCGCAAGCGTAAAGCGCTGACACCTAAGCCCCTCGATGAGGGGCTTTACTTCTATAATTCCCGCATTTATACTTCCCAGTAATTCATTGGCATTCGCCACAAACTGAACAGCAGGAACTACACCATGACAAACAAAGTACTCACCAATCCATTACACAACTTCGGTTACATTCAGCTCCCTCTGGTGATTGACACTCTCTTACCTGAAGACAATGAAGCTATCTGCTGGTCACCATCCGCCCTGATTGAGCGAGAGATCTTCAAGTCGGTAGTCGATGTCATGTTCCGAATCGGTCGCATTGGACCTCTGGCCTACCTCGGCAAGGCGACTGAGTTGAAGACAAGCCACAATGAACGCTTCCTTCGTATCGACACAACTGGATGCTCACAGCAGGACTTCAACACACTGCGCAATTATGTGCTGGTCAATCGCCCAATCAGCCAGCACCGCCCATACCTGACATCAATGCACATCGACAGTTTCATTACTGACGTGCACCTGCAGGCTGAAACCCTCCATGAAGAGGAAACAGGCCGAGCTATCGACACAGTCTTAAATATGGTTGTGATCACTCTCGCGGAGCAACCATCATGAACTACCCTCTTGACGCGAAGTTTATTCTCCCAAGGAAGGAACTGGACACCTTCCGAGTTCTGCATCAACTCTTGGCCGCCGGAGAAACAAACCCAGTATACGAGGGTGGAAAGAAGGTAGGGAAAGGGGTTTCGTGCGCGATCGAAGACAGTGAATACTGGGCATTTGATTTCAATCGCACAGAGAATTTCAAGCCAAGGGATTCATCAATGATGATGAGGTTCATGATTGACAAACCAATTGACCTACAGAAGTATGATCTGTTCTTGGACGCGATCCCATACGAATTCAGGGAGGATGGTCTGAAGTACAGATTTGCGTTGTTGGTGTGCTTCAAAATGAATATCGTCCTGAAGCCTATGTTCACACCGCCCAACGCAAGTTAATCAGTTCGTTCTCTTCAACCACACGGTGTCTGTTATCGGATCTGGGTTGTTGACCACATAGAATGTGATGGTCACGCCCAGAGAGTGGTAATCCTCCGACAGACTCACCGTGACTTCTTCTACCTCAGCTCTGGGTTCATATAGGGCGATAGCATCCTCTACTTTGTTCTTCACGTCAACCTGAATCGTTGGGGTGGTGTTCTCTCCAAGGAGATTATACAGCCCTGCACCGATCCCAGGATAAGTGGGCCAGTCCCCGACTGAAGACATAACGATATTCCGCACGGATTGCAGGACAGCGTACACGCCTGATTTCATGGTGACATCTTTGGTCACCGGATGCATGCCGAACTTCAGATCGACATCTTTGTACTCTTTCATTTCGCGATCCTCTCAGGATGCCTATAAGGAGCAGAGAGACGTGCTGTCCCTCTGCCACTAAACTATACCAACTTACTCTTCGGTGCCGAAATTACCACCATTGTCTTTTAATTCTGCCTTGATATCAATCTCACCTGGACCCGCAGGGGTTGCAGGGGTTGCACCTGACAGAGAAGAAGCGCGACCAGCACCTTCGGCATATATGATGTTACCATCGATCGTCTGCGCCACAGTCAGTTTGTCGGCAATAATCTCAGTCGCCAGAATCTTAGGAACCTTCAATGTCCCACCGACCTCCAGAGTCTCGCAGATGATACGCAGAATATTCTGTGCCTGCATCTCAGCCAGGTTACTGAATTTCATCAACGCTGTGCCTGCAACCACGTTGGAGTAGTTGTTGGAATGGAGATGATAGACCTCACCTGTCTTGCGCTGGACTTCGGTTCCTTTGATCGTCAGGTTGTGATCACCACCAACATAATAGCGTTTGTTGAACACCGTCAGGTCATAATGGTCTTTGACGACCTTGTTGACCACATCTCCGTTCGGAAGCATCTGCTTGTACGAGCCAGACATATGCATCCAATGAAGACGTTCGCCTCCAGGAGTGTCGTCCACTTCCATAATATGACCAGCACGGGATGCCATGACGTTGTTGTATGGGTACTTGGAACCGCCTGCCGCCGGAACCATAGTCTCACCAGTGTTGTCAATATCCTGCACTCGACCAGTAGGAGCCGGAGTCGGTTGTTCCTTAGGAGTACGATCAGGGATAGGCTCTGACCATTTACCATTCTGTTGTGTCGGAGCAGCCGCAGCTGTGTCGGCAGGTCCAGGCCAGCGGTAGCCCAAGGCCGAGGAACGACTGAAGCGACTGACCTTTACCGAGTCAGACTGGTTACCACCGATACACCAGACATAGTTGGCATCGAACTTCTGCACGAACGCCACATGACCGAATGTAGGGTTGTTCCCGCGCCGGAAGACTACGATAGCGCCGTATTGGGGTGCTGACAGTGCACTACCCCATGTCAGGTACGAACGGGCAAGAGCGGAGCGCGTAGACGTGTATCCGGCCTGCAACATAACCCAGCCCACGAATGCTGCACACCAGGACACTTCGTCTTCGGAAGCACCAAGAGAGGTCGTCTTATGATATTCAACGATTCGTGGGTTGTTGTTGAACTTTCCGGCGTACTCTTTGACACCGAGTTCACCACGGGCGATGGTCATCCACTTCTCTGGATCGTACCCACCAACAGGCGGTTCGGGATCAGGCTGAGGTTCATCTTCTTGTTTCACAGGAACGTCAGTGACAGCATTGTACGCCTGACGTTCAACCGACATGACGACCTGACCAAGCGCCAGCGGGTTAGTGTCAGCGCCGTCAGTCGGGGTTGCTCCAGGCCATGTCCAAGTGATGCGCAGATTCTGATAAGCGTCGTCCAGGGCGAAGCCCATGACCTCAGTGCCGACGATAATACCCGTCGGAGACCAGCCTAATCCGGCCGAGGAGGCATTGGAGGCAGGCATCATCACCTTTGCCCATGGAAGTTTGTCCGTAGGCAGGAGCACGGGATCTTCGGTATGAACGCCACGAACACGGACAGCAACACGCCCGTTTTCATCTGGATCGTTGACATCCTCAACGGTGCCATAAAACCATCTCATTTTGTCTAACATATTGAGTTCCGGTTGTCAAACAAGGATTTGAAGGTATTTATGCGCAGCGGATTTTGCCTTATATACTATAGGAAGCTCTGCTTCCGTTCAGTTTATTGTCCTTATCGATCTATTCGCTTCGCTCATCAAACCGCCCTATGCAGGCAGCACCATTCCAATGCCATGGAGGCATAAGAGCGAGGCAATAACTGTACACCTCAGACCACTCCTTGAAAAATGGTATTTTACTGACAATCTGATTCAAAACAGGCGATCACCAACAAATGGCTCAGGAACACGGCTGTTATAACAATTTCAGGTAAAGAGAGCACGTGTTAACCTATTTTACAGTTAAGCCAATAAAAATCCCGCCGAAGCGGGATTACTGTTTCTTAGACAACCTGACCTTGAGGGCTTCGGTTAACAAGTCAAGGTGCCATGGCATCGACTCGTTGATTTCAAATATGCTATAGCCGTGTAACTTCAATTCATCACACATCACGAAGTAGGATAGTAAATCAGTTTCAAACATTAAATGAAAATTTCATTAATGCTGTTGAACTCGATCGGGTGGTCTTTACCACATTTCGGACACTTGATCTTGTTCTTGTAGTGGATGCGTGGGATCTTATGGAAGAAGTCCTTCGTGATCTGTTCAATAACATCAGATTCGAGGTTGTCTTTCACCCAATCAACAAACGCTTCTTTCACACGGCGGCGCTCAACAGCTTCATCAGGCGCAATGCCCGCTTCATCAGGGTTCTCAATCCGCCACACCTGTCCGTCATCGTCATACAGACAATCAATGAACGTGGCCAGCATCACCTGAATGCTGTCTGCATCTGAAAGCGCTGAGGCATCCGAGAAGGAAGGTTGGCGCATCTTGAGGTGATAGCCGCCAGGGAGGTCAAACACCTCTCTGAAGCCCTCTTTCGCCACGCATTTAACGTTCTGCAAAGGGATCGGCAATGTCAGCTCTTGTTCACACGGAACCATCTTCTTCTGTTGTGTTCCGTCGCCGAGGTCGATGGTTTCTTCAACCTGATTGTTGCACTTGTAACGGATCTTCATCAGTTCGCCGATAGCGATACAACGCATGCGGATGAACACTTCCTCAACAACCCCGATTGGTAGTTTGCTGAAAGGAGCACCAGCCTCTACACACTCGCTGAACAGGCTCTCCATAATAGTGGCGCGTTCGGCGGTCGGCGTTTGCGGATCAGACACCTGAAGTAATAAAGTTTGTTGCCCTGCAGTGAAAGCGCGATACTTGATGGTGCTCGGCCAGAAATCACTTTTGAACGTTTTCTCCGTTCTGGGCAATGATGGTAAATTCATAATGTATCTCCACAGTATAGTTGTACAGATATTTATAACGAGGAATGAAAATGCGCGGATTTTGTTTTAGTGAAATCGGCAAGGAATTGTCTATACAATATCCTGACCCTAACACAGACTTCTTTATTTTCTTGTCCGACTATGCCAAGAAAGAAAATGCCACTCATATCGCAATGAGGCATGACGATTATAAATTCTGTCGCCTTGGTGTCAAGGATCTATTGCGCGCCGGACTGAACGTAATCATCGTCGATCCCTGCTATAGCCCAATAGACGATGAAGAAGTTCTCCCTGTGTTCGTCCATCGAAATATTGATACTCTAGACAAACATTTCCCAGATTGTGTTGTTATTGGGGAGTTGGTCTCTTATTTTCACCATGGTCGAAAGCTCGATCAAATTAAAAGTTATTTTCACGAGGGTGTTGGTCAATATAAGATGAACGCCCTCAGTAGTGGATGGAGGGTGTTGTCGACAGCTGGCGGCACCGACTATATTAAAATGCGTGTCTACGAATATGTTGTGGAGCGCGATTATGAACTGGAGAAAGGTAATGCAAAACGAAACCGCCATTGAACGCACCCCGATTGAGGAAGTGCAGCAGCATGTTCTGGATCTGATGAAGCACACGGTGTCGGATGCAGATGGTAAAGTTCCTGATGAATTTGTCGGCGCGTTCGAACAAGTTGCTCTGGATACAGAGGGTGTTCCTTTGATCCAGACTATCGGCGGCCTGCTGATGTTTGAAGAAAAGGCTCTGGCTGATGGCGCTGTTTTGTACTCTGCCAACATTGGCGTGGACGGTGAATCACTGTCTATCGAAGTGTGCAACTTGGCCAAGTACCTTCTGCAATGTGGCTATGACCTGCGTGTGGTGACAGCCCACTACATCGATCCTCAGGGGCAGATCTCTTACGGTGATGAAGGTCGAAAAGTGAAGCGTCACATTGAAACCTCATTCATCCTGCAGAGCATCCAGCAGATGCAGAAGAACCTGGACCACCCCGGCCTGATCCTGCCTGACAGTAAAATCATCACCCGTTAATCCGGCGTAAATACCCATAACACTACATGAAACTTCGTTATGGGTATTTACATGAAATATTGCGGAATTGACTACTCGTATGGTTGCCCATCCATGTGCTTCTGGGATGACAAAGACCCTCTTGATTTTGATCATCTGCGCTTCTACGCGTATTACACCGTGGAGAAGTACTGCACTCAGATTCGCCAGAACATCCTCATCATGAAGCAGCCGAAGTGGGACACTCCTGAGGAGCGCTTCTACAACATCTGTAAATGGGCTGAGGCCGTCCTGTTGACTGAGAAGCCGGATGCCATCACCCTTGAAGGGTATGCCATGGGCAACTCCAAGAACTCCAACAACATCTGTCAGACAGCGGAGAATACTTCCCTGTTGAAGCAGGTGCTGCGTCGTCACGGTTTCGACTTCCAGATCGTGTCACCGTCCCATGTGAAGAAGATGTTCACAGACAAAGGCAACGCTGATAAACTCGCCATGATCGCCCACTTCGAAGCCCTGTTCAATGTTAATATGCGCGGTATAATGGATATGTTGGAAGTTAAGGATCCCAAGCCGATCGATGACCTTGTAGATGGGTTCGCGATCATGACTTGTGGTTCCTACTTCATTGAGAATAATCCAGACTTCAACAGAGGTGTATGATGGTCGATTACTGGTTGTTGGCGAACTTCCTGACGTTCGCTTTGTTGTTAGTGGTTGTGTTGGTCTGGGTGAAGTCATTCTTCACTCTGATTCACGCGTATGTGTATCAGATCAACTTCTATACACTGTCGCCATATCGTGACACGAACGTCCGTGCTGATCAACAGGCCGAGGCCATACTCTCGTATCAGTTCATCCATATGCGTGACAAAATGATTAAGCGCGTTGTGTTTTCTACAGTGGCGTTGCTGGTTATCATTATGGTTCGTTTCGTACTGACAACTGTGGGGGTGTTCCATGCCGTTGTATGATTATCAATGTCAAGGCTGTGGCGATACCAAAACTCTGCGGAAATCCATCGCCGATCGCCATGAACCAGAGTCCAACCCATGCGTAGAGTGTGGATCGGAAGTGAAGATGGTCATCTATGCCCCGAAGATTGTTTCTGGGGTTAAGGGACCACAGTCTGCGCCGGACTCCTTCAAGGACGTTCTGCGCACGATCAAGAAGAGTTCTGGCAAGGGGAACACGATCGATGTCTGATGATAAATCACCAGCACAGGTGCTGACAGCAGACTCCTTCTCAGAAGCTGTGTTGCTCCGCGCCGCCCGTACCAGGGAAACTATCCTTGAGACCCTCGTGGCTGTCTGTGAAGAAAACGACATAGACGAAACAAAGGTCAGAAAAATGATCACAGCACCTCTTCTGTCCCGACTGACAGCTGAGTGCTCCGATGCACGTTTGATCAAAGACGTGCTGAAGTCGAAGAAATTAGTGTAGGTGTAATATGAGCAAAGAATCAATTTACAGCGCAATGAAAGCTGCGGAATTCCTCCCAGGCTCTATGCGCTGGCGTGTGGGTAGCATCAACGAGAACGCCGATCAGACGGATCGTATTCGCTACGTCACCCCTGATGGTCGCTCATACGTTGTTGAGTACCACACCCACGACGAAGGTAAGAAGACGTTTTCTGACGTGTTCGACATTATTGAAATTGACCCAGCGAATCAAGTGCTTAAAGGTTAATTCAATATAGTAACGGGGTATAATTACCCCGCTGTAAATTAATTGACAATACATGTGACAGAATAGCCCTGAGGGGCGGAAACAGAGGAATCAACAAAATGGGTAATTTATTCGACCGTCTGAAGCAGTCCCGTGGTCAGCAGACCGATGCAATGCAAGCGCGTCTGGCTCAGCAAGGTCAAAAGTCCGGCTTCCAGAAGGATCCTCGCATCTGGAAATGGACTTGGAACAAAGATGGTATCTCTCAGAACACCATCCGCTTCCTGCCAGTCCCGCTGGTGGACATCAAGGCACAGGATGAAGGCACGATCGATAAAGATCAGATCCTGACCCCGTGCGCCATGGTGATGAAGCATCAGTTCCAGGGACCTGGTGGTTGGTACATCGAAAACTCACCTCAGACGTTCGGTAACGACGATCCGGTGCGCGACCATGACCGTCCGCTGTGGAAGCAGCAGAAAGATACAAACGATGACAAGCTGAAGGACGTGCTGAAGAAGCGTCTGCCAGACACCAAATACTACGCCAACATCCTGGTGATTGAAGATGTCAACGTACCGGAAAACAACGGCAAGGTCTTCCTGCTGGAGTTCGGTCCTGCTATCCTGAAGATCCTGGATCAGGCGCAGAATCCTAAGTTCCCAACCGACCCTAAATTCGATCCGTACGATCTGTGGGAAGGTGCGAACCTGAACCTGAAGCTCTTCAGTGAGCAGAAGAAGTTCGGGAACTGGGAAGGTCCGGTGGCCAACTTCTCCAACGTGAGCTGGGCTGCACCTGCGCCGTTGAGCGACGATGAAGCCTACATGGAAGACGTGTGGTCTCGTGAACATAGCCTGTTTGAGTTCTTCAATCCGGCGAACTTCAAGAGCTACGAAGATCTGGAAAAACGTCTGCGTAAAGTTCTGGCGATTCCTGATGACCAGCCTCTGGTTGAGAACGGTGCGGCCACTATGGCTCATGCTCCTACCAGCCAGACCGCAGGCCAACAGCCAGTGAAGCAACAGACCGCTCAGGATAGCCTGAACCAACAGCAGTCTCAGCAGTCTCAGTCTGCCGTCAATCAACAGTCGGCGGCTCAGCAACCGGATCCGAAAGGCACAGGATCGATCGAAGACTTTGAAGCGTTCCTGAAGCAAAACTGATAACAAAGCCCTCTTCGGAGGGCTTTTTATTTGCCCATCACGTCTTGCAATATCCCCAACAGGCTCGTCTTCTCCGCCGCCGTCAGGTTGTCATTGCTCATGATGTCACGAGAGATGCCCACTGAGATGCGCTCGAAGTCCTGCAGGCTAATCCCAGCCAGATTGTTCACCAATTGGTCCAGCTGTTTGTAAGCCAGCAGAGCCTCCCCTGTGAAGTTCCCTTCTTTCACCTTGCGATAAAGCTGTCCGGCTTTGGAGGCCGCAGTTTCCCAATCGCCACTGGCAAGAGCATCAGCAATCCCAAGAGGAAGAAAATCGCTGGCAAGGCTGCGTGTTTCATATTCAGTCTCCGATAGCACTTTGTTGTATGAGAATGTGACATTGTACTGGTTGAACTGGTCTGTTGCACCCTTGTCAAGTTCGATTGTGCTGAAGTTGATCGGATGAGCTTCGACGATGTATACACGATGAACAACCTGATCTTCAGTATCGAGCTGCTCAATACAGATGTCGGTCACGAAGTCTTCGTAATAGCCCATCTTGGTCGTGTATGGATCAAAGATCAGATTCTTCCATTTGTCCAACACAGACTTTTCATAGTAGTCGTTGGCAAGAAGAAACGTCAGATCCAGGTCCACGTTCGATTTGTTGTTCGGCATCTTGATGTGGTTGCCGTTGTTCGTCATTGGGGTGGTGTCGATACCTACCCCTGGCATTCCAGCAACCATACACATCATCTGGAGAGAACGAGATGTCTGGTTTGTCCCTCCAAAGAAAGCGTTTACAATACGTGCAGACTGTTTGAACAGATCACCGAACGATGAACTGGTCGTGTATGCTTGGCCGTCATTGGCAAGGGTTGCATTGCTGTCAAACACGCCAGGAGGAAGTGGGATGGTGACCCGAAATCGGTTCTTGCGCGATATCCCACGCTGCAACAATTCAGTGATGAAATTGCGATAGTCTTCCACGATGAGGACTCCACTTAAATATGATATCTGTTGTTACTTATAAGGAGTTGACAAATGGCGAAGAACTCAGCAGGCGAAGAAGATCCGTTGCTGTTTCCGGCCGAGATGGACGCCCCCGAGTTGGTGAAGCGATACATCCGCAAATACCGTCAACACTTCGGGCCTGAAGCCAAGCGTAATATCCGCCGCTCTCATGTGTGGTTCATGGAGCGTGTGTCGAAGGACGCCAACCTGACACCAAACCACATGAAGCAGGCGTTCGCTGAGAACAAGCGCCCTGTGCAGGGTGGGCGTTATATGGTCGGGCGTATGTTCTATTTCAAATACGACGCCCTGACGAAGGATGAACTGCCATACTGGGATATGTACCCACTGGTGTTCTTCTTCAACTTTGCCAAGGGTGACGGCGTTACCTTCGGGGAAAAGGGTGTGACATACCTCTGGGGATTGAACATGCACTACCTGCCGCCAAAACTCAGACTGTTGGTGTTTGAAGATCTCATCAAGCTGCGCAACGAACGGGCGTACCGCTCAAAGACGCGTCTGAGACTCACTTGGGATGCCCTGAAGCGGTTTGCCAACCATCCGCTGTATAATCACTGTGTGAAGCTGTATCGCGCCGACCACTTCCGCACTCAGCTCTATGAGATTGAGCCGCAGTACTGGGAAGTCGTCCTCTTCATGCGCACGGCTCGCTTCCAGAAACGGAGCCAGATGTCTGTGTGGAAAGATGCACGACGCGTTCATAAGAAGTAATGGTTCTATAACCCGTTCCGAGGGATAATTCGTGAACGGGTAATCCCCCAACAACGAGGCTATATCATGTCACAAATTTATCGTATATTCGGGCTGGAATTCACCCCTGCTCGCTTTGATATGAAACTCCCAAACTTTGAAAAGAGCGGGTTCGAAGTCGGTTGCGTTCTGGGGTTTGATCGCAATGGCAGATCTATCCGTGAACACAACATCTTTGACGTGCTGGGATTGAAAACAGACAGTGAAACAGCAATCCAGTTCGAAGAAGACATTCGTTTTGGTCATGCCGACCTGTACGATTATGTCCGCGACGTCATCGCTGGCTACGAGCATGCCAAAGCGCACATGAAGATGGCGACAGATGCTTGTTTGAAGCTATCACACTGTCTGTGCTTCTTCGGCCGTAAACGCCAAGACTTCTGTATGCAATTCCCATCAGAAGTTCTCGCTCGCTTCTCTGAAACCGAATTCCTGGTGAAGCAGGCGGACGACGTTGCTATCAAATCCAGTGGCGTGTTCCAACATCCAGTCAATCTGGTTTCAGGCCATCTGCTAGTCGGGCGTGATCAGGTTGACCTGGCTATCCATCCGGATATGGAGTACGACCAGAACTCTTGCCGTGCCATCCATAACTACATTGGTGTCATCCTAGACACTCTGTATGCTGCGATGGAAGAAGTAATGGCCGCTGAGCAACAGGAAGAGGTCATTCGTCGGATCCGCGCAGACATCGAAGGGAAGGTGAAGCAGGGCGTCCTGGGTTGTACCCTCCCAGAGCACTGCGCTGAAGTCCCGAACTTCTATCTGATCAAAGAATAATTGGTTTTCAATATTGACGTTGAAAGTTAATATTCACGCAAGTTCGCGCCCCGCTTGGCGGGGCGCTGTATAACACGATGGTGTTAACTTCTTTTCAATAAAAAGTGGTTTACATCTATGAAAATGTAGTATATTATGTTCTCACTACACGGTCAGAACAGCAATATGCCGCGAAGACTGTCTTAATAACGAAAGGGGTTTTATTATGTCATATATTCTTCATGTAGAATCTGGTTCTAAATTTGATATTGAAGGCAAAGACGTTGCGGCTATCCAGGCCGAGATCAAGGCTGCATGCCTGCTGATTGGCAACGTTACCCTGCGCCGCATGGTTGAAGGTGCGCTTGAATCCGCTAACGGCTTCGAACTCATCGAAGGTCTGAGTGCTGAAGAGCAGGAAGAAACTCAGCAGGCTCTGGCGCAAGCCCAAGAGCAAGCCGATGCAACTGAAGCACCGAACGTAGCTGAAAACGCCGCCAACGATACCCCGATTTCTGCTGACGCAACCTCTGGTGCTGCTACCTCCGGCGACGGCGTTTCTGACACCGATACTGATGCCCAGGACGTGAAACCTGCCGAAGGCGATCGGGCTGCCGACACTGGCACTTCTACCGCTTCTTCCGATGCAATCAAAGACGCCGTGAATATTGCGCTGAAAGAAGGTGACCAGCCGTCTGACGCGAAGGTGGGTTCCCTGGCTTCCCTAATTCTGAAAGAAGCGGGGAAGGGTGCGAACTTGACACCACAGGCTCATCTGGAAGAGCGTAAGCGCCGTCACACCAAACGTGAAGAGATGGTTGACGCTGCCCGCGCCTCTAACCACGGTGCTATCCTGGCTGCGATTGAAGCAAGTGTGGCTCCAGGTGTATTCCTGAGCTATGTTAACCCTGATATGCGCTGGTTCCAGTTCCCTGTGACCGAACTGGCCAACCCTGAAAACCTGCACGCTCGCACCAACACGTACATCGACGTTGCGCCGATCGTTTCCGGCGGCTGGGGCTTCAGTCTGTACGTCGGCGGTAAGTCCTTCACCAAACGCCAGAAGATCAAAGAGGCTGATGCTGAGTCTCTGGTCAAAGCAATCAACGCATGGTTGCCTCAGGCTCTGGTCGAAGCGAAAGCTGCTGCGTAATTTAAGTTCAGGAGCTGTTCAATAGATAAAGGAGCTGCTATTATAGCAGCTCCTTTTGTTTATCGGAGCAGTCTATGTCCTACTCCCTAAAGGGGTTGCTCAAACGCCCCGTCCACACATTCACCAAGCCGCCCGTCGTAAAGGGGATCTATCCAGCACGAGGGCAACTCTATTATATCAAAGGCTCCAACGGTAGCGGTAAATCAACCGTGCCTTCTCAGCTGGCGGAGAGGGATCATCAGGCATATGTCGTGACCCATGACGGCAAGATTATGCTGACCGTATGCCCTTCGTTCAATGTGGTGTGTGTCGGCAAATACGATAAGTCTAAGTCCAAGGGAGTTGATTCCCTGAAGGATACTGAACAAATGTTGTTTGCCCTGAGCATCGCTGATCTACCTGAATTTCAGGTATATGATGTGATATTTGAAGGCATCATCCCTTCAACTCTGCTCAGTTCATGGATCCCCCGCCTGACGCGCCCACCGCGCGAATTGGTTGTGCTCTTCATGGACACTCCTCTTGAAACTTGCATCGCCCGTGTCAAATCACGCAACGGCGGCGCTGACTTCAATGAGAGCCTGGTGGTTGAGAAGTGGGAGCGTGTCCATGACCATCGGGAGCGCCATAAGGGCTTGTTCCCTAAGGTGGCTGCAGGTATGATGAAGTCTCATGGTCTAACAGTAGATCAGGCTGTAATGGCATTCCTCTGTCGTGATTTTGGGAGTATTGATGACATGGATGGTATAGATCATCGCATTTATCCAAATCTGGGTCATATTTTGCAAAGTAAATGATTATTGGAGACCAATTATGGAAATCAAAGCAATCAACAACAATGACATGCTGAAGCGGGCTGTCCTGGCTATCCGCGAGCACGGGATTGAGTCTGATCCTGGTAACGCGGAGATCAACACCGATGGCACCCGGTTCCTTGACGGTGTGACGATCACTGTTTCCAATATTCGTGACCGCTGGCTCTCCGTTGAAGGTCGCAACTCATCGGCTATCGCCGCTATCGGTGAAACCTTCTGGGTTCTGTCAGGCCGAGATGACGTTCGCTTCCTGTCCCGCGTGTTGCCCCGCGCCGCCAACTTTTCTGACAACGGCCACACATGGCGAGCCGCTTATGGTCCGCGTCTGTACGCCCATGGCCAGCTGGACAGCGTTATCAACCGCCTACGCAAGAACCCAAACACTCGCCAGGCGTACCTCACCATCTATGATCCGGCTCTGGATTCAGATGCTGGTCTGGCGAAGTTCAGCGAGAGCGGCGAAGCAAAGACTAAGGACATGGTGTGTAACCTGGCTCTGTTGTTCGCCATCGTTGAAGGTCGTCTGAACCTGACGGTCATCAACCGCTCACAGGATGTTCTGTGGGGGATGAGTTCAATCAACTTCATTGAGTTCTCTATTCTTCAGGAAGTGATTGCTCGGGTGTTGGATGTTGATGTCGGTCAGTACAAGCTCTTCTCCAACAATCTTCATTACTACAACAATGAAGTCAGCCAGAAGCAGCTGGGTAAGATCACCAAAGACACCAAGGTGGACGGCGGGTTCATCAACTCCATGATTCACTTCAAGAACGTGGCCAACCAGAACCATATCCGCAATCTATTCACTGGTGTGCTTGTTCATTGTGACTTCGGTAGCCCTTGGGAAACTGTGGTTGCCTTCCTGAAGGAGTATGATGCGGATCGCGGTCTGATTGTGCAGATGGCATACTGCCTGCACTGCAAATTGAATAACAAGCTCATCGACATGAACCTGATTGAAGATCATGGCCTGAATATTGCGCTCACCCATTCCCCGGTTGACCGTAAGATTGTTGATCCCAAGTTCCTGGAAGGTGCGGTATGATGTATCCAAACCTTGAATTCTTTACGGGGCGCAAGCGCTCCGGTAAGGACTTCTGTTTGGAGTCCCTCATCAGCTATCACCATTTACAGGGCGACATTGACATCCAGCGCCTTTCGTTCTCGGACGAACTGCGCCGGGTTGCCAACTTCATCTACCCGTGGCTGCCAGCGGAGGTAGAGGACGCTGTGAAGGACGTTCCTTACTTCCACCCTGATAACCCCAAGGGCTTAACCCCAAGGGAGATCTGGCTTCATCTCGGCAGCGATACGGGCTTACGTTACGTACAGCCTGATCTGTTCCTGGCATTCTTCAAGCGCTTCCAGCTTCCTCTGGTAGAGCAGAACCCTCATGTACATTATATCGTGAGTGATCTGCGTACTCCTCAGGAATATGAATGGGCGCTGAGTACGAAATGCCCTATCACCCGCATTTCAAAGGCCGACCGCGCTGGTATCATAGAGGACGATATAGAGGCTTTCATTGACCAAATGAAAGTGGACTACGAATTCCTCAATCCATTTGATGGTTGGGCACCGTTCGTTAAATTCTACGGAGAACGTAAATGATCACAGCAGGGCATATCAAAAGCCTGCTCGAACTCCAAAAGGCCACCAACGTGGCCTACTTTGGGGAAGAGTGGAAGAATGTATGGAGCCAGAACGCAGTCATCAACTCCATTTATCGTGAGTGGGCAGAGTTCCTTGACGAAACCAGCCGTGACTGGAAGGTCTATGGAAACGACATCGGGTTTCACCATACGAATGCGGTTTATGAACTGGTCGACGTGGTTCACTTCATGTTGTGCTTCGTTCTAATGGACCGCACCAAAGGCGAGATCGAAGAAGAATTTGAAATTCTTGATAGCCGCGAATTCACTCCATCTGCTTTGGGTGCTGTTGGACATCGGGGTGTGACGTACCGCCTTGGGCAGTTCATGAATGATCCTTGTGTTGAGACTCTCATGTTCTTCCTGTCGTCTGCGTGCTCTTATATGGAGATCGACATTGAGACCTACATGCTGGCACACAAGCGCAAGAACGATCGCAATCGCCTGCGTGCTGCTGGCGGCGCGGACTATGACAAGTCTGCCGAAACCCCTCTGACCCTGGAGTTCTAATGTTTACAGTCGTCGTTTCGTACCATGCGGAAAATGCTGCCGATGCATCCGCCAAATTCGCCGAGCATATCAGGGGTGGCGGCCACAACGTGTTCCTCACCGAATACACCAGGCCTGTTAAACCAGGCGATGGTCTTTCGGCGACTGTGACACACAAGATCACCAGCAAAGAACCTGAATCTCTGTTCAATAGGATGGAAGAGTATGCGAGCGGCGGGGTAGAGATACCGGATGAACTGGTAGACGTCTACTTCGAAGGCTTGATATATTACATCCACGCCATGCCGAAGGATGTGACCAACGAACAGATGATGTATATCCTGAACATTGCGTTGAACGCTGCGTGCATCAATCGCACGAACTACAACAATCTGCGCAATATGTACCTAACCGATCGACACAATGATGCGGGACCAACCGTTGAAATGTTGTCGCTCAGAAGCATTCAAGAAGCGGTCAACATTTTGTCTAACAAGGTGTTGGGTGTAGAGTTATTAACGACGATTAACAACAAAGAGGAAGTGAAATGGCCAGTTCATTAATGGACCGCATGCTGAAGGTTGCCAAGAAACATGACGACCAGGCTTCAGTGCTGTCCCAATCCGACGCGCTGGAACCGTCCATCATCTGCTCAACTGGTATCCCCCTGATTGATATCGCTTGGTCTGGCCGTGTTGACGGTGGCCTGATTTCCGGTATCAAGATGATGGTGGGCGACTCCCGTACCTTCAAAACGATGTTCGGTCTGGTAGACGTCAAGGCGTACATGAACCAGTTCCCTGACGCAATCTGTGTCTTTGCAGACTCTGAGAAAGGTGCTAACGCCGATTACTGGACGTCCATGGGCATTGATATGGACCGCGTCCTGTATGTGCCGATTGACAACGTTGAGCAGACCAAGATCCGCCTCCTGCAGATCCTTCAGGAAGTGAAGAAGGGCGACAAGGTCATTGTGTTCATCGACTCAATCAGCCAGTTGCCGTCTACCAAAGAAGTTGAAGATGCCATCGCTGGTAAAGATACCCAGGACATGACTCGCGCCCGTGCCCTCAACAGCTTCTGGCGTGTCATCACCCCTGAAATCAACAGCAAAGACCTCGTGTTGGTGTGGATCAACTCCTACTATGACGAGATCGGCAACGTCTATGCCGAGCCTAACATCAAGGGCGGCAAGCAGGGCTTCCTGTCATCCAACCTGATCTGGTTCATCACTCGCTCTCAAGTGAAGGAAGACAAAGATCTGCTGGGCTGGAACTTCAACATTGGTATCATGAAAGGTCGCCATGTCAAAGAGAAGGCCAAGCTCCCCGTGACGGTACTGTACGAGGGTGGCATTGACCGCTGGAGTGGCCTGCTTGAGATCGCTCGGGCGCTGGGTTACGTTGACATGCCTTCATCCGGCTGGTATGTGCGTACAGCCAAGGGTGGATTTGATCCTGAGAAGGAAAAGAAATATCAGAAGCGTCAGATGGACGATGATTTCTGGTATCCTTTGATGGAGAATGTTGACTTCGCAGATGACGTGAAGAAGATGTTCGGTGTTTCTAACGGTACTATTATGCCTGCGAACATGCTGGAGCAGATGGACCATGTTATCAACACATCCGAGTGACAACGGAGGGGGAGGCAACTCCCCCAATAACTACGCAATCATCGACCCTGGTGCTGATCAGCTGACGATCGTCAAGATCACTTCTGGCAAATTCCGTGGTGTTCAATTCAGGTTTGGCAAGGTTGCCATCAATGAGGTTGATGGCCAACCCCGTCTGTCCTTCGTGACCGATATATTGAAGACGCCATTGCGGCTGGTGTTTGTGAATTTGAAAGAAAACGACTTGTTCACTGAGGTGACAGGGGATATCCTTGTAACCCTCATGCAGCGTAATGCTCAGGAATATAATAAATTTTTGGTGGGGTAGTGCCAATGTTACTCGAATCCGTCGTGCTTTCACAGTTGATTTACAATGAGCAGTACCAAAGAAAGATCCAGCCGTACCTGAAAGCCGATTATTTTGACAACGAAGGCGAAAAGGTCATCTTTGGCCTGATTGACAGTTACACCTCAGAGTACAATGCGCGCCCGTCCATAGAAGCGCTGTCGATCATCCTTGAGCGCACCAAGCTGAACGAACATGTGTTTGAGCAGTCTATTGCGGCGCTTGAGAACATCAACGACAACACCTTCAACGAAGAGTGGTTGGTCAAAGAAACAGAGGCATGGGCGCGTCAAAAGGCCGTACACAACGCGATCAAGACCGCCGTCAACATCTATGGTGACGAAAAGCGCAAGGACGAGATGAACAACATCCCGACCTTGCTACAGGAAGCCCTGGCGATACAGTTCGATTCGTATCTTGGTCATATCTACTGGGAAATGGCTGAGCAGCAGTACGACCACATGAACTCCAACGAGGCCAAGATCCCGTTCGCGGTTGAGATCTTCAACAAGGCGACCCGTGGTGGTGTTGGTAAGAAGACCCTGAACATCGTCACAGGTGCGATCAACGCAGGCAAGACAACAACGCTGATTGATCTGGCAGGTGGTTACTCTGAGCAAGGGCTGAACGTCTTTGTATTCACGCTCGAAGTGGCCGAGAACGTCTGGCGTCACCGTCTTGATGCCCGTATGATGCGTCGTGACTTTGAGTCCTTAGAGAAGCTCCCAAGGCACGAATACATCGCGACGATAGAGAAGCTCCGCAGTCGCCAAGATGGCGCGCCCAAGGGTGATATCGTCATCAAGGAATATCCGTCTGGTGCTGGGCACACAGGTTTGTTCCGTCGCGACATCCTTGAGTATATCCAGGCAACAGGCCGCGCCCCAGACGTTATCATCATCGACTACCTTGGCGAAGCTGCTTCTTCTCGCCTGCCTGCTCACCTGATGCAGAACACAAACGTCTATTACACGTCCGTGGCTCGTGAGTTCCGTGCACTGGGATTTGAGTTTGATGTTCCTGTATGGACAGGCATGCAGTTCAACCGTGAGACGCAGAATAGCACCGATGGTGGTATCAGTGATCTGGCGGATGCTATCGGTATCCCGAAAGTGGCGGATTTCATCATGGCATTCTATGCTCCTGATGAACTGGCGGCGGTCAAGAAAGCCCGAGCCTCGATCCTTAAGAACCGTTATGCTAACAAGCAGAAGCTCAAGTCGTTCCTGTTTGGCATGGACCAAGACAAACAGATCCTGTTTGACCTGGACTGGAATGAGGTGAAGAAAGATCTGTCAGAGGCCGAGGCGAAGTATGTTGAGAACGTGCATATCAAACATGACCTCAACAAGTCCGGTTCGGCGGCGAGTGATGAGCAGAAAGCCCAGACCGTTAATTCTTGGAATTTTGGCTAAATTCAATAACGTGGGTCGTAGGGTATAATTCTACGATCTGAACATTAACCAGGAGCACATCATGTTGCAAGATGATTATTTGGCTGACCTGGTGAAGGCCGCCAAGCTGGTGTGCCACACCAAACAATATATTGAGTTAGACACTACCGAGACTCTCAGTTTCTTCGCTCTTCGTAAGAGTTGGGCTGAGAATGGGATCGATATGATCTGTCAAGAAGGTAAACTGGTACAACTGGATCCTCTTCCAGTGCGAACCAACACATTGGAATGGTATGTGACGAAAGATGGTGTTGAAATCATTCCAAAGTTCCAGTATCATTCAATCGTAAATTTCTTTTTATGCCGCAGAGGGACTAATCTGATCCCAAAAGGCAAGAGATCTTAACAAGAGGAACATCAAATGTCTGTAGAACAAATCGGTTTTTATGCACTGCCATCTGATCCCGAAACCCGCCGCAAAATGATGGGTGCCATCGAAAACTGCCGCGCTGCTTCTGTCCGTATCAAGTCTGAGCAGACCTTTATCACCGAGACCCTGGCCGAGCTGGCGAAGGAAACGGGCATCAAGGCCGCCGACCTGCGCAAAGTTGTATCCGATCGTGCAAATGGCACCTTCTCTAAAACCATAGAGACTAGTGAGAAATACCAAGATTTGTATTCTTCGTTATTCCCCAACGACGTTCCTTCCAAAACATAATATAAGGACCCCCGAAAGGGGGTTTATTTATGAATTACACTAAAATTTATGATGCTATTGTAGTAAATGCCCTCCAAAGAAATCAATTTGAAGGGATGGAAGTGCATCATATTTTACCGAGATGCATGGGTGGTGATGACGGGGATAGCAATCTGGTAAAACTCACCAGGAAGGAGCATTTTGTATGCCATCGGTTGTTGGCCAAAACTGGTGGAAAGGCAGCCCTCAGTTTCACGATGATGAAGAACAGAAGCAATAGTAAAACATCTAGAGAATATTCTTTAAGACGGGAATCGGTGGTATCATCCCACAGAGAATACAGACACTCGGATGAAACTAGAAAGAAAATGTCAGGTTGGAAACATACGGATGAAGCCAAAAGGAATATTTCCGATAAATGCAACAACAAAGGGAAATCCCCTTGGGAAGTAACCAACGCCAACACAGAAATGTGGAAGTTGGCTGGTGACGTTTATGACAGCTGGCTCAAGGGAAATGGGTATGTGAAACTCATGAGAGAATTTCCGTTGTTATCACAAATGACATCTCAGACTATGACAAGGAAATTTAAATCTGGTTGGATACCCAGAAAAGACCAGTCTTGGGTCGAATGGTTGTCAGACGCTGAATAAGTCAGCCGAACACCAAGAAGCCCAGTCAAGTACTGGGCTTTTAATTTCAATAACTTTACTTTCAAGAATAAAGCGCCTATTATTTAATCTCTATTGAAGAGTTGTTACTAAATCATGTGGCTCAAATATGGACGCCAAGACATTCAACATCCCCATCGACAACGATGGTCTGGTAATCGAAAGATTAAAGAAGCTTGAGCGCACAGCTGAGAAGTTGGGCATCCCGTTCCCAACCGTGACTTTCGGTGAACCGTTCAAGACCCATACCCGTGACACTACTGGTGAGATTCTTACTCACTGGTGGAAGCCCGTAACCCTCGAAGGCGAAGGTATTGACCGTCCGGTGTCTTACGGCGGCTGGAAGATCATTGGCCAGTTCAATCACGAATATCCAAAGGTCATTCTGAATCGACTGTCCGACAATATCAATGCCGACTTCATCCGTCGCTTCGAGACAGAGAACGTCTCTTGGTGCCAGCACTGCAATATGCTCATCAATCGCAAGAACACATATGTGATCGAGAATGAGCAGAGCCACACCCAGATGCTGATTGGTAGCACCTGCATGCATCATTATGTGCCTCATCAGAAGTCCCTCGACGCGATCATGTCTTACTATCTGGGAATCCAGGAGTTCTTCATACCGGACGAGGACGACCCAGAGGGCATCTATCGCGTCCAAAATGAGCGCTTCGCTGACACCCACAGTTACCTGCGCGCATGCTTCCAGGTGCTGCTGGCTGGCGTGGACATCAAATCAGATATGTTTGGTGAGGTTCTGGGCTACCTCCGCGCAGGACAGAGACCAAAGGCGGGTTCCGATGAAGAGCATTTCGTAAACAAGGCACACGAGTACCGTGAAGACGCCGAGTCGGAAATGTACCACATGATGCTCTTCATCAGTGCGCTGTCTGAATCCAACGAATTCAATGTTCGCCTGAAACGCATGTGTGAGCCTGGCTATCACCTCATCAAGGATTCCAACACAGTCCGCTGGGGTGCCAAGAAGTATTACGACTACATTCACTGCCCTCGCACTGTCTGTAGAGGCGCGGAGAACAAGTGGGTGGCAGAAGTCGGCGAGATGCTGGAAGTGCGGGTTCGCTTTGACAAGCGCGTCTTCCTCTTCTCAAATGAATACGGCGACAGCTATCTGTTCACTTTCAAAACAGCAGAAGGCAATACAATTACCTGGAAGACCTCGTACATGGATACTGAGTTCTTACAGGGAGATATGATCATCCGTGGTCGTGTCAAAGAACTGACCGAGTACAACGGTGTTAAACAAACTCAGGTCACCCGAGCCAAATTGAGGAAGTTATGAATTTGATTGAGTCTGTTCTGAAGTCGTTCGCCTTTGGTCTGATCGCATGCGGAGTGATTACAGCTATGCTTGTAATCATAGCTCTGATCATCCCCTTTAAGAGGAAACGTTGATGGAATGTTCATGCGGAGGACAGGGCACAAGTGCTTACCTGCCATTCACCACCGTGAAGGAAGCCGAAGCCGCCGGATTTGCCGTGGATAAGGCTCCCTGTGTAATCGCCACGAAGGATTGCCCGTGCTGCAAGAGGCACTCTCAGGTTGTTTGGTATGGGCCGGATGCATGTGAACCTAAAAAGAAAGTTGATCTACTCTCGTTAATGATGGGGAAATGATATCCTACCACAACATGAGGCAGATGTGTGGTGGGTATGTCATAAATGTATTTGATCAGAAAGAGTTTCTTCCTCTGATAATTTAAATCTATTGAAGTCTCTGGGGTTATAATAGCAGCACACATAACCCTGGAGGCACCACATGATCCCCATCCTTGAAACAGTCTACAGACTTCGCGAAACCAAAGGCAGTAATGCGAAGAAAGCTGTGCTGGTCGAAGCATTCAAGAACAACCCAGACTTGGCAGACTTCCTGCAGTATGTCTATGATCCAATGACTTCGTTCTATCGAACTGAACTGAAACTCAGCGCGCACCCGCGCATGCTCGTGCGTGAGAAGACTGATGACATCAGTGAAGTCTATGACGCCCTCGACCAGATGGCCCAGCGCCTTGTCGGTGGCCAAAAGGCCGACTCCCTGTTGGCTTCGGTTGCCCTGAAGATGGATCCACAGTATCACGAACTCATTCAGATGATCTTGGACCGTGACATCAAGGCGGGTATTGCCGAGAAGGGTATCAATGCTGCATTCAACGCCGCTGGAGGCACAGGTCGCCTGATCAACATCCTTCCATATCATCGTTACGACAACATGACGATCGAACTGCTGAAGAAGATGAACTTCAAACGCGGCGTCTACAGCCAGCTGAAGTCGGACGGTATGTTCGCCAACATCATTTGTCGTCACAACAAAGAGCCTGAGATCCGCTCTCGCTCCGGTTCTCTTATCGCAGGCGGTTCAGTCGACAAACTGTCCCTGGTATTCAAAGACCTGATCTACGATGCAGGTATTGGCGAAAGCGTCTTCCATGGTGAACTGCTCGTTGTTGACCTCAAGTCGAATGCGATCCTGCCTCGCGCTGTCGGCAACGGCAAACTCAACAGCGTGATTCAGACGGGCGAACCTCTGGAAGATCGTTATCAGGTGATCTACCGGGTGTGGGATGTTGTTCCGTACGAACAATGGTTCAACGCCGAGCGCGTGGGCACCCCGTATGAGCGTCGCTTCGACATGATCATACAAATGTTCTACGGAGAAGATGGGCTGGTTCAGGTTCAGGAAACCCGTGTTGTTCACTCATTTGCCGAAGCCGTCGACCATTTCAAAGACGCGCTGGCTCGCAAAGAAGAAGGCACGATCTGCAAGGCTGATGACATGCCGTGGGAAGATGGCACTTCCTCCGAAGGTCTGAAGTTGAAAATGGAAGTGGAGTGTGACCTTGAAATCGTGGGCTTCAACGAGGCCGACAAGAAAGGCAAACACGCGAAGACCTTTGGTTCCCTTCTGTGCAAGACTTCCGATGGCTTGCTTGTTGTTGGCGTCTCGGGGATCTCAGATGAGCTGAGACTCCGGATGTGGGAGAACCAGGGCGACTACATTGGTAAGATCGCCGCAGTGCTCTCCAATGGCGTACAGGATAAGACGGACGACGCGTTGAAATCTCTGTTCTTACCGCGCCTTGCCGAAATCCGTATTGACAAGAAAGTGGCCAACACGCTTGATGAAGTCTATGCGATTCAGAAAGCGTATGTAGAAAACATTGTATTCCTGTTGGAGTCCGCATAATGAAAGTGTATTTGCTGCAGTATCATGATGGGTACGACGGCCTACAGGTTCAATCCGTGTCCGGGACGCCAGAGGCCGCCCAAAACTCCTTTCTTGAGAACGCAGAGGCCGGTGGGGGGGGGGGGGGGGGGGGGGGGTTACCCCAAAAGTGGCGACTCGGTATTTCAGTGTTGAGATCCGGGACGCCAGAGACGGGTTGTTATGTTGATGACCTGAAAATAGAACTGAAGGGGTGATCTGAAGGATGAGCTATTCGCATTGGTGTTTACATTAACGTTCTTGCTGTCCTTGGTTGTCAGCTCGCTTGTAATGGTGCTGGTGTGGATAGCTATTCCCGACATCAAGAACCACAGGGTTCTCATGGCCGTGATGATTCTCGGTCTGAGTGCTTCGCTTACTCTTCACTATTCCAAACAGGAGTATAATCCTGACAAACATTACAAGACATTAGCGGAACGTTAACATGAACTCAAGACTGAAAGAGCTTCCAGTAAATGACAAGAAGTACATCTACAAGGTCCTGCTGAACCTTGGTGTGTCACAATCTGGGCTGGCTCGTTTGTTGGATTGTTCAAATGTTGTCAGTCATTGGGCGCGGGGTTATCGCAGAGTCCCCCGCTCCTTCCGTCGGTTTATCTTGGTGATGCAGTTCATTAAGAACAAGGGTCTGTTGGAAGAGTTGTTGCAGCACATCAAAGAAGAGGAACACAAATGCTGACAGAATGGCAGAAAATGGAGTTCGAGCGGGCGTTCAACGTGTATTGTGTCTTCATGGCGATAAAGCTACACTTCACCACCAAGGACTTCGACTACAGCTTGTACGGACCGATGAACTATAAGTTCGAGACCTTCTTGGCGAAGGAAGCCGTGTGCAAACAGTTTGCCCGCCTTGCCCGCCGATTCGAAACATCCCAGGGTGAAGTGGTGGAGAACTACATCATCGCCAACTTCATCAAGTCCCCGAAGGTCTGGGTGACCACCCTGCTCACCAAGCAGGCTCAGTCCAATTATGATGAATATCGTAAGCTGTACGAGAACTTCACATACAACTTCCTTGAGGAGTTCGAGCGGGAGATGATCCCTGCCATCAAGGAACGGAACATGACGTTCATTGAATATGTGAAGGGGACGGGTGTTGGCCACCCTGCGTTGTTGACGGACATCATCACCAAGCATTACCCCATGTGGTTCCTGGTCGGCCTGAACAAAATCGTGGGGTTCATCCACTTGTATGATACTGTGCTGAAGGATGACATCTATTGGAACTCAGAGGCGTTCTTGCTCAGGAAGACGAATGCTGTGGTGCCAGATGAGGATACAACGTATTCGAAAGGAAGACTCCGTGAGCTAATACAAGCCCACGGAATCTGATCACCAATCCCAGAGGATGCGAGCCGAGTCGGTCTTGTTCTCTGGTTCAAGTGAAGAACTGTTGAAGTTGTTGGTTGTGTTGATCTTCTTGGAAGCGTCCACGTTCTGCTGTACAGGCATGACGACGCTGGCCGGAGGATTGGCATAACCACCCTGAACTTGCTCGACATTAGATATTGCTCTGCCTTGAGCTGGTTTGGCGGTTACCAATGAACTACCGATTGAACTATATGCCTCCTTCATCTGAGAGTATCGGTCATCAGTCACATTCTTGTAATCTGAAGACACGCCAGATGGCATCGGCGTCAGGGTCTGAGGATCGATATTCGGCTGTGGAGGCGTTTGTGGTTGAGAGGCCGCTGTCGTATTAGGAGACGGATTCTCATCAGTGCCAATCAACATAGACTGGCGAGCCTCATCCATCTTCTGCTTCGCCGCCGCGCCGCCCAGAGAGTCGGGGATGATGCTGACGAACTTGTCCACGATATCGAACATCGCGCTCGTGATTGCGTTCAGCATGTTGAAGAACGGCTTCTTCACGTTGTCCGCAAATCCTTTCTTGATGTCGTCGATGACCTTGTTGGCGACACCCATACCCTCGTCGATAACACCACTGATGCCCCCAGTGATCCAGTCAACCAGCTTCATCAATTCCGATTGAAGGTTGTCCGCCAGCTTGCCAGGGATATCCGTAAGAGACGTCCCTCTCCCGATCCCTGCAAACAAGTCGTTACTAATCCAGCCTACAATACCATTCAGCCAGCGAGCGGGAGCCTCAGTGAGCATGAGTGTATATTTGCGCAGGGTTTCGCCAGCCTCTGTGTCGAAGCCAAAGATCTTGGACACCCAGTCAAACAGGTCACCAAACCCGCCGACCAGTTCTGATATCCCCGCCCGTACCCGGTCAACGATTGACACCGCGCCTTTACCCAAGATCTCTTTCGCATCGATGAAGCCTTTACCAAAGTCCCAGATCATGGACAGTAGAGCCAATGGACCTACCTTCAGGAACTTGAATACCTTGCCAAACGGACCAAGCAACTTGCTGATACCATCACCCAGCTTGGAGAACATGCCGAGGAAAGTCCCGACAACGCCGCCGATGATCTTGAATGGTTTGAGGAGGAACCCCTTCAGCGCGTTCAGGCCAAGCATGGCGGCCACCGCTGCGCCGATACCGGAAGAGTCATCCTTCTGGTCATCGTCTTTGGGGATAACAGAACCCGCCTGAGGATGGCCGCCCGTTTCTTTGTCGGTCTCCCCACGGCGCATCTCGTCCTTCTCACGCCACTTCTGGTCTTCATCGAAGATACGGGTTAACGCTCCGACGATGTGCCCACCAACGCGACCAAGTTTGTCTTCGATTTTGGAAAGACGCACAAGGCTCTCATCAGAGTTCTTCTTGACATCGGCAGTGTCATCACGGATCTCAATGAGTACTCCATCCATCATGTTCAGGAAGGAACCCATGCGCACCAGAGATAGACCTTGCTCATCCATGCGCTTCAGAGAGTCGTCGTTGGATGCTTTCAATTGATCTGAGATGAGGTTCAGATATTCAACAGACGTGTCGTCGGCTGGCATGCGAGTGATGTCACCAAGGCGCTCAATCTTGCCAGCGATGTTCTCCAGTTCGCGGTTTCCCTCAACATTGGTGTCAATGCTGTCTTTCATCCATACGCCGAAGTCACGGGTGAAGATCGGAGACATACGGGCAAAGCCCTGGACTATCTCTGTGACAGTCGGGAAGCGGATTTCAAAAGGCTTGGCATCAGCCTTTTGCTCTTGTTTAGAAGCCGACTCCAGCTTAGACAGATTTTTGTTCATCCGCTCAAGCTGTTTGTTGGTCTCGTTCTGTGCACGGAGTTGCTTGCGTTGCATCATCTCCGTCTTGATCTTGTCTAGAACTTTGACCACATCGGATTGTGACTTCTCTGCCGGATCTGCCATGATTCACCTCTTAAACCTTCTGGGACTGCCCTTTTTCAATCGCGGTCGGGGTAGTGGTGGAAGCGGTTGTCTGATTAGTTTGTGGTGGTAACACCTGCTCCAGCATACTGTCCTTGGCGATCTCGGCAATGCACTGATAATCTTTTGTCAGGCGGGATATCTTGTGACGTACCTTGGTCACGATATAGTGGCCTGTGGATAACTTACTTAACTCAGCCAGGTTTTCATTCTTCTTAGGACGGTTGGATTGATCCTCGATATAGAATACCTTGCCAACATTGAGGCGGTTATCCCCGACCAGCAGTACTCGCATGACAGTACTCGCCAGACTGAAATTGATCACACGCCGGGCATAATCAATCTGCTCCGCGCCGTCCGGCTGGGCTTCGATGTAACGGACGTTCTGTCGATCGAATTCGTCTGAGAACATTGGGAACGGGTCCAGGTGAGCCGTCTCTGCAAACCATTCAGTGTAGACACGCTGTGTCGCAGTCGCAGTCTTGGTTTCAAAGTCGTAGACACGCTCATTCACCGCCAGGATATCACGGTAGTTGGCCATGTACTGATCACGAGCCAACTTCTTCTCCGCCTTGATGATCGTGCGCATGAAGCGTCCAGAGTTGAAGTTGTTGTCCTGCATGAGCGGAGCGTCCTGGGGATCACGGAACAATTTGTTCTGGTTCGCCAGTTCCTGCTTCTCTTCGGCTGTCAAAGACTGATTGCTCTGGTTGAACAGAGTTGTCAGGCTCTTGAAATGGTAGCCATTAAAGTCCTCGTAGAACACAAATGGCATGAACAATTCATCATAAGAACGACTCGCCATATAATCGATGGATCGAAGCACAGGCCAGAGAGGTGTTGCAAATCTCTCTTGTATGCCATATGTGGGATCGATGTCTTCGAACTTCGTACGGGATTCCAGCTGATTGAAGATTGTGGTCGCCATCTCTGAATACGAACCACTCAGGCCGATGGAACAACGAATCATGCTGTCCTTGTACGCATCAGAGGTCACGAGGTGAAGCCAGAATGCCTTCTTGGATGAGCTGTTGGACTCATCAGCAACGCGCCCGACACGGCTCACGCGCAGAGACAGCGTGGTGTAATCGGAAGCTGCTGGTGTCTTGAATGCAACAACCACTTCTTCGCCGCCGAGGATAGGCATTGTGTCAAGGATATCCCAGCCCTCTTTGATAAGGATGTTCGCAGTCAGGGATGGGGAAGCCTGTCCTTCAAGACCCAGATCCTGAAAGACGTTGAACTCCTCAAACAGCGCCGTCAGGTCATGTGGCGTTGGGGTGCCGCCCTGTGGGGTGTGAGGGAGGATCGCCATATACTTCAGGTCAAATGTTGTCGACGGTGTTACGATACCGTCTTGGGTCTCTCTGTTTTCGATCATTTCGCCAACTCCTGCTCCAGCTGATTCACGAACGACGACACATAATCTGGGTCGAGCACCTGGATATTCCGCTTGGCATCGTTCTTGCTGATTGCGTCATCATGATAGGATACTGCTGTCAGACCGTAGTTAGCAATGATGGACGGCTCATCAAGGTCCAGACCATATGCAAATTTGATCGCCCGAGCATCCGTCACGTTATTGAACTGGTCAACATAATAGGCCGTATCCCACATACCGTCAATGCCGTAGTCCGCAGTCAGTTCTTCAACAATGCGCCGCTCCGGTTTTGGCCAGTCCTTGTTGATGTCCATGATTCCATTTATCAGACATGGTATCCAAAACAGCTCGAAGGAACCATAGACGCGCTCTGCGAACGACCTTGGGGTTTCCCCCTCTTGGACAGAATAAGGCAGGAGAAGCCCTTCGATGTCCTTAATTTTCTGTAGGATCATCACCCGTCGCGTTAAGTTCTGCAGAAGGATGGTGTCTTGCTCCTGTACATCCAGCAATTGGTGCCAGACGAGCGGGAATTTCTCAAAATATTTCATGTTCACTTCCTCTGGAATTCGTATCTCACCAACCCGCATCCCCAGATACGCGATAGCCTGGCTTCCTCGGCCAACATGTCTTCCGTTTTACCCTCTATTTCATAACCGAGTTCTTTAAATTTATCTTTTCTATATGAGAATTTGTGAGTGCGAGTTGAATATTGTTTATCAACATATTTATAGTCCGGAGCAAGAACTTCCTTTTCTATAAACCCATTTTGTAGGTAAACATTTTTCAATCTACTCACAACACAACGATCCCCAAAAGAATATACTGTCTGGGTCGGATCAAGACAGTATTTTATAGCGTGAGATAGTAGTTTGCTAAACGCACCATGACAACCATTAGACGCAAATCTCACCAATTCAGTACCATGTGTCCGTTTGGTAAATACCATCACCGCCTGGGCATTTCCTTCTTTGTCCTCAAGACCTAACCGTAGTGATGAGAATGCCACACTTCCCTGTATATGGTGTTGTTCTAAGAATTGGTTGCATTCAAGAGGTTTGAGTGAACTGATTCTGTGTTTTCGAGCATAAGACAACGGCCCTTTCACACCCAACTTGGCCAAAATCATACCCTTCACAATATCAGGTTTGTCACGCCACTCATCTTCCCAGATGTGGATTAACTGAATACCCCGGGCTTCACACAATCTGGTTTTGTCCAGATGATATTCCTTCCCCGGTTTCTGTTGTTCTGTGTGCCAGTATAGGCCGTTAAATTCAATTGCCAGTTTGTGTTCTGGGCAGTAGATGTCCAGTTGGAGTCTTTTCCCCGCCAACACGCTGTAATCACCAGTGATGCATTTCACTCCATGGGACTCAAGGAACGAAGTAATTTCTTTTTCTGGTTTGGAGGAGTTATGTTGAAATGATGTGATGTATTTCCACATGCTGGGATCATCCATAACAGTTGGAACCCCATATTTCTCGATACAGCTTATCCTCAACATACTTCTGGATTTTGATACGATAGGAGGGTGGCTCATAGGAAAGTCAACCCCATATCTGGTTTGATTGGTTTTGACAGTTCTTTGTTTTATTTCTTCTGATTGCATAGCATATTCTACGCCAAATCTTTCAATACTTGTTTCTTTGGCTTTCTCCATTATTTCTTTGTTCTGTAGGGCGTGGGAAACGCCATATTTCCCCATCATGGTCTCATTCATTCTTTCCCTACAGACACCTCCAGTCTTCATAGATTCTTTCATACATTTGTTGGAACAGAATTCCCTGTATGCTGGACCACCCTCAGCATCAAAATCTATTGTAGTCTCCTTACCACAGACAATACAACCAGTGTTATTCAGATCGTATAACCATGCCGAAACAGAAGATCTGAAATCCGTTAAACTGTTATGCTCAGACAAATACCCCATAACATCCACCCCCGTATAACTCAACAAAAGTGGATGCCTGAGTAATTTTGAATTGACATTACCTTGTTTGGTGAAGAAGTATTTCACAACCCATTCCTTGCACTCATCCGAGTTTTTAGGAAGGTTGTCTATGTCGAGGCTTCTGATGACAGGGGATGACATAAAACGTTCACACAAGATATTGCAGTAGAGTGACCTCGCCTGCTTAGGCTTGAACGCAGTATGACAGCAAGCACACTCTTTTTCTTGGACGATTCGTGGCATAATAAATCCTCTTATTGGCTACTTCATTATACCACGAATCTGGTTTAGAAGCTGTCGCCTTCGGTGTCAAAGCGCCCTTTGTGCAGAGGCTCCAGTTCGATGAAGGTCATGTCAACCTGTGTAGACACAATCCCATCGTCCTTGTGAACAGAATATGAACTGTCTGGCGTTTCGTTCACAAACATGTTGGACAGAACACAGGTAGAGATGCGGTGCAGCCATTGGTTTCGCTCCCCATTAACCATGAACGTGATGTCAAATGTCGATGGATGGAGATAGAAGGCACTGGAGTTCTTGTTGTACTTGTACTCTGGGTACATGTGCATCTTGAACAAGCGGATGATCTCACGGACCATCTTGGATTCCTTCTGAGAGCGCGGTGTGAATTTGAATGTGAACGGTATCTCCCTGTTCCTGACTCCCTGGAAGATCATTTCGACGTAAGGATTAGTCATTGTACCCGTAAACAACTCAAGGGTGTCATGGGCGTTAATGGTAGGCAGGAACGGGATAGACTCCGACGCAGACTGGATGGCCTTGGTCGCCGCAAATCGACCCATCTCCTTCCCGACGTTCAGTGCATCACCCAACTTGAACTGAGTCATATCCTGAGCGGCTCGGGAAAGGAACTGTGCCCCCATACCCGCCAGCCCCAGCTCGCTACCGTTCCAGCCAACACCGTAGTTGGTTGTAATGGACTCGGGCATACACATAACGATGGATTCGTTTGAACGAACGTGACGCGCCCATGCATACTTGGTGATGGAACCGGACTTGGCTCCATAGACCACAGGAGTATTCCCCAGAGGGTTCTGGATTGGGTTCTCAACAGTCTGGGTAGCCGTGTCACCGTAAGATGAACCGGAGATGCGGTTGATGTTGAATAGGACATAGTGTCCGAGCGTTTTACCGCCCGTGGCGTCCAAAGGATAGACCAGTTGCTTCTGAGCCTGGGACAATCCCTTCGTGTTCAGAACTTTGATCTTATCGATTGTCTTCTTGAAGTCAGCCATGGTCTCAGCCCTTAAATAGATAGAGTGTTACGGCTATTTAGGACTAGATTATGAGATACTTTGTCTACCAAATAACGAATCTTCTAAACGGCAAGATATATGTTGGTGCTCACAAAGGTGAACCGGATGACGGTTATATGGGATCCGGTAATATGATAATGAGAGCAATTAGGAAACATGGTGTCGACAACTTTAGAAAAGATATCTTGAAGATATGTGACACATCCGAGGAGATGTACGCCGAAGAAGCCAGGATCGTCACACAAGAATTCATAGACAGGCCGGATACATACAACCTAACATGCGGTGGGTATGGTTCATTCAATCATATCAATTCAGATCCTTCTAAGAGAAGCATTTATTCTAAGAAAGCCCAGGAAACAATGTTGGCTAAACCGATAGAAGAACAGAAAAGGATTAACGCGAAAAAGGGGGTTCGTGGAGAACGGAATTTCTGGTTCGGAAAGAATCGTTCGGGAGAGAATAATCCCCGTTTCGGGTGCATTGTAGACCAACAGACAAGGGATAAGATACGAAAATCCAATAAGAGGCTTGTTGAAGATGGTTTGGTTGATTATTCTAATTGCAAGGGTGTGGTGACAAAGGAAGGAAGAGAAAACATTTCCAAGGCAAATGCTAGGGAATTTAAATTCATGAACCCCGAGGGGATTGTTGTAACCGTCTTTAATCTCGCTAAATTTTGTAAAGAGAATGGCCTGAGTGAAGGTTCGATGAGACATGTACATAGCGGCAGAAACATGACCCACAAACTTTGGAGGAAAGCGTAATGTCCCAATATCTTCAGGGAAAATATGTTCCCATCAACCCAAGCAAATATGTCGGGAACCCAAAGGATATAGTCTTCCGCTCTTCTCTGGAGTTGGTGGCATTCAAATTCTGTGATACGAATTCTGGAATAGTGAAGTGGAGTTCGGAAACCTGTGTAATCCCATACGTGTCTCCAGTCGACGGACGCACCCATCGTTACTTCATGGACCTCAAGGTCTGGACGCGCCGTGAAGGGCAAGAGGAACTGCAGGTCACCCTCATTGAGATAAAGCCGAAGGATCAGATCAAGCAGCCGAAGAAGATTCCGAACATGAAGGAGTCGACATTCAACAATGCGATGCGAACCTGGCTGGTCAACTCTGCCAAGTGGGAGGCTACCCGTGAACTATGCGCCAAGAAGAACTGGAAGTTCATTATCTGGACTGAAGAGCACCTCGTCCCAGGTGAAGATCCTGATGTACGCAAACAGTTTGAGCTGAAGTCGAAGAAGAAACGGGATATGGAGATGCAAGACCGTCGCCATGCTGAGCGTGTCAGGGTGCTGAAGGAACAGATGCGGAAGGAGATTAAACCCGCCCCAACGGAGCGGGATGATGGATTGCTCTTACCTTAACTTCTCTTGTGGCCAGGGGCGTAACAGGTATGTCTGTCGCGCCCGATTTGCCGACCATCAGCCCGAGCCAATCTGACACACTCACCCCAAGTCTCACCAGAATACTGCCTGAACCCACACTTGGGGCGATGCTCTTCCCAAGCCCAGCTGCATGACTTACAGTCAGAGCATTCACAATATAGATCGATGGTGTAGCCTGAAGTGATCATAATCAGTCGTCCAGGTGATCGTAGATCTTCTGGCGGAATGCATTACCACCAGCACAACCCGTGGCCAGCAGGCGGGTGCCGCCCGTGCCAATCACACTGATGGTAGAGAAGCCCAGGATGCGGCCTGTGATGGACTGGTCAACCTTCACTGTCTCCACCTTACCGATGCGCAGCTCATCGGCATCACGACGGATGAAACCGCGCTTGACGATGACACGCTTGTTGGTCACAGCGAATTCGGTGGTCAGGACGTTCAGCACAGTCGGGATCAGGAACAGCAGACTGACACCGAAGGTCGGAACAAACAGCAGCACGACCAACACGTACATCCAGAAACCGCTCCACCAAGTCGGGCGGGTGAAGGCAATAACTTGCTCGTCTTTGCCGAGCATACGATCTACATAACGCATGATAAATTCCTTACTTGTCAGGGTTCACTAAAACAGGGGTGGATACCAGTTCGCCGTTCTTCACAGAATGCTGGACTACAGCAAACTGGTCGACCATGCGGTATACTTCAATGCCAGCAGCCAGCATTTCAATAATGCCGTCTGTGATCCGGTACGGTACATTGTAGATGACCTTCTTGATAGCGCAGCTTTTGATTATCAGCTGAGTACAAACAGGGCATGGGCTGTGTGAGACGAACATCGTCAGATCAACACGATTGTCCAATGCTTCAGGGATGCGCATCAAAGCGTTCTCTTCTGCATGGACAACCCCGACTGATACCAACTCGCCATCCACTTCTTGCTCACAGACATTAGGAGCGCCAGGAGCAGTCCCGTTCCATCCGATGGCAACAGGTTGGTCAGTCTGTTCATCAACGATAACACAACCGACCTTCAGGCGCTGTGCATAGCTGGACAGAGCGTATGCATGAGCCGAGCGCATATGCGCAAACAACATACGGGGTTTGATAGCCATTACAACACCAGTTTCTTTTCAAGGAGGAAGATCATGTCGTCCTGGTCTGCGTGACCGAAGATCTGACCCATAGCGACCATCTGATGAACTTCCCTGACAATGATTTCTTTGCCAGGAGTAACTTCATCCAGGTCCATGATTGTGCTGACGCGATCTACCATGCGCGGCGGGTGATTGATGTAGCGCTGCAGATACTTCTCGCGAGTGGCGATCAGGTTGTTCAGCTCGGCGATTTCAGACTCTTCTTCTGAGAATCGCTTTTCCTTCGCCTGCAGTTCAGCCAGGCGCTCATACATCTCTTTTAATGGGGTCATTTCCGGTTCCTCTTAATAAACTAAGGGGAAGTATATACTCCCCCTTCTTCAATAACCGCTGAATCTTTATTCAGAGGTAAGACTTGCCGAGTTCGGTCAGGCGATAGAACGTCACCTCAGTGTTCGGCCAGTTCTTGTACGAACCGTCATGAACCATTGAGCCAGCTGGTTCGATCAGCCCCTTGGTGAGTAGGGAAGCCCCTGTCCTGGTATCCCATGGGTCGCCTTTGACGGAAGTGAAGCCACCAGCAGGCTTGGCGTGAACGTGGGAAAATCAACATTGTTGTTCCACGACCACATCGGACCTTGGGCTTCGCCCTTAATGCGGTATGGGTGAAGCATATTACATCCAGGGCAGTGAAAATATAGGGAACCGCCCATGGACAGAAGTTTAGGACTCAGAAGCTGTGACATGATTAACCCTCTACAGTGGCTTCAGGATCGTATGGACGCAGTTCACCGATCAGTTTCGGGAAGAGTGCGAACCCAAACAGGTTGAAAGAACGCATGGTGCCGATCATAGCGACATCTTCTCCTTCCTCGATATCCTTCAGAGCACACATTGGGTAGTATTCATCGATCTCTGGGTCTTCTGTTTCACCAAGGAGGCCGAACGCCACCTCTTCTTTGATGAAGCGAGGGATCAGAATGTCAAGAAGGAATATGAAGAACACGATTGGAGCACAGGAGCGGAGATAGAACATAGCACAACCCTCGCAGGTGAGGAGGGGCGAACCCCTCCGATGTTATAGGCCAAGAGCCTTTTCAAGGTCATCAAGGTCTTCAGTGTAAAGATCGATGTCCTCTTTCTTACTTAATTCCTTGTGTTGTGCTTCAAGGTTCTCTATCTGCTTGAGCAGGCGCTCACGGGCGTCCAGAGTAATAGACGACAGAGGCATCTTGAACAACTCGTCAAGGTCACCATCAAAGTCCGGGTAGTCCGTCTGGAACAATGCCTTCAGTTCATCAAGGCTCCGACGCATGTCAGTCACTACAGCCCATGCGATAAACAGAGCACGGTTGTTCAGCTTATGGATCCTGTCTGCCATATCCTTCAGCATGTACTGGCGACGGTCTTCGTAGCGAGCCAAGCGATAGTTGAAGAATGGCAACAACATATCCTGCCAACCCGCATAGCGGTGGATCACCCCGTCTTCATCCCAAGCAGTCCAAACAGGCTTGTTAGCCGAATACAGTTTGAACATCTGCTCAACCTGCTCGTCACTCAGCTTAGAGAGTTCGCCGCGCTTGAACACAACAGTGATGTCCCAACCATCCTCCGTCGTGTCGTTTGCGTACTCAGTGAGGACACCCGCCTTGTACAGAGGCAACAGCACTTTGGTATCATAGGTTTTGGCGAACCAGCCGATAGGGACTTCTGTGATGTTGAGGGTGGTGGCATTGACGCGAGTGAACAGACCACGACTGTATGCTCTTCCTTCCTCAGTATAGCCTGTCTCCCCTTTGTAGCCGTTCCAATACGGTTTTAAGTCTTTCGGGTCTTCGCCACGGAGAAGCGCTCTCAGGGCATTCAGCACGGACTTAACGCAATGGCACGGGGTGTCGGTGGCATAACCGGAGCCGATGCCATTAATACCATTCACGAGGAACATGGGAAGAATGGGGAGGAAGAACTTCGGCTCCAGCTTTTCTTCACCAAGGTAGTTGTATTCCAAGATACCCTCATCCTCCTTGCGGAAGATCTTGCGGATAACATCAGACACAGCCACCGAAATGTAACGAGCAGACGATGCGTCGCGCCCCATGATAGAACCAAACTGGCCATCGCGGTCGAAGTACGGAATGTTATTCGTTCCTGGGAACCCCTGAGCCATGTTCACGATAGTGCCGCTCATGTTCTCACCACCAGACTTGTAGTTGGTGCGGGCGGCGGCGAACATGCCAAGGCGGTCAACGATCTCCTCCTTGTTGTACTCAAGAGCAGCGAAGAGGATCTTGCGCTGGCTGGGCTTGAGGCTGTCAATCAGCTGAGGGATCTGACGGATGCTGTTGACCACAGAGAACTCCTTGTGGTCCTGATTTATAAAATCGGTAACAGACAAAGTTTCTATGGTCTTCATAATGCACCTTCAATAATTTTGACAATGTTGGGGTAAACCCTGAGGTCTATTTGATCCATTTCTGGTTTCTTTTCAAACGCCAGGTTTATCTTAAATTCCTTCCAAGCGGCATGAGCCTCTTCGGGGCTATCAAATCCGCCAAGATATTTTTGTCTGCCGTTGACCATGCATTGAGAAACATATTTTCCGTCTCGTTTATCAAAATAAACCCCGATCGGGTGTTCTCCCCTTTTCTTCTTACAGTCTATCGTGAATAGATTAAGCCATCTTGGTACATACAAACAATATTGTGGTCCATAGACTTTATTCCCTGGGTGTAAGATATCCTTGTCCAACTGCCATCCAGATCTGTAATTTTCATCAAACCATAGAACAAATTCAGACCTTTTGAGCCAGACGGGGTCCACAGAACAACCGATATATGTGGGGTTCTTCTCTTGGAAATTGGAACTATACACCCTTTCCAACATATTGACCCAAGCGTTGTATTCTTTGGTGCATCTTCCGCCAGAAGACATAGGCCTCTCAGGTAAATCGTTGACGGCAACTCCATAAATCAGTCGTTTCATAACAGATCCTATTCACTATCCGTTTCAAACAGGCAAACATCGCTAAACCAGGTTTTGCGGTAATCGGCGGCCTCGTCGCTGAAACCATTCTTCAGTGACTGTTGATAGCCATCATCCAGCGTGACCGTCGCAGTATACGCATCCAGGTTGTTTAGAATACGCTTGAAGTCTTCGGTGCTGTTACCACCCAGACCTTTCAGGTATTTCTTCTTCGTGACCTTCTTGGCATCTGGAGTCTTCAGGAATTCCTCATACTCGGCGTTGTTCATGAACTCATGCATCACCTTACCACACCACACGCGCATGTAAGGGGTGCGCAGCAGCTTCAGCCTGCCCTGACGGACGTATTCCGGCCAGAACGTGCAATATAGGGTGATCAACAACCCACGGATGTGAATGCCGTCGTCGTCCGCATCGGTAGCCACAACAGTCTGTGGATAGCGGCTGATGTCAAGAGGTTGGCCAGGTACTGCGCCGCCGTGGATTGTACACAGGTTCTTGAACTCTTCGTTCGCCATCACCTTTGAGCGCGGGGCGTTCAGGCAGTTGATGAACTTACCACGAAGCGGGAACAATCCAATCTTCTTGGTGTCACGGGCGTTCAGGATAGGGTTGGAGGCGCTGTCACCCTCAGTCAGTAGCAGGGAGCAGCCGCTGCGATCACCACGGGCTGTCGCTGGATAATACTTCTCAATCTCACGATAATCGCGCTTGCTGATATCCTTCTTGGCCTTTTCAAACTCTGCATCGTCCTGGTCATTGCGCAGCGCCGCCAGTTCTTTGCTCAGCCCTGCTGTCACGAACTCAAGCGCCTTGCGTATCAATTTATCGCTGGGCTTGTAGGACGTACCAAACTGGCTCACAGGAGTCGTCATGCGCTCCTTGGTCTGGCTGTCAAAGCGTGGGTTGTTGATGTCCGCAGAGATGAACAACGACATGTGGTTCTTGATCATTGCTGGTTTCAGCTCAGTCTTGAACTTCTTGACCAGCTGAGGGCGAATCGCGGCCACGATCTGGTCGGCCACATAATCAACGTGAGGACCACCGATGTGGGTGGCGATTGAGTTCACGTATGATGCATGCATGAACGTACCAGATGAAGGGGCTACAGCAACAGACCAGTCCCCGGCTTCATCAACAGCAGAGCCAGCGTAGAAGTAATCAACGAAGTGACCAAAGCGATCAATCCGGATTTGCTTCCCGTTCAGCACAACCTTCAGGCGCGGGTTACACGCTGCGACTTCGAATGCGCGGCGGTAGATCATGAGCAGGTTGTTCTGGTCAAGCCCCTTGACGCCCAGGCGAGCATAATCAGGGATCCAGGCGATGGAAGTGCCAGGGCTGTTCATGTTGCTGATGACCGGATTAGACTTCTTGCTCATGTTGTCTTCAAACGTCTGAGCATAAGACTTCTTGCCGTCATTAGTCGTGACGCGGAACCATTTGGAGAACACGTTGACGAGCGAAGCCCCTTCGCCATTCTGGCCACCGGACTTCTGGTTGTTGTACTCCTCGTCATCGTCGTTGAAGTTTGATCCCGCAAACAATTCTGAAAATAACATTTCTGGCAACCACATACCAGATTCATGTTTGACCACAGGGATACCGCCGTTGTCGGCAACGATGATTTGGCCGTTCATAGGGGAAACCGTGACGGTGATTTCCGTCAGGGATTTGCCCTCAGGGGTCTTGCTGTGGTCAACACAGTTGGTGATGATTTCATCAAACTGTTTGATAAGAGCGGGGTTATATTCAAAATTGTCTTTAAACACAACTTTGTCTTTGCTGAGATCATATACCCAAGCCATCCCGACAGAAGAACGGATACTCCCTAGATGGCGCTCTGGGCGAAGGAGTATATGCTCGATGTGTGAGAGCTTTTTGTATTTTCTGTTTACATCAACCATTATTATCTCCGTAAAATTTCAACCAGGCGGGATCTTCTTTTGGTATCCAACCTTTCTGAAATTTAGATATACAAGTTTGAGCTGTGGCCTTAGAACACACAGAGCTTAACCCGGTTTCTTTCAACATTAAACAATAACGGTTCTTCACTTTGTCTTCACCGTTACTACACCACCATTCAAAGAATTCACCAGCCAGGAGCCATTGTCGGGATTTACCCGTCTTTACAACAGTCGGGTGTTCCCAAGGTTGTATGTTATTCATGGGATTGTTCTGGCGCCACATAGCAGAATACCTCTCCCTTTCTTCTGGTCGCCTCATCCGTTCGGTGACTGATTTGGTAAGGTTGGTTTTGTGTGCTTCGGAGTGTGGTATCCCTTTCCTGGATTTTGACAACCTGCGCCTTGATTCGTCATCCCAAGTGTAACCTCTCAAGCTACCCGCACGTTTCTTCTGTACTTCTGGGTTCAATGAGTTTTTCTTGGATTGCTTACGACAACGTTCCTTTTGTTCATCAGATGACATCACTTCTTTCATTCTGGTGGAATTATTTCTCCTGAATTCCCCAAACTCTTTGTTGTTCCTAGACATGTTGTTCATCCCAGTCCATGCCTTCCTGATACCGGGGTTGAGTGGTTTTGTTCTCCAAAGTAGGTGATGTACGACATAATGTTCTTCTGGTGTCAACCATACAAGATTAGAGAAGTGGTTAGTGCCACCCAAGCACACAGGGATTATATGGTGGCGTTCTTGATAAACGCCACCCATTTTACCTCTCTGTATTGCTCTCTGTATGAGAGCGTCTAAGATGATTTCGTATTTCATAAGCCAAATTTAGTGCGCCACTTTTCAACTTTGTGGTTAAATGCTTGCTCCACTTTAATCCGAGTGGCCATCGTGCAATTCCCATGCAGCGCCCCTTCCCCACACGCCATGCGTGCGACTTGTGTAATCAGCTGAGCAACAAGTCGTTCCAGAACGTCTTCACTGCGATAAGGCTGATTACACAATCGGATGATCCGGCCATGGTAATGGTGAATGAGGTTCAGATGCTTCTGTGGTTCACGGTCAATCAGTCGGAACCAATCTTCTTCAAGATATTCGGGGGAACAATTGCTGTGCATCCCCAAACGCGTCTGCACCGAGTCAATCAACTCTTCTTTGGTCATGCAACCGTGCAGCTGCTGGTCTGTGAAATCCATGACGTACAGAAGGTCAATGGCAGAGATAATGACGTCAGCAACTTCACCATTCAACGGCTCGGAAGAGGCTATACCATGAAACACATCGGACAGTTCACAGATCTCTTCACCCAGTTTGTTCAGAACAAACACAGGTGAACGGTTCGGCTCGTGCGCAGTGCAATCGTACGAAGTGCCGATGATGTTGTGTAGAAATTTCATTTCAAAGTTCCTTGTATACGGAGACGATTAATGTGGGCAATGATATAGTCCATAGAGTTTTGAAAACTATATTTCCCGTTCCGAACATATGCATGGATCAGGGGCAGGCGGCTGTATGCCAACCTGAGCTTCAGCAAGTCGGGCATGGTCTGGAGTTTCATGCTGGTCGCGAATAGGATATCGCGCTTGAATTCTTCGGATGATGGGTCAAGGATGACAATGCGGGAGGCCGCCAATCCCTGTCCATATTGCTTGGCCTCATAACCATCGAGCAGGCGCAGGTTGTCATCCCTGTACTTCAGCCAATACCAATAGCCCTCCATGGAGTTAAACACGCCATGGTCATAGGTAGTCACTGGATGGTGGGCAAAATGCGAGAGGAAGCGCCCCAGCTCCGTTTGGCTCTGGCTGTAGATGTTGAAGTGGTTCTTGCCCTCTGTTGCAGGGGTCATCTTGTTCTGTGGAACATTCATCAGTAGAAACATAATGTAGACTCTCAAATCAAAGGGTATTGCTGTGTGTAGGCTGTTATTTCTTGACGCAGCCCAAATAGGAACAACCCAAGCCGATCGCGGCAAATACTACGGCGAGAAGGAAACGGGTCACCTGCATTTGTGATATTGTGAGCAGGCCGATGACGCTTTCGAGTGTCAGGAACAAACAAACTCCAGCGACTACACCGAACTTGAACGAATTACGTTCTCTGTTAATTCTGAACTTGTACATTGTGCGCCTCTCCTGTTGAGAATAGGGGAGGGAAACTCCCCTGTAACTATCTAGCCCAGAAACACTACTAAAGTCAAATTCGTGAGAGCACTGCGGCTATTGCGCAACATTTCATGGGCGGCGGCCAAGCGTTTCGGATCATGAAGTGTATCAGAGAACACGATGATGTTGGCTTTATCGATACCCGTGCCCATGAAATGGGAAGTGGTTGTCGTGTGCTGTTTCTTGTCCACATCGGGCGATGGTACATCCGCGCCTGCGCGTGAGTGGAAGAAAGAATCTCGTTCACGAACGCTGTGGAAGACGCCCATGATGTTGAGGTTGTTCTCTGTCTGGAAATCATAGGACAGAATCTTCTTCAGCGCTGCAGTGTGACCAGTCTGTCGAATCATGCGATAATACAAAATGTTTCCTGGGCAAGTGGGGTCTATCACACCCCTAGATATGCGATCCTTTTGGATCTCATATGCGTCCAGAACAAGTTGCTGGATAATATCGACGTGGGCGTTCAGAGAGACTTCTACTTTACGTTTGATCATGGATTGCATTTGGTGTATCCTCAGTTAGGTTCCGCTCATGGGGAACGGGTCCATTATACACCGTATGCTGGAAATGAAAAAGAGGCCGGAGCCTCTTTTAGTCTTCGTATTTCCCTGTCCTGAAGTTCCACTTTCGTGCATTCTTCAGGCCCAGGTCTTTGAAGATATTACCAAAGATCTTTTGGAAGGGGGTCTGCTCTTGTTCTTCCTCAAGATCCTTGGGCTTCTTCACAGGCTCTTTCACCATACCGCCTTCGGGTTTCCCCACATCGGCGGTAGTGGTTCCAGGCGCTGCCGAGCCATCCTCAAGGAAGTCCTGGAAGCCCTTCATGATTAGACCACAGCCATTTCGCAACGAGCAGATGTCACAGAGTGGCCGTCGGCGTCTTCAACAACACACCAGTACTCACCCTCATCTGCGGCATCAACTGCCGTGATAACCAGGCTTGCGGTAGCTGCAGTGGCATTAGCGCCTGCATCAATCACCGCACCAGCGCCGCCAGGGACATCAGAGAAGTACCAAGCATACGTGTACGGTGTGGTGCCGCCTGTAGCAGCGATGGTGAAGGTTGCGTCAGCGCCTGCTGTCACGTCCTGAGAAGCGGCCAGATCAGTAGACAGAGCCAGCGCACCCGCTACTGTGATGACCGTGGAGTCAGTGTGACCACCTTCGATGGTTACACCATAGACGGTCACTGAACCCGATGCCAGCAGCTTGAATTTGCCACCGCCAATGTGAACGGCTTTGGTAATGTCACCCGAGTACCAGTTGACGCCCTGATAGGTCGCGTTCGCCGGAGCGACGGTCGCCAGCAGTTCAACAACCTGACCGACTTCGCCGCCTGCAGTTGCAGGGGTGATGGCCAGACCAGTTGTCAGCACAGCGCTTGGGTCGTGGATTTCGTAGGTGATCTCAAAGCCGATAGGCTTGGTTGGATCAACTTTGGTCACACCGTCCGCCTGCAGATTACTCTGGGTCAGCAGTGCATCCAGACCTTTACACTCAGTCAGGATCTCGTCTGGGTCTTGGTTAAGACTGGTCTTTTCCCAACCCAGAGCAGTGCCTGTGACAGTGTGCAGACGCTCGGTTTCCGGTTTGTTGCGAACAACTTCCGGTGCTACTAATACAGTGATTGTTGGCATGGTTTCCTCCACTCGCCCAAATCGTTGTTCAGAGCCATCATCAGCTCGTTATCTGGTTCATACGAACCGGAACATAAATCATCACGCCATACGCCTATCGTCAACAAAGCAGCCTTGAGGCGTGGCATCTGAGACCTATCCGTCTTCAACACAAGCATACGACAGACTGCTTCTGCTTCGAACGTATTGAAGAGAGTGATCAGCTGATTCAAAATGAGCCGTGGACTCTTACCAGGAACAAATCTCTTCAATGATTGGTTAATTAGCGAAATCCGCTGTATGTCTACCAGCATCTCGTCCCAAGAGACCGAATCAACGATGTAATGCCTCAGGGCGTAATCCATCAGATTGCTTTCGTCAACGATAACCATATAGAATAAGTTCAGCTGTTGTACACTGCTTTACTTAATCTGTAATTTTTCGATGAGTTGCGCAATCAGCGTGATGCGGTCTTCGACTGTGATGCCCAACGGCGCGGCCAGTAGCTTCAGATCATCCACGCCCAGTAGGTTCAGAGTCTCTACTGTGATGTTGGTGGAGATGACAGCACCCTTCTCAAACGGCTTGCCATACTTGTCACGCCCGTAGCGCTTGAGCGTACCCGCCAGCCCTGGAAGCTCCTGGAGGAGTTCTTTGGTGCCATCTTGGTATTCGCACACCCAACCATACCCACCAGCGTAGACGACGCCGTTGTCTCCCCCTACGGGCATGTTGTCAACAGCACGTTGGAGGTAGGAAGGCAGCACACCTTCTTCCTTCGCCTGGATAACATCAACAGGGGCTGGGGCTGGGGTTTCAACTTTCTTGATTTCGGGTTTCTTGGCCATGATCGGTTCTCCTATAGACTGTTATGTATTTACCACAGCAATTGCAGCAGTACACGTGCATCGCGTAACCATCATCCGTGAAATCACATCCACCACAGCGACAGAACAATTTCACGAACTGATCGCCGTGCACTTCGCGAGGAGGGAAGTTCTTGTGGGAGTATTCTCTGGTCTCACCTTCGAACTGAAAGGAGTCAATCAGGAACTTGTCTGTCACGCGATGCGAGCCGTATGCCTGCCTTGCATATTTGAAGTAGACGTCGTTGGTTAACATATCGACCTCAAAAGAAAGGAGGCCGAAGCCTCCTTGGTGGATGGGGTTTGGTTACTTGTACAGGCCAGTCACATCAATCGACTTGTGCTGGCGATTGTACTCGGCAGTGTAGTCATCCAACACCAGGTATTCACAGCAGCGGATTTTACTGGAGCCATAGTCGTTGGTGATAGACACGATGTCGCGCGGGTTCAGCTTACAACGAACAACGCGCTGGCCGACAGAACCAAAGCACTGTTTCAGGTAGGCCAGGGAACAGACGTGCAGGCCGTATGAACACAGGTCGGAGTTGTTGTCGTTCACGAATGAGCGAGCCATGCGAACGATAGTGCCTGGGGCGTTGCTGATCGTGTTGCTGTGCTTGTCCATGTAGTTCCCGCGCACTGATTTGTAGAGGATGATGTCACCATCTTCGTCAATCTCAATGTCGGAGTATGCCATGAACTCGTAGATGCGACCAGACTGAACCAGAGCAGCTGATGGGTTCTGGAACATCTTGTCCATGAACTTGCCCATGCGATCCAGGTTAGTGAAATCACCCTTCAGCATCAGTGCCAGAACACGCTTGGCGATACTGGTGCCAGTGATGTCATGGCCAGACCACTTCACTTTACCACCCGTTACGTCTACCAGACCTTCAGCGTACTTAGCGATGGCATCACGAGGGCGCATCAGCGAGTATGCCAGCTTCACGTCTTTGTCTTTGATCGCCTGTACGATGCGGTCATAGGCCGGGTGTGAAGTGGTGATCGTTTCCGGCTTGCCGTTAATCGCGATAACAACGCTGTCGGGCAGAATCAGGATCTGGTGTTCGTTCAGGAACACGTCCAGGTCTTTCGCGCCGAAGTCTTGCTTGGTCTTCTTGTCGTCAGCCACTTCTTCAACTTCTTTGGTAACGACAGCGAATTCCACAGAAGACAGAGCCAGACGCAGGGTGCGACCAAGGATAGCATCAAAGTAACCGACGCGACGACGGGCATCCAGGGATCCACGGATAGGATAGGTTTCCCCATCTACAACAACGCTGATTTCAACGTTGTCCGGAACTTTGTCCGCACCTTCCGACAGCGCCACAGCGATTTCTGCCATCTTGCCGATAGCTTCAACACCGAAAGCTTGACTGTTCCCTTCCACAGGGGTCAGTTCGGACTTTTCAAAGAAAGCCCCTGTGAAATTGCCGTCGTTAGTGAGACACAGGTACTTGTTGTGGTTCGGCAGATATGCCCCCACATACCATTCTGAGCCATCAACGTCTTTGGCTGTGCCGCCCGGTTGGACTTCGAAGACTTCCTGCTCTTCCGGCTTGATAGGAGAGATCACAGTTACCTTGTTTCCCTCCTCGGTAATGCGGACCAACAGGGCACGGGCAATCGTCTTGGCGCTTACAGCAAAGAACTCGGCCAGGGCGCGGTTGCTCTGCCCAGCCTTGCTCTTTTCCTGAATCTGCTGAATTTCTTCAGTGGTCAGGGACTTCAGCGACAATGGGTTGACACCCAGTTCGGTGTCTGCGACACGCTGCACAGTTGAGCGAGGTATGCCCAGCAGAGCAGCAATTGCGCTCTGGCTCATGCCTTCCTTCAAATGCTTGAGGATCTTTTCATCAATCTTGTTCATCTTGTAGTTCCCACGTTGGTTAACAGGGCTATTATGCCCTGACAATGGAATTTGAAATAACGTCCAAGTAATCCGATGATTCTTCGATCGGGTTCAGGGCGCTTGGTTTGTAGTTCTCTTTCAAGAACCGGATAACACGGTGCCGCTCGATGGTCAATCGGTTGTCCCGCTTTGCTTTCCGCGTCGGTGTGCGTGCAATATCAAACCGCGTAAACCCATGAGACTGCAGGGCATCCGAAGCATATCCAAAGATCTGCATCATCTGATGCTCTGAGCGGAATATCTTTTCATTGCGCTCGTTGGTGTACAGGTACACATTGAGAGAACTTATTGTGTCCTGGAAATGACTGAAGCGGCGCTTATCGTTGATCGATACCGGGGCTTTCACCAGGCTGTGATAATGGCGCACAGTCTGCTCATCCATGATATCGTCTATAATACCCATTAATTTGTTGTAGCGAGTGACCAATTTACCATAGCGATCTTCATCAACATCACCGAACGCCTGTTGAACCAGATGGCTCCCGTATTTCAATCGGTTTGCCCCAAGGCGCATACGGCGATATGATTCCAGTATGCGCCTGGCGCTATCGCGCTCCATCATAGGCTTCACGTTTTCCAGCATGATCTTCAGTATTTCATCGATTGGGATGAAGACCTCTGGGAACTTCTTCATCATTGGCACGGATTTACGGCGAGCCAAGAAGATCCTGTTGTGAATGTTCAGCATGTCGCTGATATACACTGGCTTGCCTTCATCGTCCGCACTGACAGCGTGCTCGTACAGAGATTTACGAATACCCCGCGCCGCCGCAGCCGTCAATGTCCTGTCCATTACCTGATGGATACACTCATGGCCAGACACTTCGATATAGACGATGCGCTCGCCCTTGTTGATAATATCAGATATCTGGTCACCCGTCAGTTCTTCATATTGGCGGATGTCGAAGTTGCTGGTCGTGAACGGAAACAGGCCAGGGTCTTTGGTGACCGGAGGCGTGACATACGTCAGTTCGTTCATAAACTTGACTTCAGCAGGCTCGAGCACCGCACTAAGCCAATCGACGAACTTGTCGGCAAAGCAGAGATAGTCGACCGTCGTTTCTTCCTTACCAATCCAGGATTCAAAGAAGTCATGAAGATCCTGGGCGTTCTTGAACGCAGGGTTGTCCTTGGACTGGTTGCGCTTGGAGACATAAGAAGTGTTCGGCTTGGCCACGACAACTATCGTGCCCGTGTCCTTCAGCTGCTTGATCTTCAGGTTACGAGCACGAACGCTGTCTTCTATCACCACGGTAACATGCTGGCCGCGCTCGATCCATTTCTGTATCTCTGAAATGGTCAAAGCGCCGGACTCACCCCAGTCATAGAAGATCTCCAGGGAGAACGGCGACGACAGTTCATTGAACGGAGCGGTATGGTCATAATCACGCTCCATCTCAACAGGCATCGGGTAACGATAGTATGAATCATGGAAGCGCTTGTCCGCCGGGTATTCCTTTTCAACCATCTTACGGAACCCGCTGCCAAACATTTCGCTCAGTTTCGCCTTCTCCATATACAGGGCAAGAGGACCACGCTTACACGCTAGCTCCAGGTCGTGCATCTTTTCGGTCAGGATTGCATTGGCGGTCTCTTTAAACTCCTCAGAGAGCGTCTCACGCGTAAATTCGTCATACGACAGGTCTTCACGCGACGGTGGTACGTTCAGGGAACCGAGTTCGAAGAACGTATAGGACGACGGAAACTTGCTCATGATGGAGGAAGTGTCTGGGTCCAGCTGATCCAGATCAATCGGGTACGACACGCCGCCCATCACAGCGTAGTGGGTGTGGTCGTTGCCCTTCGGCTGGATGTACGTGTTGTTGACCTTGAAATCGTAGCTGATGTCTTCCCAACCGAAGCGGTATGAAGCGTTCTCAACAAGCGGACGTTGCTCAGGACGCATGACACGACCAAGGCGAACCAGCTCATCTGAGAATGCAGAGAAGCGAGAATTCTTCACCGGGATCTTCACCGTCATGCCGTTGAACTCATCGGTGTCTTCAGGTTTAGGATCACGGGTGTCTAGGTCTTTGGTGATCAGGTCGACCGTTGGGATGCGCTTGGCGTTCAGATACATCAGGAAGCGATGGAGTTTGCCTTCCATGCGGCTTTCCACAGTGAACGAATCAGACACAGCGAACGGCGATTTGGAACCGAGACCGAACGCCCCGATCTGGTCATCGTCTTCTTCCTTCGTACTGTGGAAGAGGGTCGTGTACAGTCCAGGTGAGCGGATGATTTCTCCGTCTTCACGACGGAACACCAGAGATCCATTATAGAATCCTGGAACGCCAATGACTTCGGCGGAATCTGGGATCTCGTCTTCCTTCACGACCATGTTGCCTTCCAACAGCACTTCGTCTTCCTGGGCTGGGATGGCTTCGCCGATGATCTTTTCAAGCGGCAGCCCAATACCGTAATCGCGGATTTCCAACCATGGCTCGAAGTCATCAGGCAGATGCACAACAACACGTGTGCCCTTCGGAGCAAGGTATTTGCTGTGGCGAGCAGGAGGGGGAGTGAGAGGTGCGTAGTGGGATGCTACCATACGGTGCATACGATCGCGCATGCCATGGGAGTCGATGGCGTTACAGGTGGTTTCACGCAGGGCTGCTGCCTCTTTGTAACGATACAAGGATGAGAACAGAGTCTCAAACATCTTGTCGTTCATCTTTACGTTGAACGCCTGCCCTTGAATGGAAGACGACGAGCGGATGAAGTGCTCGGACTTGCGCATTTTCAT